TTAGCAGCACCAAGTGATTTCAAATCTTTTAACCATTCAAAACCATCCAAAATTTTATGAACAAGGGCCTCAATCATATCTTTTAAACCACCAAACAAACCATTTTCTTTTTCTTTTTTTGTTATAGTGGCTGTTGGTGCACCCGTTAATTTAGAAATGGCAACAACCAATTCTTTGTGGCGTCTTTCAGATTCTAACTGTTTTTCTTCCTCAAAATTTTGTTCTTTTTCACGGCGCTTTATATCTTGTTGATTTGATGTTTTCAAATAACTGTATATCTTCACCAACTGTTCGTTGATACCACCAATATCACCATCAGCTCCAGGTACAGGCCCAATTCTAGAAGCGGTTGATTTGCCTGCACCTATACGCAAAGGTCTATTGCGGCCAGTAAAGTTTTCAATATCTCTGATATCACGACCAGCCAATTTACCATATAATGCAGGACCCAATTTTGAACCAAAGGTAAGAAACTTAACAATGTTCAGAGGATCAAACTTTTCTTTGATACCTTTTATACTTGATTGAGTTTTTAGTGAGATGGTTTTTTTAATTGCTTTACCAATTGTTGGTTCATACAACAACTGATCGGCCAACAGATCTGTTAGTTTAGTACCACGAATTCTTCTGGCTTTTTGGTATGTTAAATTTTTATCCATTTTTAATTACCTTTGGTAACTCTGTCAAAAGCAGACCTATCATCCACTTTATTTGGTTTACTTTCTGTTTGTGTGCCTGGCACAGTTATATTGTTGGTTACATTTTGTGGTGATGCGGATTGTTCTTGTAAATCTTTTTTCATTTCTGTATTTTCTTTACTCAATGCATCTATAGGTTGATCGACTGCATGAGGAATTAAACCTTGTTTTTGCAGTCTCTTGTTTAAAACAGATTCAAACTCGGACGATTTAATTGTTCTCAATTCTCCGTTTGTTAATTTTCCAGTTTTTGGATTAACTTGAACAGGACTTTTTAAACCGGCAGCAACAAGCGCTTCTTCAACTGTCATGTCTGTATTTCTTTGTTTGTATACAGCTGCAGCTCCGCCAGCACCAAGATAGTGAGCCATGTATTCATAACCAGGAGTTAATGGAACACCCAATCGTTTTAATGTTGCAGTATCTTGTTCGTGCAATAATTTTTGTAGTTCTTCTTGAATTGTCGGTGTAAACTTTGTATTTTTTAAATCATATCCTTTTTGTTGCACTAAACCTGGTCTAAAGTTTCCTTTTTTATCATATGTTCCAAATAAAGTGGAATTCATAAATTGATATTTTCCCATCGCACTTGTGTTTGGTGCTTGTCTGTTTCTTTCTTTACCTAAAATATCAATTTCTTCTAATGTCAAATCTGTTAAATTTTTACCATTAAATTTTTTTTCTGGACTTAAATTTGGCCCACGAACAACATTACCTTTTTTATCTAAAGTATCACCAAAAGTAATATCGTATTTTCCGCCAGATTCTGCGCCGCCAATTGCTGATGCCATTGTTCCTGCAAGAGCAGCGCCGGTGACAGCTTTTCCGACCGATGGTAAAACTGGTGTTTGAGAAATAGGTTTTGGTGCAACTGGTGCTTCTGCAACAGGCTTTGGTGTTACTGTTGGTTTTGGTGTGGTTACAGGTTCAGCTGATGGTTTTGGTGCTGCAGCTGTAGGTGGTTCAGCTGATGGTTTTGGTGCTGCAGCTGTAGGTGGTTCAGCTGATGGTTTTGGTGCTGCAGCTGTAGGCGGTTCAGCTGATGGTTTTGGTGCTGCAGTTGTAGGTGGTTCAGCTTTTGGTGTTGCGGCCTTTGGTTGCTCAGCTTTTGGTGTTGCAGCCGTAGGTGGCTCAGCTTTAGGAGCTCCTGTTTTTGATGCCGCTTCAGGTGGTTTTTCACCTTTAGTTGGTGTAGTCGGTTTGGCTGGTTTTTCTTCCGCAACCTTTTTTTCTATTTGTTTTTTTGGTGGTCTTTTAAATGATAAGGCCTTGAGAATTTCTCTATGTCTTTTTTCTAATTCTCTTTCTTCTGCCTGATTTTGTTTTTTATCTGTTTTGTAATCAAGAGCTCTTTGTGTCTCTCTTTGCACCAACATTTTGTATATGCCAGAAAGTATTTCTGTGCTGGAAGAATTTTTACCAATAGAATCCTTGGTTTGTTCATTACTACGAAACAAACCCATAACTCTTTTGACAATACTTTTACCTTCTTCTGATACTTCTGGCATTTAACTTTTCATCCGTTCTCTTAGTTTTCTATTTTCTTCTTCCAAATACTGAATCAATAAGGTAACATAAATGTCACGTTCCCATGGTATCATATCTTCAAGTTCGGTCAGACTATATTTGTGGTGTTGCATCAATCCAAAATTAGTCTTATAATAATTACTTAATGTATCATAACAAATTAAAATGCGAAAAAACTTTCAAGACCCTCAACTTCCATTTTATGATGAAAACCGCATTTAGAACAGGTCATTTCAATATTCTTTTTCATCTTTGGTAGATTCGCAAAGAATTTTTCAATCTTTTCAAATTGTTGTTGACTCAACTGTTCAATAAACTCCAACAATTCTTCTTTGGTTGTTTCTTTTGCATAATAAAATTGTTCGCCATCATAGATATATTCAATTGAGCTGGCAATCATATTAAAGGTTACATCAGTAATATTATCAACATTAACAGAATCTTTAATAATACCAAATTTTGGATATCTCATCTTGATAACGATTTTATCCGTCAATTTGATTTCAGGATCAATCTTTTCTTCCCATTCTGGTTTGATTTGAGTTAAATCAACTTTTGCATCCATCGTATTACCACATTCTTGTCCATTCACATCATTGTTGCAACGATATTTTGATTCAACAATTTCACCGACCGATTTTGCACGAAGATTAACAAAATAATATTCTATATCTAAAATTGGTAAGTCATCTATATCAATATTTTTTGTCATGGTACAGACGTTTAGAATCTCTCTGACATTATATTGGATGGTCTCCGCATCACCGGATTCCATGGCCATCATCAGGTTTTTCTGTTCTTTGACCAAGAATGGTCGGTATTTAATTTTCTTTCCAGAAAGTGGCAATTCAAGTTCGTATGTTGGCACTTCAAGTTTAGGTAAAGCCATAATATCTCCTCAGTTTTAAATGACAAATGTTCTATTGAACCATCTAGTATAAGCAAAAGTTACTGTTAATTTATGATATCCATCAGCAGACCAGTCTAAATCCATCTGGTTCATGGAGATTGGATAACATTCAAAGAAATCAGCAGAATAAACAATTTCGTTTTCTGTATTGTATTGATTCACGGTCAAATATGTTGCATAATCTGCTTTGTATTTGAAGTTATTTGTAAACGCAGGGTTGATATACTCCAACCATGCATCAAAAATATATTTCTGATTCATCTCAGAATCAACGATGAAAGTCAAATCCAAGTCGTTGTATGTGGTCAAATATGGATACTTTTCAATAGGTCCATATGTTTTTTGTTCTGTTGTTGCAAAGGTTCTACTTGGCAACATAGCATTTTCACAGCTGTATTTGAGTGTTCGGTTTGCGTTTGGTTGACCCGCAAAAACAGTCAAAACAGGAGGAACAATGATGGATACATCAAAACGATTGGGCCTTGCAAGTTCTTTTTTAAAATTGGCCTTGAAATCTGCGATACTTCCTGCCATTTAGTGTGTCCTTATTTCGTCTACGGATTCTTGCCAAACATTCTTGGCACTTTCTTTTTTGAACTGGTGTATTGGCAAATATAGTGCAATATCCCATTCCTGTGGTTCCACGGCCAATATTCTGGAACGAACATGACCATACAAATACTTTTTGATACAAGGCCTAAACTCTTTGTATCTGTTGGATGCATCAAGTATAGGATATGTAATTCTTATTCTTTTGATTTCATCTTCATCATTATAAATTGCAAGTGGCAACAACTTTCTCATAAAATTGATGCGGTATCTGATAGGCAAATAATGAAAGTTCAGTCCAATAAATCCATCAGCCTCTCGTTTTAAGGGCATTACCAATGGAAAATTGTCATAATAAGGTAATTCTTTTTTGGTCTTTGGATCATACCAAAAATAGTATAATCCACCCATCAAAAACTTCTGTCTGTCACTTGCACGAACATAACGATGTGTCTCCTTTGTCAACGGTCTGACCATACCATAAGGATTTCTTAATCCTTGTATGCGTTTCATCAACCATGTCAAAGATTCACGGCTCATTGTTCTATGTTGAGCTGCTATCTTTTCGTCAGATAATGTAGTAAGAATAGAGGGTTTTGTAGCCATTACAATATTTATGTCATAAACCTAGGTGATCCTCTGTCAGAATCTTGAACTCCCAACCACGGTCCTTACAATATTCTAAGGCTGATTTCCATTTGGCCTGATTGACACCCCAAGTGGCAACCTCAGTAATATAACGTTTTGTTACACGTTTCTGTTTCTCTGGAGGTTGTGTTTGTTTCTTTGGTTTGACCTCTAACATCATGGTTCTGGTCTTACCGTCTTGTGTTTTGACTTTAACGATGAAGTCTGGAAAGTAACGATGCCACTTGTTATCCACAGGAGAATAGTAAGGAATTGCAATTTCCTCTGATGCCCATGTCACAATACCTGGGTTTTTGTCGAGCCAATTCATCACTTTCGCTTCCCAGGTTGAGCGATAAATGATATTCGTTGGGTCTCCTGCGTATTTACCAGGGTTTTTGGGTCTGAATGTTCCGGAATATGCCATAAATAATATATATATTTTTTTTCGGAAACACAATGGCAGTATCAATCATACAAAACTATGGTTCCAATAACAATCCAGCAAATGCGCCATTTTCTGGACCTTTAGCCGCATTGTATAACAATCGTTATGCATTTGAAGCATTACAATATCCCCGTGACCTAGGAACAACCTACAAAGGTCATATTGTTAAGTTTGATGTTTATAAAGTCAAACCCTATACATTAACAGAGGTATCAAATTATGTAGGCAACAAACTTAATAATGCTTCTGATACTCTTGGTAAAGCATATGAACAAGCAAAAGCTGTAGCTTCAGATCCAGCAAAAGCAGTAGTAAATGGTGTTGATTATGCAACACAACAATTATCACAACAATATGATGCAGCAAAAAATCTAGCACAAGACTTTCAAAATGCCGGTGGACTTGCTGGTGTAACCGATCAGATGGTAAACGGTATCAAATCAAACTATGGTCAATTTATAAGTGGCAACCTTACCGATGCTAGAATACAGATTGAACCAAGAAATGAAAAAATAGACAAAAGCATTTCTCTTTATATGCCGGATACTGTTGATTTTTCCTACGAGGCAAAGTATAACACTGCCAGTTTAGGTAATATAGTTGGTTCACTACCACTTGTTGGTAAAATTGTTTCGGCTGTAACATCAGGCGAAGCAACAAGATTGGCTTTAAATGCTGCTGGTTATGTTTTTAATCCACAACAACAAATGTTATTTGAAGGTATAGATTTTAGAACTTATACTATGAATTTTGTTTTTACACCGAGTTCCGCACAAGAAGCAGAAAATATAAAAAACATTATAAAAACTTTTAGACAATATGCAGCACCAACAGTTGTTAGAGGTCTTGCAGGTTTCTTCTTCAATCCTCCGGGCATGTTTGATGTAAGTTTCTTATATAATGGACAACAAAATGCTAAATTAAACAAAATTAAAAAGAGTGTTATAACTAATGTTGATGTGAATTATGCACCAAACGGGTGGGCAGCACATGAAGATGGTGCGCCAGTTCAAACAACATTGACACTACAATTTCAAGAAATGTCACTTACTGATAGTTCTGATATCGCAAACGGTTATTAAAATGAAATATTTTCAAAAATTACCTAAAGTTTTGATTAGAGATGAGAAAGGTGTTTCAACACTTTATACAAACATCATGGCCAGAGCCAGTATTATTAATGACATACTGGATAATCCAATGTTGTTTTACAAATATGATATTCAAGATGGTGATACACCAGAAATTGTTGCTGACAAATATTACGGAAACAGTTATCGTTTTTGGTTAATTATGTTTTCCAATAGGATGTTGGATCCACAATGGGATTGGCCATTAAATTCAACCAACTTTAATAAGTATATTGATGACAAATATCAAGATTTTGATCCTTATTCAACAGCATATAAGTATGAAAAGATTGTTACGAGTTATGAATCAAACACACAAACAACAACTGTTGATAAATTTGTAATTGATGAACACACTTATGATACTTTGGTAGAAAGCACACAATCTTATACTTTTCCATCTGGCACAACAATAATTACCATATCAAAAAATTCAACATCATATTTTGAATATGAAATGGAAAAGAATGAAAGTAAAAGAAACATAAAATTATTAAAACAAGAATATGCATCAAAAATTGAAAATGAATTTATTAAATTGATGGAACAATAATGGCAGAAGAAGTCGCATACGATATGGGTGAAACGCCTCAGAATACATCATATTATTCTCAGGACGGAAGTATAGACAAGATGCAAATTTTGACTGCATCGGGTCAAAAAATTGATGTTAAAAAATTGTTGGTTGAATTTTCTTATTATGAAGATATATTTAATTTTGTGGTATCTGGTTATATCATTTTAAAAGATTCTATTGGCCTTGTAGAAAAATTGCAATTAACAGGCAAAGAATTTTTAGAAGTCAATTTTGGTAAAGCCAGAGGTCTGACAACCAACAACGATTTTATGTTTAGATTATATGCAATACCAAAAAGAACACCAACTGGTAATTTAAACACAGAATTCATTAAATTATATTTTTGTTCAGAAGAATTGTTACTTTCAGAACAAATAAAAGTTACAAAATCTTATTCAGGAACACCAATAAACAAAATAATTTATGATATTTTGGTGGATAAGATGAAGGTCAAAACAACAAATGTTTTTATTGAACCAACTTTGGGAAATTATGACTTTAATGTAAATACATTGAAACCGTTTGAAGCAATCAGTTGGGTTTCTTGTTATGCCAGACCAACCACGGGTATGAATGTTGGTGCGGATATGTTGTTGTATGAAACACAAAATGGTTTTAATTTCAGGTCAATTAATAGTTTGATGAAACAACCAATTTATAATGAATACATCTATCAACCAAAAAACTTAGAAAATAGTGATTTTCAAAATCAATTAAAAACTGTATTGGATTACGAATTTATAAAAACATTCAATTCTTTAGAAGATATAAATTCAGGAACTTTCTCCAATCGTCTAATATCTTTGGATCCATTGAATAGAACAGTAAAAGTAACAAACTTTGATTATGCAAAATATCTTGGTTTGACTGGTGGAACATCAGCTTTGGCACCATCACCAAACAGATTGGGTAAAACACAAAATCAAGCATATACAGGAACTTTGAAGTTGGCTGTTGGCAATTCAGAACAGAAAAAGAAAGATTATGTTAAAGACGGATTAGATTCCCTGGCGAATGATATATATTTGGAGACTTTTATTCCTAACAGAACTTCACAGTTATCTTTGGCCACATATACAAGAATAAAAATAAGAATTCCTGGTGATGCTTCAATTACAGTAGGCAAAACAATTAATTTTAATTTGATGAGTCTTATGGCCAACGACCAATCTGAAAAAGGATTTGACAAATATTATTCAGGTAAATATTTGGTTACCGCAGTTAGACATATTATACAATCAGAAGGTGCATTTCAGACAATATTAGAAATTGCAAAAGAGAAACCAGCAACTTCATATCAAAGTATGAGCACAACAACAGACTTTAGACAGGCACTATTTGAATGACTTTTAAGAATTTTTTAGGTAAAGATGGATTTTTCTGGTGGGTCGGTGTGATAGAAAATCGCATGGACCCTCTTGCTCTTGGTCGTTGCCAAGTCCGTATTTTTGGTTGGCACCATGATGGTAGCACAGATTCCAAACAAAGGGTTCCTGTGACGGATTTACCATGGGCAACACCTTTATATCCATGTAACACCGGAACTAAAACCTTTGGTACTCCAGAACTAGGTGATTGGGTTGTTGGTTTCTTCTTTGATGGCCAAGCAGGACAGTTTCCGGTGATGTTAGGTGTCTTACCTGGTTTCAATCCTACAGCAGAAGATTTGGCTAAATCAGCAGGATAAAAAATGGAAAATTTACCAGACGATTATTATAGTAATGTAGGAAAAACAGAACTTTATAATTTTAAAGTCGTGGAGAAATTTCCTCCAAATTCACCATTTGCAAAATTAATGGGTTCTCCAGGTGTTCAAAATACACCATCGTTAGCCCGTGGTAATTTGAACAGTTCTGTTATTCAGGTAATGAATGGTAATCTTGCACATGCTTGTGATTTCAAATTCATTTTCAATGTCAATATTGATTTGTTTACAGGTTTAACGAATCCTGTAACTGCCATTCAAAATGCAATAAGAAATGCACAAATGAAGGCGGCCACAAAATTAAGAAATTTAGTTAAAGATGCTGCACAGAATTTTAGAAAAGCCATTGAAGCTCTTGTTAATGTAATGGGTTTAGATCCTTCTGGTCAGATATCATATTATTTTTCTTTGGGAAAAGACATACTTAGAAAAGTAAATGAGGCGATAGAATATGTCGCCGAGGTGACAGAAACTGTATTGGAATGGGTTTTCTTTGCACAACAGATTCAACAATTAATTAACTGGGTTATGAGTCTGCCAGAAAAAATTAAAAATCTTGTTTTAACCTGCTTGAACAGTTTTAGCAATTCAATCAAAGCAATCGCAAACAACATTCAATCTTTGCCATCACAAATTCAAAATTTGACTAAAGCACAAATAACTGCTGTTGCAAATCAATTTTCTGCGGCGGCACAAACCGCAGCTTCTGCTGCACAAGACGGTTTCAATACAAACAATTCAAATTTACCTAATGGTGTAATTGATGCAATCAACGCACCACAAGAAGTAAATACGAATTCTTTGGCGTTAGACATTGAAATGACTTTACCAACACAAAATGAAGTTACTGCAAATTCTGTTGGATCACAAATGTCACAAATGCAATCACCTTGAGGTATAAATGTCTGATAAACCAAGTTTCGTAACAACGTGGATTGAACCTGAATCGGCTGCAAATACAAATTATCAGCCGGTTTATCCATATAATCATGTCACACAGACAAAAGGTGGCCATTCGTTTGAATTGGATGATACACCAACCCGTGAACGCATCCGTTTACAACACGGTAAAGGCACATTTGTTGAAATGCATCCAAATGGTGACCAAGTTACCAAGATTTTAGGTGATGGTTATACAATTATCCTTGGTGACCATAACATTGCAATTGGTGTTGATGACGGCCAGAACGCAAAAAAACTGAACATCACAGTTTATGGTGATGTAAGTATGCATGTCACAGGCAATAAAGTTGAACAAATTGATGGAAATGTGGAACAATACATCAAAGGCAATTATACTCAGACGGTTGAAGGTATACATTCCGTTGCATCTTTTGGTAATATGGAAATCAACGCCGGGGCATCACAATTGGGTAAACTGACGATAAACACACCGGATTACGTGAAAATCAATGGTGATTTAGCGGTTTCTAGCGAAATCAAAGCACAAAAGATTACATCCGAAACAAGAGTTGATGCAGGAACAGGCATTTCAGCAGGTGCTCTTGGATTTGTTACAATAACAGGCGGATTATCAGTAGGAATACCAGTTGCAATACCAGAACAGATTCTTTGCGCTGGAACAATCACATCGTTTTCAAGTGTCAACGCACCTTTGGGTAACTTTGGTATTTCTTCTAGTGTATTGTCTTTTGATATTGTAAACCAGTTAATCAGAAAAGTGCATACCCATATGGCATATAGAGGACCAACAAGTCCACCATTGAATTCGGAGACTTCAGAATGAGTGCAAATAGTATCTATGCTTTATTGAATTATCCTTCAAACGATCCGGTTATGAATGCTGCGGCTCAACCTTTTTCCGCAAATGTTCAATATCAGATGAATTTGATGCCAACCATGGTCAAAACATGGCAACAAGATGACATTGCTGCAAATAACACAACAGGATACTTTCAAAATCCAACTTTATCACAATCCGTTTGGAATTCTGCAAATAGTTTTTTGTCTTTGACTTCCACTTGTCTGGGTGGAAACACAGGTGGTATTACAACACTTATAAGCAACACAATAGGTGTGGCTCAAAATATGTCAAGTAATACTGCAAACAGTTATGTGTATCATACCAATCGTATGTCAAATGTAATTGAGCCAGACATTAATGGTGATTTACCCCATTATCAGACAGCCATTGGATATGGCAAAATGATTACGTATATCACAAATAAGACGGACGGCGTACAAAATAACTCTGTATTAATTGGTAGTTTTAGTAGTATTTTGTCAGCCAATCTCTTTAATGCAAATGCAAATGTTGTCATAAATTGGACAAATAACTTTGCAAATACGTTATATGATGATGGAACAGGAAACTTATATTCCAATATTACGTTGGCCAATGCACAATCCATGTATACCGCTTTTGCATCATTAGATTCTGAAATGTGGAACCGCAGACAACAAGACATTAATTTCTTTACAAATACCAAAACCATTATGAACAGGTACAACCATGTCAGTCAGTTCAATAATATAGGTCAAACTGAGACGGATTTGATTATGAATCACATAGGCACAGATAAGATAAAAACAAGATTGAGTTCCTAAAATTTCGTTTTTTTGAATCCGGCCCCTAAATTTTTCGGAGGCAGCTCAAGATTCCTAAAAAGCGTTTTACTCCTACGATAAATAAAAGATGGCAAATATAAGTAAACTTTATTCGGATATAGACTTCACGTTCACCCGTAAGCCGGTGACGAATGATGTTGCACTTAGTTATGATTCTCAAGCGGTTATTCGTTCTTTGAGAAACCTTTTGCAAACAAAACATTATGATAGACCGTTTAATCCTAGCCTAGGATCAAACATGGAACTGATGCTTTTTGAACCTATTTCTTCTATGACAGCAGCATCTATTGAATCTGAGATAAGAAATACAGTAAGAAATTACGAAAATAGAGTGGTTTTGCAAGATATTAAAGTTGTTCCAAGAGAAGATCAAAATGCATATGAAGCATCTGTAACATTTTTCTTAGAAAATGCAACATTACCTACAACAGTAACACTCCTTTTAGAGAGAAACAGATAAAATGGCTGGTGCAAATACAAATGTTCAAATAACCGACCTGGACTTTGACACAATCAAAAATAACTTAAAGACATTTTTGAAGTCACAGGACACACTAAAAGATTACAATTATGAAGGTTCGGCACTTTCAGTCCTATTGGATCTTTTGGCATACAACACGCAATATAATGCATACTATCTGAATATGGTGGCTAATGAAATGTTTTTGGACTCTGCAATCCAAAGAGATTCGGTAGTTTCATTAGCAAAAATGTTGAATTATACACCAAAATCTGTGACTGCACCAGAAGCCACAGTTACTTTGACTGTCAATCAAGTAAATGATCCATCATTAACTTTGGTAAAATATACACCATTTTTATCAGAAGGAATTGATGGCATCAACTATACTTTTGTGACAAGTGAATCAAAAACAGTTAGTGTTGTAAACAATACAGCCACATTTTCAAACATTACAATTAAACAAGGAACACCATCTGGTATTTCTTATACAGTAGATTCAACACAGAATCCAACATACACATTTAAGATACCTGAAGTTAATGTTGATACATCCACACTTTCAGTTGTCGTTCAACAATCTTCCACAAATACTGCTATACAAACATATACACTTTCAACAGACATTTTAAATGTTGATTCGGAATCACAAGTATATTTCTTACAAGAAGGTTCTGGTGGATATTATGAAGTTTACTTTGGTAACGGCATTATTGGTAAAAAACTAACAGATGGAAACATTGTTCGTCTTTCCTATTTGACCACATCAGGAACATCTTCTTATGGTGCAAATAGTTTTGTTGTTATGGGTTCTGTTGGTGGTTATTCCAATACTGTTGTGACACCTGTTATATCTTCAAGCACAGGTTCAGCCAAAGAAAGTGTCACATCTATTAAATTCCAGGCACCAAAATCTTTTGCATCACAAGGCCGTGCGGTCACCAAAGAAGATTATATTACTGCAATTCAACAAAACAATTTAGGTTTTACCTTTGATGCCGTGAACGTATGGGGCGGTCAAGAGAATGATCCTCCAGTCTATGGTCAAGTATTTGTTTGTGCAAAACCAAATGGTGGTTATACATTCACCGCAACACAAAAACAAAAACTGTTGGATATGGTGGTGAAACCAATTTCGGTAATGACTGTTGATCCTATTTTTGTTGATCCAGATTATTCTTACATACAGATTACTGCAAATGTATTGTATGATCCAAAGAAAACAACACTCAGTTCTGGTGAATTGGCTGCAGCAGTTAAGTCTGCAATTTCAAGTTATTCAGTTCAATCTTTGAATACATTTAATTCTACTTTTTCATCAGTAGATTTCAACAATATCATTAAAAATACCGACTTGTCTATTATATCAAATGAAATTAATATTCAAGTACAAAAGAAGTTCTTCCCCAACTTGTCAACACCAACAACATATAAGTTGTATTATGGAACACCACTAAAGAGAGGTATGTTCCAAAGTGGTCTGAATACCAGCCCATCAATGTCTTATAGAAACCAAGCAAATCTTTCACAGACAATACAAGGTGTTTACATAGAAGAAGTTCCTTCTTCAAGTGGTGGTATTGAATCTATATCAGTTATAAATCCGGGTTTCAGTTATCAATATGCACCAACAGTCACTATTAAAGGTGATGGTACAGGTGCAACCGCCACAGCAGAAATCAATTCAAACGGAACATTAAAGTCCATTACTGTTACCAATGCAGGTATAGGATACACAAGTGCAATTATTGTACTGACACCACAATCAAACGACACAACAGGCCAACAAGGTGCTGCTGTGGCTATTATGGAAGGTAGATACGGTACACTCAGAACATATTATAATGATACAAATAATGTGAAAACCGTTTTAAATAACAATGTCGGATCAATTGATTACAACTTAGGTATTGTAACATTAGATGCGTTGAATCCTTTGACTATTGACAATGCTTTGGGTCAATTAACAGTTTCTTCCACTCCAACCACAACAATTATATCGTCCACATACAATAGAATTATTACTGTGGATCCATATGATTCAAATGCTATCGTAGTTAATGTAATTGCTAAGACATGATTTACAATAACGAAAAAACATCCTTACTGATAGATTCACAACTGCCTGAGTTCATTCAGGCAGAACCAGACTATCAAAATTTCAGATTGTTCCTACAGGCCTACTATGAGTGGATGGAACAAGAAGGTAAAGCAATACAAAGAACCAAGAATCTTTTGTCGTACCATGATATTGATACAACAACAAATGAGTTCTTAGAGTATTTTACCAATCAATTTTTACCATATTTTCCAAAACAATCGTTGATTAGTGAACAAGAAGCGGTAAAGATTGCAAAACAATTGTATCAAACCAAAGGAACACCAGCTTCTTACAGGTTTCTCTTTAAGATTCTTTACAATTCAGATTTTGATCTTTTTTATACAAAGGATGCCGTTCTTAAAGCATCAGCAGGTTCTTGGTATGTTGCAAAAAGTTTGAAACTTGCAACTGAAGATTTAAGATTCTTAAAGATACAAAACTACAGATTGTTTGGTGAAAATTCCAAATCAATCGCAACAGTAGAAAATGCCATCGTTGCTGGTACAAAGATAGAAGTTTTTATTTCCAACATAGAAAGACTATTTGAATCTGGAGAAATAGTTCGTGTAATTGATTCCAATAATCAAGATGTATTAATTGATGGTGAAACATTAAGAGCCAAAGTTGTTGGTCAAGTCAGCCAAGTATCAATTGATCCAAATAATAGAGGTTTGTTATATCAACCTGGTGATCCGGTTATTGTTTATGATGGTTTGAATCCTGATATTGAGTTTCCTGTATCAGCAACAGCTGAAGTTGGTCAAACAACAACAGGTGCTATTAAGAGTGTTAGTGTTTTAACTGGTGGATATGGTTACAGACAATATCCTTATACGACAATTGAATTTACAAAAGCACCTGGCGCACAAGCAGTTGTTGGTTCTTTAGATCCACAAGGCATTTCAAATGTGGCTTTCATACCTATGGATAGTATAGGTATCAAAAAGAATGTTAAACTAAACGCAAACAATTATTTCTTTTCAAATATTGCAACATCAAATGCCAATACAACATTGGCCAAAGCATTTTCGTTTGATTCTTTCACCACATATCCTTTGTCATCCGTTTTAGTTACCAATGGTGGTGGCGGCATAAGAGAGATACCAACAGTAGAAGCCAAATCAAACTATTTTGCTGAGACCGACTATGCATTGTTATCATCATTGGGTATTTTGGCACCAATTCAAATAGCAAATGGTGGCCATGGTTATCAGGCAAACGATGTGATTGTTTTCTCTGGTGGTTCTGGTCGTGGTGCATATGCAAATGTAGCGACTGTTAATGCCACTGGTGCAATCACAAAAGTGGAATATGTTCAGGGTCCAGCAAGACTGTATCCAATTGGCGGCATGGGATACAAGAGTATAGATTTACCATCTGTTACAGTTTCTTCATCAAATGTTCAAGCAAATGGCGCAAGTGTATTTGTACCAGGTATTCTTGGTGAAGGTGCCTCATTCTCATTACTTGTTGATCGTGTTGGTTCTGTAACAACAATTAATCTAATGAATCCTGGTGAAGATTATGTTGCAACTCCAAAAGTATCATTAAAAGTTCAAGATATATTAGTATCAAATGTTGCAATTAATAATTTACCACAGAAGAATGATGTTGTTTATCAGGGAAATAGTTTAGAAACATCTTCTTACTATGCAACAGTAAATTCAATATCGGAATTGGTAAACAATCAGGATCCAACACAATCAATTTGGAATCTAAGAGTTTTTAATTACTACTCAACACCAAACACACAGTTGTCTTTGACTATTGAAAAAACATCCAACATACACATGGTGATGGCCAATACGGCATTGAATTCAAATTACAACTCAAGTGGTATTAGATATTATGGTGACGGTGCAGCAAAAGCAAATGCAAAATTCTTGAATGGATTGGTTGTAAGTCAAGGTGAATATTTAAATTCACAAGGACAACCAAGTTCTTTTGATGTATTACAGAGTTCTGATTACAATAACTTCACATATGAGATTACAGTTCAGGAATCTATATCAAAATATAGAGGCATACTACTAGACCTATTACATCCAACAGGCATGAAGGTCATTGGTAGACATGCAATGAAATCAAATAGTCATTTGGATTTCCATGTTCAAAACGCCTTATATCAGGGTTATCCATTATATTATTATGCTGGATATGGTTCATATGTGACCATGACAACAGATTTCAGTAATAAGAGCAATAATATTATTGAATTCTTTAATATTGACGGCGCAAATCTGGCCAGTTTCATATACCCTGGTGAAACAGAAATCATATTGATGCCAACAAATGGTCCAAACGTTGAAGCTAGGGCTGTATCTGTTGATTATGCAAACAATAAAGTTACATTAGACACAAATACATGGTTAACATTTGCCAATGTGGCTGTTGCAACAGGTAACTCTGGTAGCAATACAATAAATATTACATCGTTGACTGGTAAATATGACATTATTAATAATGGAAATTATAGTGACGCAAACATTCACCTAAAGGATATCGTGTATGTTGGTGACTCAATATTAATAGATAACAACACAAGTAAAATAGTCAATTCAATTGATTATGCAAATGGTATTATAAGATTGACCAGTAATTTGTCAAGTAATGCAAACTCTATGATTTCAGTCAAGAGAAACTTTATTGCAAATTCAGATTATGTATACAATCAGATTGAAATATATGGTCCAGTTGGACAAACATATATTAATCCACAATTAACAACGGAAGACGGAACAATAATCACAACGGAAGATGATATAATTCTTCTAGTGGGGTAAAAAATGGCAACATCTAAAATATCAAATCTAAACGCACTTGCACCTTTGAATTCTAATACAGCAAATGTGTATTTCGTGGCAACAGATAAACAATCTGGAGTATCCGGTAAAGTATCAGGTACTACTTTGGCCAACGGACTTTATGCATACAACACATTGAATGTTGGAAATACCGAAGTTATTTTCCCAAATGTTGTTTCTCAGTTTGCAAAAAACGGTGAATCATATATTCAAGTTAATCTATTGAACACTGCTGATGGTGGTTCTGCCGATTATGTGGCAACCGCAAATACAGGTACAGACACCACATATTTTATTGATATGGGTTATGCCAATAAAGATTTTGTTCCTGGTTCCGAATACAACAGCTTGGGTAATTCAATACACGCACTAGATGGTTATTTGTATGTTCAAGGTAATTCTTCATCTAATGTTGGTGGCAATCTTGTTATTGGAACAACCACATCAAACACACATTTAGGATTAATAGTTGGTGGCGGCACCACATCAAATGTTATTGCACAATTATACCAAAATCAAATTGTTTTAAATAGAACTGTTGTTTTTGGTGATGGCACCACACAAAACACTTCTGCTGATTCGGCAAGAACGTATGCTAATGGTGCTTTCATTCAAGCAAATGCGGCATTTCTAGTTGCAAATACACCAACACATGTGGCAAACTCAGCCGGATTATATGCTAATGCCGCTTTCATTCAGGCTAATGCAGCGTTCTTAACAGCCAATACACCAACACATGTGGCAAACTCAGCCGCATTATATGCCAACGGATCATTTATACAAGCAAATGCTGCATTTACAAAAGCAAACAACGCCTTGGCAAATACAACAGGAACACTTAATGGTTCTTTAACTGTCACAGGTACTTTGTCTACAGGAAATGTTACCATAAACAATGGTGTTGTTATAAATGATGGTGGTTTATTTCAATATACAACTGCAAATAGTTCAACGGTCACACAATTAAGTACCAAAAACAATCCTGTTACATGCAACGGTAGAACTGGTCAAATAACAACAAATAATGGAGCTTTGGCTGCCGGAAGATCGGATACATTTAGAGTTACTAACAATCAAGTAACAAATGCAAATGACATTATAATTGTTGGCATTTCTTCTGGTGCAACTGGAAATACATATCAAGTTTGCACAACTGGTGTTGGTGCTGGTTATTTTGACATTACAATATCTAACGTTAGTTCAACATCACAATCCGATACATTAGTAATTAATTTTGCAATCATCCGTGTTCAATAATAAATAAATCATGGCAAATAAAAACATTCTCACAACAGAATCAAGAACCATGATGGTTGAACAGGTGTATTTTTCACCTGTAGCCGTGGTTCCTCCTAATGATTACAACGCACAAACAATCTATACTTTTTTATCTAAAGTAGAACCTTGGGTTGATGATGAAAATATACCCGCACCTACTTCCGATGAAAAATACAAGAAACAAGTCTTTAAAAACATGTTTGTGGCCAAAAGGGTCAAATCATCCGATATTTCTCCAGTTATACAGAGAGTGAATTGGACTTCCGGTATAGTTTATGATTATTATCGTGATGATATTGACATGAACGCAGTTGATGTTGATGGAAATCCAGTTTATACTTTCTATGTAAGAAACCGATACGACCAAGTATTTAAATGCCTTTGGAATAATAATGGTGAAAGTTCAACAGAGGAACCATATTTTGAACCTGGTTCATACAACACCAACAACATTTTCCAAAGCACAGATGGTTACAAGTGGAAATATATTTACACCATAGACTTGGGACTTAAAGTAAAATTCATGGATGATACATGGATTCCTGTTCCAGTTGGTGCAAATACACCAAATCCATTGCAAACAAGTGCTGGTGCAGGATGTGTAGATGTAATCAACGTAACAGATGTTGGTTCTGGTTATGATCCAGCCAATGCAGTCATAACAATTACCGTTACTGGTGACGGAACTGGTGCAACCGCCACATCAAATGTGGTAAACGGACAGTTGGTAGATGTTATCGTAACATCACCAGGAACAAACTACACTTTTGCAAACGTGTCTATTTCATCTGCATTAGGTTCAAACGCAACGGTGACGGCTCCAATATCTCCTATTGGCGGCCACGGTTTTGATCCAATATCAGAACTTGGTTGCCGTCATTTAATGATTACTACCGAATTTAATAATACCGAAAACAATGTGTTGCCTGTTGATATTGATTTTCACCAGGTTGGTTTGTTGGTAAATCCAACCACCTATGCTGACTATCCTATACCAGCCAACTCGGAAATTTACAGAACAACAACCGATTTAATTGTTGCACCAGGTTTCGGTGCATTTGTGGCTGACGAATATGTTTTCCAAGGAAATTCACTGGAAGATTCTACATTTTCAGCCAGAGTTTTAACATTTAACACATCAACCAATGTAATATACCTAATAAATACAAAAGGTACTTTAACATTGAACGCTCCAATTTTTGGAGACACATCAAAAACAACAAGAACACTACTATCTTACAGCACTTCCAGCTTGGCTCCATTTTCAGGTTATATGATTTTAATAGAAAATAGATCCGCTGTTCAGAGAAGTGCAGATGGTATAGAACAATTCAGATTTGTATTGGGTTACTAAAGGAATAAAATGTCGCTATATTTTAACGTTGATCCATACTACGATGATTTTGACCAGACAAAAAACTTTCATCGTATACTTTTCAAGCCAGGTAGAGCTGTTCAGGCCAGAGAACTGACCCAAGCACAAACTATCCTACAGGATCAAATCACAAAGTTTGCAGATAACATCTTCAAACAAAATTCTCCTGTATCTGGTGGTCAAGTAACCACAAATTTTGATTGTTATTATATTAAATTACAAGAAACTTTCAACAATTCAGCTGTTGATGTTGATGCATTAGATGGTTTGTTGATGACAAATGCTGATGGTACAGTTAAAGCTCGTGTCATAGCCGTAGCTCCAGCAACAGGAACTGCCGGTCAAGGTGAGCCACCAACAATCGTTGTGACATACAAAACTGGTATACACTTCCAAGATAATGATATCATTTATGATGTTGATTCAAATTTGGCAGTTCAAGCAATAGTTTCAAATGCAACTGGTAGTTCTTCAACTGCATCAATAGCCAGTGGTGTATTCTATATTCTTGGAAATTTTGTTCAAATCCAACCAAAAACAATCATTCTAGATAAGTATGACAACACACCAAGTAAACGTATTGGTTTGACTATCACAGAAACAATTTACGATTACATTAATGATCCATCGTTATTGGATCCAGCCGTTGGTGCATCCAACTATCAGGCTCCTGGTGCTGATCGTTATGTTATTTCTTTGGCATTAGATACCAGACCCATTCAGTTGGGTGATGACCAAAACTTTGTTGAATTGGTTCGTGTGACAGATGGCCAAGTTACACCTTTGGTGGATGGTTCTGTATATAATGTGATTGATGATTACTTTGCAAAACGTGATTATGAAACCAATGGTGATTATATCGTCAATGATTTCAAATTAACACCAAGAACAAACGAAGATTCTGCAAAATATACCTTGTCGGTTGGCAAAGGCCTTGCATATGTTCACGGTTATCGTGTAGAAAACCAGATTCAACAAGAGATTGTTTCTGACCGTGCAAGAACAACTGCATCTCAAAACAATAGTCCAGTCTTTATTGATTTTGGTTCTTACTTCTATGTTGACAATGTTCGTGGTGCCAATGGTAGTTTCTTTGATGTTACCACATCACAAACAATTGACCTGCATTGTGTCACAGTTGCGAATGTAAACACCTCAAGTTCATCCGCATATACATCAACAGTTATTGGTTCTGGTTATATTCGTGGTTTGGTTTACGACCATGACACAAATGATGCATCAGGCAATACATTTGTATACAAGGCCTATGTAAATGACATTCAGTTGGCTTCACTATCTGCAAATGCAGTTTCTGGTGGTGCAACAACGATTACATTACCAGCCACATATACAGCTTCAAACACAGCCTATGTTGGTGTTAATATTCAAATCACAAAAGGTACATCTGCTGGTGACTTCAGAACAATTACATCTTATAATGGTGTAACAAAAGTTGCAACAGTTAATCAAGCCTGGACTTCAACACCTGATACCACATCAGTATTTGTATTGAATTTTGGTATTAAAGATGCCGAAACCGTTCTTTCTGTTGATGGCTCAAGAACAATATTGGGTACAGCAAACATTAATATTGCAGGAAAAACCAATGGTGTCTCTACTGGAGATACCGTTCTTGAAAATCCAGATGTTCCAGAAATGTTATTTAATGTTGGTTCACCTTATGTGGCCGCAATTAATAATACATCATATACAACAGAACAATTATGGAGAAATGTATCATTCACATCTTCTGGTGGTTCTGTATCTGCACAGATTAACTTCCAAGGTTCTTTGAGTGGAATATTCCAACATTTTGGAACACCAAACAGCGTATTGTCTGCTGATATAATTCGTCAAAATTATTCAATTGTTGTTATAAACAAAGGTTCAAACTCATCAATTGTTAATGGTGATATTATTCCTTGGACGACAGCAGGTAGAACTGTTACATTAAATAACGATGCAACAATTGCCACGTTTGCGGCTTCAGATTTGTCTCCATTTACAGCAACAATCGTTGCAAAAGTTTATGTTGAAGATGCCGACAATACAGGTAACATCAGAAAATTTAAAAACTTAATTACTGCAAATACAACAGCAGTTAATATTAGTGGCACACAAGTTAACACATATACTTTTGTTGATGATACTGCACTAACTTCAAAAGGCCAAGTGTATATACAAAACTCCGGTTTGGTATCACCTGGTTCCGCACAGAGTTTGTATCTGTCCGATGTGAAAAGAATTGTCAAAATCATTGATACAAAAGCTACTGGCACCACACCAACAGTCAACATGTTATCTAGTTCGGTGTATGATGTAACTAATAATTACATATTTGATAACGGACAAAGAGATAGTCATTATGACCACGCAACAATCACTTTGCGTCCTGGTGCACCACAACCAATAGGAAATCTATTGGTTCTTGTGGATTATTACCAACATACCGGTGGTGATGGTTACTTCTGCTTGTCATCATACACAAGCTCAAGTTTGCCAGAATCATATACAGGTATTGGCACTTATATTAGCAAACACGGAACACTATATTCACTACGTGATTGTATTGATTTCCGTCCTGCTCGTAAGAACGCAGATTCAAGTTTCACATATCGTTATTCTTCAACATCAACATCATATTATGGCGTTGTGTTACCAGTAGACTTGACCTTGTTTACTGAAGATTATTCATACTACTTGGGTCGTAGAGATAAATTAATTTTATCAAAAGATAGAAGCTTTGAAATCATTCAAGGAGCTCCTTCTTTAAATCCATTATTACCATCAGAACCGGATGGTTCATTGGTGATTGCAAATCTTACACACAGACCATATACTGGTTATTTACCAACAGAAACACCATCAGGAACTATAGCTGATTTATCAATTGAAAAGGTGAAACACAAACGTTTCACCATGCAAGACATTGCAAGCCTAGAAAATAGAATCAACAACATTGAATACTACACTTCATTAAGTTTGTTGGAACAAAAGGCGTCCTCATTACAAATCTCTGATGCTTATGGTCTAAACAGATTTAAAAATGGTATCATTGTTGATGACTTCAGTTCTTATTCAACAGCCGATACATTGAATACAGATTACTCTGCAACAATTAACCGCAGAGATAGAGTGATGACCGCAACACAAAGTGTTAAAAACTTCCCATTGAAGTCTACAGCATTGTTGCGTAACATCAACGCCATTTCTCCATCAGCCGAAACTTCTTTAGGTTATTCAATCAATTCTGATGGTGATGTAAACTATTTCTCATTGCCATATACAACAGCGAATGTAGCCTCACAAAAGTTTGCATCAAGAACTGTCAATGTAAACCCATTCTCATTCTCCAATAAACAAGGTGATCTATACCTATCACCAAACATGGACAACTGGGTAGATACCAATTATGCACCTGCATTGTTGATTACTGATCCAAACCTACAAGTTTTCCAAGCTGGCAACACCATCAATACTTTGGTTGCAGGTGATTGGAAAACAATTCCCGGAACAACACACACAACATCAAAGAATGTTGAAGGACACAATGTCAATCCTTCACCATTTGGTTATATTGGTTATACACAAACATCCACATATGCTTCAGCATCACAAACAAATATTCTTGGTGCATATGACAAAATTGGCAACACATATTCATTGAACAACGGATACATTACAGACATTTCTGTTCTGCCATATATTCGTCCACAACAAATTGTTGTTCGTGCAAAGAGTATGTTGTTCAATACTCCAGTAGATGTTTATTTTGATGGTTCAAATGTTGATAGTTATGTCCGTAAAACAAACGTTATTGAATTGACGGGTGTATCCGGAACTTTCAATGAAGGTGATGTTATTGGATATTACGTATCTGGTTCCTTTACATCAACAGGCCGTGTCATTGGTGTTTACCAAAAAACATCCACAACTGTAAGATTGTATGTTGCTGCTGATCCATATTCAACAACATATACTACAAACGGAACATTGCAAAATGCTTTCTTTGATACCAATGGCAGTTATCAAACAACTACTGCAAGTGGTACATTATCAAGTACAAAACATTTTGGTGGTATTGTTCAAAATACAACTGGCACAACAATTAAATTGTCTGCATTAGCATCATCAGCTAACTCCTATTATACCGGCAATACAATTTACATCAATTCTGGTACAGGCGTTGGTCAATCTGCAACAATTACAAATTATTTTGGTGCAAATCAGACCGCAGTATTGTCCTCAACAGTAAGTTGTGCCAACGGAGACATTTATTCTATTGGTACATTCAATACTGATGAGATTGGTGCCTTCTATGGTGTATTTAATTTACCAAAAAATACATTCCACAATGGTCAACGTGTATTGCGTGTGGATAATTCAAATGGTAATCCAACTGCAGCAACAACTTATGCAGAAAGCACATTCTATTCGGAAGGTCTACAAACAACACAACAAAGTTTGGACTTTGGTGCATCTCCAGCCGGCGCAAAGAATACCTTTACACAAGTTAATAAACAAAACAATGTTTTAATTTCAACAACTTATAGTCCATGGGATCCAGTTGCACAGACATTCATCTTTGATAAAGCAACCTATCCAAATGGATTGTTCTTGAACTCTGCAACATTCTTCTTTGCAACCAAACCAACATCTGATAATGCACCAGTTACATTGTCTATTGTTGGAACATTAAATGGTTATCCAAATGGTCAAACATTGGATCATTCTATTGTGACCTTGTATCCAAATCAAGTTAAATCATCAAGTACACCACAGTATTTGGATAGTACAACATCAACAACGTTCAACTTTAGTGCGCCAGTTTACATACAACCAGGTGTATTGTATTCATTCATACTGAAAACAAACTCTAAAGAATATACTTTGTGGACTGCATCTAATGGTGATACCGCATTAGCATCTTCAGTTAAGAATTTGCCATCTGATCCAATACCATCAACAATCACTAAGATTGGCGGCGCACCTTATGTTGGTGCATTGTTCTTGTCACAAAACTCACAGACATGGACAGCAGATCAGAACTCATCATTGATGTTTGTAGCTGACCGTTGTGTGTTCAATACTGCGGCAAATCCAACCATGACCTTCGTTGTGCCTAAGAAGTTGCCACAAAGAACATTGATTGAACAATCAGTACAGTATTATTTAAATGCAAATAATATTTCCAGTTCAATAGATACCATTTCAAATACTGATGTATTGGTTGATGCATTTAATATTACAACAACTGATTTCTTACCAACCACAACCGGTGTTTCTTATTCTTATACTGCCACATTGCAAAACGGCAATCTAGCAGGCACACAGAATATTATTCCAGGTAAATTTGGCACACCAACACAAGAAGATATCTACTTGAATGATGGCCAAGGTGAACGTCTATTAATGTCAAATACCAATTCATCTTTTACATTGAACGCACAAATTGCTTCAACAGATGATGCCGTTTCACCAATTATTTCTGATGCAGGTTTAACTACCTATGCGATCAACTGGAATATTAACAACTGTGAGTTGTCTAATAGTCTAATTACTGTTACGAATGGTGGTTCAAATTATAATGTAACAAATACTGTCGTAACATTCTCAGCGCCAACAGGACTAAATGGTACACAGGCTTATGGTGTGGCCAATGTTGTTGCAGGAAAAGTTGATGCAATCTATGTTACAACACCAGGTTCTGGTTATATAACCACACCAACTGTAACCGTATCGGTAACTGGTGGTGCTGCTTCTGGTGCAACAGCAACAGTTGCGGGTGAAACTAGTAAAAATGGTGGCAACGCAACAACACGTTATGTTACCAAGAAAGTTGTTCTTGATCCAGGATTTGATTCTGGTGACTTGAACGTATTCTTGACTGCATATCGTCCTGTAAACACCGACATTCAAGTGTATTATAAAATTCTAAACAGAAACGATACACAGAAGTTTGAAGATGGTTCATGGCAATTAATGACCAAAACCAATAGTACCGATTCTAAATATTCACAAACCCGTGGTGAATTGTATGAATATACATTTGCACCAGGTACAACTGGTGTTGACCAAGGTTATGTGAGTTATACAAGTACGAATGGCCAGACCTATACAACATTCAGTCAGTTCGCATTGAAGATTGTTTTCACAACATCCGATAAGACATTTGTTCCATTTGCAACTGATATGCGTTGTATTGCTCTTCCATCTAATGTAAACACAACGGTGTAATATGCAAGTAAAGATTGAAGGCACATCTTTTTATAGAGATATAAACTCTATGGCTCTGGTCAACAAAGATGTTGCTGGGTTGGAAGATTATAAATCAAAGCGAAAGTATGCCGAGTCCCAAAGGCAAGAAATAAATAACTTAAAGAAAGAAATGGATTGCATCAAGAACGATGTTCTGGAAATAAAAGAAATGATGCGCCAACTACTGAATAAAGGTTAAAATGGCAAATACAGTTACCACACTAAATTACGCAAACACCTTTGGTGATTGGTTAGTTGCGACAGATGCTTTGATTAGTGAGAATAATATTCTGGCTACAGGAGATTATACCAAACCATCTGGCACATTGTTTCTAAACGAAACCACTCAAAATGCTTTGATTGCCAATGGTAGTGTTGTTGTTCAGAAACAATTGCTTGTTCAAGGTTCAGGTTCATCCACAACCATGGATAGAAACTTGACTGTTGGCGGCCAAGTATACTTCACCAACACAACTTTAGGTTTGACACACACAGGACAGGCCAACTTAAATGGATTGGTTCTAGTTCAAGGTCCAGGAATCGGTATTCAGGTATCTAATAGTGCGTATGTTGGTGGGAATACCACAATACAATATAATACAATTACAAATACCATCCAAGCCAACGCATCAGTAAACACTTCAAATTTAAGTGTAACCAGAACAACCTATACCAATACATTACAAGCAAATACAAATGCAAACACCAGAACATTGAGTGTTACTGGTGTAACCTATACAAATTATTTGGAAGCAAATACAACTGTCAATACAGGCACAATTAGTATTTCTTCTACTGCACACACAGATACATTACAAGCAAACACAAGTGTTTTGACCGCAACCTTAACGGCAAATACATTGGTTAATGCAGCCAACGTTGTTGCTGGTGTAATCAGTTCTTCTGGTACTGTAACTGCATCACAGGTTCAAGCAAATAATTCTGTGTATGCAAACAATGTTGTTGCAAATAATTCGGTCATTGGAACGATTATATCAGCTAATGATTCCATTAGTGCAATTAATTCTCTATATGTTAGTACAGTTCAAGCCAACTCTAGCATTACAACAGGAACCGTAACTGCAAACACATTAGTAAATGCAGCAAATATTGTATCAACAGGTTCAATTAGTGCAGCAAGTTCTTTGTTTACAAATTTAGTTCAAGCTAATACTGGAATCGTAACAGGAATTTTAGTAGCAAATACATCAGTAACCACACCAAATGTTGTTGCAGGTACAATGAGTTCTTCTGGTACTGTATCAGTATCTAGACTACAAGCAAACAGCACAATCAATACTGCTTCTGGTTATGCCGATGTATGGCAAGCCAACGTAAGAGTTAATGCACCAAATATTGTAACTGATGCCTTGTCTGTTTCAGGCACAGAATATGTTGGCAATACTATTGCAAATACTTCTATAACAACACCAGTTTTAGCAGTCACAAACAGAATTAATGCGAATTCTGCCACTGGTTATTTCAATAACATACAAACCTTGGGTAAAGTAAGTGTTGGTGGTGATTTTGTAATCAACGGAACAACAGTATACAATTCAAACAACTTAACATTAAGTGCTCAAAACAACAATCAAATTTCGTATTTGTCTGTTTATAGAACAGGTGCAAATGCGGCCATTCGTTGGAATGAACCACAATTATATTGGGACATATTGAATGTCAATAGTTTAAATTATTATAGAATTTTAACTGACGAATATTTTAATGATACTACAACCAGTACAAGCACCACATCAGTTGCAACTGCAAACTCCGTAAATGCGGTAAGTTTACGTGCTACAAGTGCAGGAGTATATGCCAACGGTGCGTTCAGACAAGCCAATGCGGCCTTCGCTGCAGCTAATAATGTGGGTCCACAAATACAACCTACATTCACTCAAGCAAATGCGGCATTTGCACAAGCGAACGCATCTTATTCAAGAGCAAACACATCATCCAACACATTTGTTGGTACATCCGGTTCTATTACTCCATCATCTGGTGTAATTTCATTCACAAGCAATAATGGTTTAACGATTGTTGCCACATCAGCCAACAATTTGGCAATCAGCACATCACAAGATTTAAGAACCACAGGAACACCAACTTTTGGTGGTCTATCTTTGACTGCACCTTTGGCTTTATCAGAAGGTGGTACAGGACAAACATCAGCTTCTGGTGCATTGAACGCATTGTTGCCAACAGGAACAACCGCAGGATATGTGTTGACTACTGGTGGTCCAGGTAACTTCTATTGGGCCGCAGGCGGTGGTGGCGGCGGTGGAGGTGCAGTACCTGGTACAACAATTAACTCAACACGTTTGAGTTACACAGCAAACGGACAATCTGGTTATACAGGTAACTCTTTCATTGTACCACCAGCAAAAACATCTACACAAGTTCGTGCCTATATTAATGGTGTTCGTCAATTTGAAAGTGAATATACTTTATCACTAAGTTCTTCTTCAAATACAATTGCTTTCTTAACAACACCAGCGTTAAATGATTCCATATTGGTTGAAGTTGATGGTTATTATGTCAATCCATACTATGCAAACAACATTGCATATACAATTAATAACAGTATTGATCCAACAGCAAGTACAATTCAGTTGGCAATAGACGGATTAACTAGTAAGGTTACTTCTTATTATGCAAACTTGGCATCAACATCAGCACAATCTTTTGGTGGTGTGGTAACAGGTAGAACTATGGCTGCGGGTACAAGCAATACTGCATTTGCTACAACCGCATATGTTCAAAACCTTGTCAACGGCGGAAATAGTTTGACAGCTAGTGTTACTGGTAATGCTGGCACAGTAACGAATGGTGTATATACAAATGGAAGTTATTCAAATCCATCTTGGATCACATCTCTAGCCAATACAAAAATTACTGGAACATTTGCAGTCGGTTCAATTACAGGTTTGGCTGCATCAGCCACTACTGATACAACCAGTGCAAGTAACATTACATCTGGAACATTAGACGCTGCAAGATTATCAACTTCTGGTGTAACAGCAGGAATATACGGTACATCTTCTTCTGTTCCTGCTATTACTGTTGATGCTTATGGTAGAATAACATCAGTATCAACATATAATGTTTCTATTTCTTCAGGTTCTGTTTCTGGATTGGCCGCATCGGCCACAACCGATACAACTAATGCAGGAAATATTACAAGTGGAACACTAAACGCAGCTAGATTGCCTACAATATCAGCAGGTTCAATTACAGGTTTGGCCGCATCTGCTACAACAGATACAACCAGTGCTACAAACATCACAACAGGAACATTAGGTGCGGCAAGATTGCCATACTCAATGGACCAAAGTGTTGCAACAACAAATAACGTTCGTTTCAACTCTCTAGGTATTGGTACCGCTGCATCAGGAACTGCTGGTGAAATTCGTGCAACAAATGAAATTACTGCATACTACTCTGATGACAGACTAAAAACAAAACTAGGTACAATTGAAAATGCATTAGACAAAGTTTCTTCATTGAATGGTTTCTATTACGAACCAAACCAAACTGCACAAGACTTGGGTTATGAAGTCAAGAAACATGTTGGTGTTTCTGCTCAACAAGTTCAAAATGTTTTACCTGAAGTTGTTAAAGATGCACCTATCGGTCAAGGTTATTTGACTGTTCAATACGAAAAATTAGTACCACTATTAATTGAGGCCATTAAAGAATTGAAGGCTGAGATAGAAGTTCTAAAAGGAAATAATAAATGACAACACAGATTAGACCTTCGGTATTAGCCAATACAACGGTTACTCCAGGAACTTATGGTAGTGCCTCTGTAATTCCAACATATACGGTTGATGCACAAGGAAGATTGACAGGGGCTACTAATGTAAGTGTTGCAATTTCTTCTGGTGCCGTGTCTGGATTGGCCACATCTGCAACTACAGATACAACCAACGCATCTAATATTACCAGCGGAACATTACCAGTCGCAAGACTGGCGACCTCTGGTGCAACAGCCGGATCCTATGGTAGTGCTTCTTCTATTCCTTCAATAACTGTTGATGGATACGGTAGAATAACTTCCGTAAGTGCCAGTTCGGTTGCAATTTCTTATACTGCTGTGTCCGGATTGGCCACTTCGGCAACCACAGATACAACCAATGCGAGTAATATTACATCCGGAACGTTGGCTGCCGCTAGGTTGGCAACCTCTGGTGTGGTAGCTGGAAATTATAACGCACCATCACTTTCGGTTGATGCTTATGGTAGAATAACATCAATAAGTAGTGTATCATTATCTGCGTCAGCAACCACAGATACAACCAATGCATCCAATATTTCATCCGGAACATTGGCGGCCGCTAGATTACCAGCAAGTGGTGTATCAATTGGTACATATGGTGGTTCATCAAGTATACCAGTAGTTACAGTTGATACTTATGGTAGAATAACGTCTTTGTCAACTGCAACTGTATCTATTCCCGGTTCATCAACCAACTTTCAAGTTAACTCTTTGGGTGTCGGTACTGCCGCATCAGGAACAGCTGGTGAAATTCTTGCAACAAACAATATCACCGCTTATTATTCGGACGCAAGACTGAAAGATTTCTTGGGTACCATTCCTAATGCTTTGGAAAAGGTATTATCTTTGAACGGTTATTACTTTGTTGAGAACCAAAAAGCCAAAGAATTAGGTTACAATAATAGTTCCCGTCAAGTTGGTGTTTCCGCACAAGAAGTTGAGGCGGTATTACCAGAAATTATTGCTGATGCACCAATTAATAATAATGTTGAAGGTGCGGATTATAAGACCGTTTACTATGAGAAATTAATTCCTTTGTTGATTGAAGCCATTAAAGAACAACAAAAACAAATTGATGAATTGAAGAACAAATAAATACCATAAAAAGGTAAAATATGGCTGCAGGATACCAAGAATTATTTGTAGAACAAGGTGCTAACTATTCAACTTCCATAACTTTGGATGATAGTAATGGTGATGCCTTTGACTTAACTGACTACCAAGCAAAATGTCAGATGAAGAAGTCTTATTATTCCACAAATGCAACCGCTGAATTCACAACAACAATTACAAGTCCAGGTAACGGAATCATATCTCTGTCTATGAATTCGGAAACCACAGCAAACATTGCTGCCGGACGATATGTGTATGATGTTATTATAAAAAGTTCTAGTAATACTGTGACCCGTGTGTTGGAAGGAATCGTTAATATTATACCTCAAGTAACCAAGTTCTAAGGGGTCTAAATGCCTTCGGTAACAGTATCACAACCATCAGTTATTAGAGTAAAAGTTGATGGTGATTCAACTAAAGTCAAGAGCATTGGTTATAATCAAAACATAGCCGTCAAGGACGCTGTTGACGTTAATATGATTAACGCTCCGGACGGAGGCGTTTTAACATATAATGCGAACACAAAACAGTTTACTCCACAACCAATTGGTTCAAACACACAATTCAATGGTGATTTGATTCCAAGTATTGCTGGTACCTATGATATTGGTAGTGCAGAAAAACCTTGGAAATCATTATATCTGACGGGTCAAACTATGTACCTTGGTGGATTGGTTTTTTCACAAGAACCAGAAACAGGTTCTATGGCAATAACACCAGCACCAACAGATGAATACCCTGATCCAAAAGGAATTTTAATTACACCAACGGGAAACTTTTTACCCGTGGCCACCATTGAGGGTAAACCAGTTCCTCTTGGAAACTATGCTCAAAGAGTGGCAAACACCGTGGAATATATGGCTTTTACTGGTTATGATGCAGGATTTTTCTAAATGGCAACGACATTACAAATATTAAGATCATATGCTAATACAGCTCCAGCAACATTAAATGATGGTGAGTTAGCATATTCTTTTACCGCAAACGCTTTGTATATTGGAGACAATGCCAATAACATCATCTTGATTGGTGGATCAAAATTATTGGAGAACGTTAGCGCACAAACCGCATACGTTTCATATCAAACTTTAAACGCCGATGGTGGCGAGTTTTAATAAATACAGGATAGCTTAATTATAAGGACAAGAAATGGCTAACACATCAATCCGCATCAAACGCTCTAGTAGTACAAGTTCACCAATTAGTTTATTATCTGGTGAATTTGCGTATTCCTACCAGTCAAACACACTTTTCCTTGGTACCTCTGATGGTTCTGGTGTTGTCAATGTGGGTGGTCAATATTATACCAGTCAAATTGATAACGCAACCGAGTTTGCAACACCACTAACTCTTGTCCGTAGAGATGCATCAGGTAATGCAGCGTTTAATAACGTTGTTGCAAACGGCCTGTTCATCGGTACATTGAGTGGTAGTGTTATCGGTGGTGCAAATACAGCCGTTCAGTTGAGCACACCAAGAAACTTCAGTATTAGTGGCGGAGATATTAGTGCATCAGCTATTTTGTTTGATGGTACGGCTGATGTTACATTAAATGCTTCACTAGACAACGTTGCCGGTTTGTCCGCTGGCACATATGGTGGAACAACAGCCATTCCTGTCGTAACGGTTGCTGCAAATGGTCGTGTAATGGCCATTGCAAACACCAGTTTATCAACATCATTTACAATTGCTGGTGACACAGGTACAGACACATTTGATAACGGTAACACACTACTGTTTAATGGTGGTGATGGTATCACAACCGATGTTACAGATAACACAGTTTCTTTCGCAGTAGATACAACAGTTTTCCGTTCCAATACTGCAATTGTTAAACAAACCGTTGACGGTGATGTTGAAATTTCTGGTAACTTGATTGTTCTTGGTACACAAACAACAGTTAATGTTTCTACATTAAGTGTTGATGACTCTTTGATTGCACTTGCAAGAAATAATACAACAGATGCAGTTGATATTGGTTTCTATGGACACTATGATGATGGTACAGCAAGACATGCTGGTGTTTTTAGACATGCTGGCGATAACGAGTTCTATGTTTTTGATAATTATACAGGAGAACCAACAGCCAACACAATTAATCCTGCAAGCGATAACTTCCGTGTTGCAACACTTAATGCAAATCTTAAATCACAATTTGCAAACGTTGCCACATTAAATGTTGGAACAATCAATGTAAGTAATGCAAACCTATCCAGCTTGTTGCTTGGTTCCGCACTAACAGTCCCTAACGGTGGTACAGGTGCAACATCATTCAGTAACGGTGGTATCGTAGTTGGTTCCGGCACAGGTGCATTAACAACACTTGCAAATTCAACCTTCAGTACAACAGGTTCATCTGGTGGTAACAAAACAATCATCGGTGTTACAGTTGATGATTATGGTCGTTTAACAAATGTAAACTATGATTACATTGGTAGTTTGACTGTTAACCAAGGCGGTACAGGCCAAACATCATTCACCGCAGGTAGAATTTTAGTTGGTGATGGCACAAATGGAATCAAACAAATTGCCAACGTATCAGCAGTTTCTGCAACAGTTACATCGGCCAATACAGTTGATTCGTTTGTAACAGATGACTATGGTCGTGTTACAACATTTACACAGAAGAAGATTTCTGGATTACAAGTTGACCAAGGTGGTACCGGACAATCAAGTTTCACATCCGGCCAATTGATTGTTGGTAATGGTTCAGGCGCACTACAATCAATTGCAAATAGTTCATTTACCGCAACAGGTTCTGCTGCAGCCAATAAGACAATTACTTCAGTAACTGTAGATGCATATGGTAGATTGACTGCTGCCACATTTGCTGATATTTCTGGTTTGACTGTAACACAAGGCGGTACAGGTGCATCTTCATTCACTACAAGCGGTATCGTTTATGGTAATGGAACTGGTGCATTGCAAGTAACTTCTGCTGCTGGTACATCAGATCAAACATGGTCCAATCAGATATTGACAACAACAAATGCTGGTGTTCCAGTTTGGACAACCACATTGGATGGAGGCCAATTCTAATTGAATATATAATGTATGTTTCTTTGTGAAGGAGATTGAAATGGGAAATGAAAAATATTTAAATTATTATATTGAGGTTTTAACAAGCACAATGAATGATTGTGTAATTCGTAATGTTTCAATGCAAGCCAATGCTAAGATTTCTGAAGATGTTATTGAAGAACAGGCCGACAGAATAGAAAAACTTTCTGGTACCGTAAAGGAACTTGAAGAAGTAAACAGAAAGTTAAGAGAAGGTCAAGTTGCAAGTGAAAATAATACTATAACTGATCTGAAAAATAAATTGGTTGAAAAAGATAGAGAGTTGTCCTCAGCGTCAAATCAAATTTCTGAATTGAATAATAAATTCAGGGATTATGATAGTGTTAAAAGCCAAGTAACACATATGGACACTTTTAAATCTGAGTTGATTAAAGCTCGTGAAGAACTTACACGAATTCGTGGTGAAAATGACAGACAAATTGACATTTTGAATAAAAAACATGAGAAAGAAAAGGTGAATTTGGAAAAACAAATCACCGAACTCAACGCCAAAATTGATTATTTGCAATTATCTCCTGCCAAAAGAAAGAAAATTGATGAGCTAAATAAAGGAGCATCAACAGTTTCTGTTATTGATAATACAATAGAAAATTCTACTGTAACAATAGAAGAGGCAATAGTTGATGATGGTGCAATCAAAGATGGCGGAACGTTTTAAGTAAATGTCAAATACATCAATACAGTTAAAAAAATCCGGACAGACAGGTAACACTCCACCAAGCTTGGCTTATGGTGAGGTTGCTCTTAACTATGCTGACGGCAGACTGTATTACAAAACAGCCAGCAATGTAATTTCTTATATTACCAACCAATATTCATTTTCAACAATCAATGTTGGTGGTAATCTAATTCTGGCCACGACCGGTTCTGATACATTAACACTACAGGCCGGCAACAACATCGGTTTCATAACTGATAGTTTAAATAACAAAATAACAATTACAGGAACAGCAGTATCTCTGGATCAATTTGCTAGAGATTGGGCCAACTCGGCCGGTTCTTATGCTAACTCGGCATTTACTCAAGCCAATACAGCCGTAACAAATGCGGCCACAGCCGACTCTAAAGCTGTTTCAGCTGGTTCATATGCCAATTCAGCTTTTACCGTAGCAAACACCGATGTTACAAACGTTAGTATTACTGCTGGACAATATGGTAATACAACCACCATTCCAGTAATCACTATTGCTGCTAATGGTCGTATTACAGCAATTAGCAATGCTACCGTAAGTGGCGGTGGATCATCCTCATACATTTACAATGGAACCAGTAACGTTTATTTCTCAGGTACCAATGGTAATATTCTTGCCAATGTTGCTGGTAATACAATTGTAACCATTACTGCAAATGGCATCACAACAACCGGTGTAAGCAGCGACATTACTGGTGCAAATAACGTTATAGCTAATTCGTTTGTTACAACCGGTTCTAGTGGTACAATTTCTGGCGCTAATAACATCTATGCGAATACATTCATTGGTGCTAATGGTGCGGTAATCGCTGGAATAAATGTTGTACCTTATTTACAATCAGCATACACACAAGCAAATACACCAAGTTATGTTGCCAATTCAGCCGCAATATATGCCAATGGTGCCTTTACTCAAGCCAATACAGCCGTAACAAATGCCGCTACAGCAGATTCTAAAGCAGTAACATCTGGTTCATATGCCAACTCAGCTTTCACCGTAGCAAATACAGCCAACTCATCTGCAACATCCGCTGGATCTTATGCTAACTCGGCATTTACCGCAGCAAATACAGCTAGTTCAACAGCAACCTCAGCTGGTTCTTATGCAAATGCAGCCTTTATACAGGCTAATGCCGCATATGCAAAGGCAAATACTGGCGGCGGTGCAGCTTCTTATATTGCTAACGGAACAAGCAATGTATATTTTGCTTCAGCTAATGGTAATATTATAGCCAACGTTGCTGGTAATACAATTGTAACTATTACCGCAAACGGTATCACAACAACTGGTGTGAGTAGTGACATTACTGGTGCGAATAACGTTATAGCCAACTCATTTGTTACAACTGGTTCAAGTGGTACAATTTCAGGTGCCAATAATATCTATGCAAATACATTTATTGGTGCAAATGCAGCTTTGATTGCTGGAATAAATGTTGTACCATATTTACAATCAGCATTTACACAGGCTAATTCTGCATACAATCAAGCCAATAATTCTTTACCTTTGGCTGGTGGAACAATTACTGGTGATTTAAGTGTATCTGGCAATTTAACTATTCTTGGTACACAAACAACTATCAATACAACATCAATTGTATTAAATGATCCGTTGTTGTATTTGGCAAATAATAATTATTCATCCGATTTATTAGACATTGGTATTATAGGTCACTATAATTCAACAGCAAATGCACACACTGGTGTGTTTAGAGATCCAAATAGAAAAGAATGGATTTTCTTTGAAGGTTATACTCCTGAAGTTGGTTCAAACAATTTAATTAATATTGCTGATCCAAGTTTTGCATATGCTAACGTTTATGCAAACACCTTTAAAGGTAATTTGATTGCAAATAACATATATGTAAGTGGTTATAATGTATTTACATATATCACAAATGCATATAGTCAAGCCAACTCTGCGGCAACCTACGCCAATGGTGCATTTGTTCAGGCTAATGCTGCGTTCTTACAGGCTAATACACCAGATTATGTTGCCAACTCGGCAGCGTTATACGCTAATGGTGCCTTTGCACAAGCAAACGCTGCGTTCAATGCTGCTAATACTGGCTCAGCATACTATATTAGAAATGGTACCAGTAACGTCTATTTCTCTGGAAGTAATGGTAACATTCTGGCCAACGTTGCGGGAAATACAGTTGTAACCGTTACCGCTTCAGGAATAATAACATCCGGATCAGGAACCGGTGATATTTCTGGTGCGAATAACATTTATTCCAATAATTTTATTGGTGCTAATGGTATAGTAGTTGCTGGAATAAATGTTGTAACATATCTACAATCAGCATTTGGTCAAGCAAACTCAGCAGCAACTTATGCTAATGCGGCCTTTACACAGGCAAATACTGATGTTACAAATATTAGTGTAACCGCCGGACAATATGGTAACACCACTACAATTCCTGTCATTACGATTGCGGCCAATGGTCGTATTACTGCAATCAGTAATGCTGCGGTAAGTGGTGGCGGTGGTGCTTCTGGTTCTTATATCTATAATGGAACCAGTAATGTTTATTTCTCCGGAAGTAACGGCAATATTATTGCTAACGTTGCTGGTAATACAATTGTTACTGTTACTGCTAATGGTCTTGTTACGAGTGGTGTTAGTGGTGATATTTCTGGCGCCAATAATATTTCGGCAAACTCATTCATTACAACCGGATCTGGTGGTAATATAACCGGCGCCAACAATATATACGCCAACTCGTTCATTGGTGCCAACGGTGCGGTAATTGCTGGTATCAATGTTGTACCATATTTGCAGTCTGCATTTGGTCAAGCAAATTCCGCAGCAACATATGCTAACGGAGCTTTTACACAGGCTAATGCGGCATACAATCAATCAAACACTTATATATGGCCAGCAGCCAATTCAGCTGGTTCATATGCCAATGCGGCCTTTACACAGGCAAATACTGATGTAACAAATATCAGTATAACGTCCGGTACATATGGTAATTCAACTTATATTCCTATCATTACAGTTTCGGCTAACGGTAGAATTAATACAATTAGTACCGTTGCAGCTTCTGGTGGAGGAGGCGGTTCTGGTTCTTACATCTATAATGGAACAAGTAACGTATACTTCACAACAACAAATGGTAACATTGTTGCAAACGTTGCTGGTAATACGATTGTAACTATTACATCAGCAGGTTTGACAACATCTGGTGCCGGTTCAGGTGATATTTCTGGTGCAAATAACGTCTACGCCAACAATCTCATTGGTGCCAACGGTGCGGTAATTGCTGGTATCAATGTTGTACCATATTTGCAGTCTGCATTTGGACAAGCGAATGCTGCATTTAATGCTGCTAATACAGGCGGCTCAGCATACTATATTAGAAATGGTACCAGTAACGTCTATTTCTCTGGAAGTAATGGTAACATTCTGGCCAATGTTGCTGGTAATACAATTGTTACTGTTACTGCCAATGGTCTTGTTACGAGTGGTGTTAGTGGAGATATTAGTGGTGCCAACAACATCTCTGCAAATTCGTTTATAACAACTGGTTCAGGCGGCAATATAACCGGCGCCAATAGTATTTATGCCAACTCATTCATTGGTGCCAACGGTGCGGTGATTGCTGGCGTTAATGTTGTACCATTTTTAACTGCTGCGTTTTTACAAGCAAATACTCCAAGTTATACGGCCAATTCCGCTGCAACATATGCCAATGGTGCTTTTATACAAGCAAATACAGCAACAACCAATGCGGCAACAGCCGACTCTAAGGCAGTATCGGCAGGTTCATATGCGAACTCCGCCTTTGGTGTGGCCAATTCAGCAGCAACATATGCCAATGGTGCTTTTGCACAAGCGAATGCTGCTTTCAATGCTGCCAATACAGGTGGTTCAGCTTACTATATTAGAAATGGCACCAGTAACGTTTATTTCTCTGGTGCCAATGGTAATATTCTTGCCAATGTTGCTGGTAATACCGTATTGACCATCTCATCATCCGGAATGATAACCTCAGGTTCTATTCCTGGTGATATTTCTGGTGCAAATAACATCTATTCTAATACAATAATTGCCTATAGTAGTGCAACAGTTGCTGGTGTTAACGTTGTTCCATATATTCAATCTATATTCACACAAGCCAATTCTGCTTATGGTTCACAGAACACAACTGGAACATATGCTAACGCTGCGTTCACCGTAGCAAATACTGCAAACACAACTGCAACATCAGCTGGTTCATATGCCAATGCGGCCTTCATACAGGCAAATACCGATGTAACAAACATTAGTATTACATCTGGTACATATGGCAATGCAACTTATATTCCTATTGTTACAGTTTCTGCAAATGGTAGAATTAATTCCATCAGTACCATTGCATCCGCTGGTGGCGGTGGCGGCGCAGGTACAGACCAATATGCAAGAGATACTGCAAACGCAGCCTTCATAAAAGCCAACTCAGCCTATGCACAGGCAAATACTGGAGGAGGTGGAGGTGGTGCAGGTTCATCCGTTATTGCAGTTGATACCTATACAGCTAACGGCGCACAAACGACCTTTGCATTATCATATTCAACATCATCAAACAATGTGATTGTTAATATTGATGGTGTATTACAATTAAAGTCTGCATATTCCGTTTCAGGAAACACAATCACATTTACTGGAACTCCAGCAAATACTGCGGTTGTTGAAATAACAACACTAACTGGAACAAATCTAAGTTATTATAACAGAACTTATACTGGTGATAATACATCAACAACATTTACCACGACAACTGGTGTTTCTAATGCAAGCATTATTGTTACAGAAAACGGTGTTGTTCAAGAACCTGGTGTTGATTACTATATAAGTGGTGCGAATGTAATCTTTACAACTGCACCATCAACTGGTGTGAAAATTGGAATCCGTGAATTAGCATCTACTGCTCTTGTTAGTGCAAATATTCAATTTGCTTACGATCAAGCTAATGCAGCATTCTTGAAAGCAAATACACCGGATTATGTTGCCAACTCGGCTGCATTATATGCTAACGGTGCTTTTGCACAAGCCAATGCTGCATACAATCAGGCAAATACCGACTACACAACAATTACAGTTACTGGCGGTGTATACGGAAATTCAAATACAATTCCAGTAATTACTGTTGCAGCTAACGGCCGTATTACTGCTATAAGTAATGTGGCGAGCTCTGGTGGTTCAGGTGGCGGCGGCGGTGTAAATCAAACCACAACAATAATATTAGCGAAAATATTCAGTTAAGGAATAAAAAATGGCAAACCCTAATTTAGGAACAGTGACTTCAATAATTGGTGACACCATTACTGCGGCGTTAACTACGACCACCACAACAACCTTGTTGGCTGGAGTTACAAATAAATCAATTAAAGTGAATAGTATAATTGTTTCAAACATAAATGGAACAAACTCAGCCAGTTGTACTTTTAGTTTTTATGATGGAACAAACGATAGATATTTTTCTTATCTAATAACCATACCAGCAGGAAGTTCGGTTGTATTGATTGATAAGAACAACGGTTTCTACATCAAAGAAGGTTGTGAAATTCGTGGTGGTGCAAGTTTGAACTCCTATTTAAATGCTTTGATTAGCTATGAGACCATGAGTTAAGGAATAAAAATGCCTAGAATAAACGGAAATGGTGGAGTTACAGGTAGTATCAATAAGCCCTTATTTTATGCAACTACAGGTATTTGGAGTTTATTGGATGTTGAAGCAAATAAAAGAAGTGGTCAATGGCCGTCTGCTATTGGCACAGTTAGTGTTATAGTTCCATGTGCTGGAGGTAATAACGTAGCTGCTTATCCATTTACTCCAGGAACTGGATTTGGCACTAGATATGCAGCTCCAGCTACCATACCAGCCGGCAGCGGAAGATCATCAGTATTTCATCCTTCAGGTACAGACATAATAATTGGAAGTCAATCAAACAGTCCTTGGATCCAAGCGTATCCTTGGTCCTCAAATGGATTTGGTACCAAATATAGTGATCCAACCACTACGCCTGGTTACGATGTGACTTCATTAACAATGCATACTACCGGCCAAGCAATTGTGGGAACTCTAACCGGTGGTAATAATATGATAGGATACAGATATGCTGTTGGAGTTGGAATAGGTAATACCTATAGCAATCCAGCCACATTACCTCAGGGAACCGGAGGTTATACCGCAGCATTCAGTCCAAGTGGCGCAGATGTTTACGTTAGTTCAAATGCATCTCCATATCATCAGGCTTATCCTTTTAATGTAACAAGTGGATTTGGCACCAAATATGTCACCCCATCTGGTGGTCCAACATCAACCACTACGGGAGTGACGTTCAATACGACTGGAAGTGATGCGATTTATGGATACATAGGAGGATCATCTCCATATTATGGTATATTTCCATTCACTTCAGGTTCAGGTTTTGGTACGAAAATCACCCCAACTGCGGCAAATTCAGCCGTTTGGTCTCTTGGATTTAATCCGACCGGATCACATCTAGCTGCGGGTCAGAACTCAACCGTCCGAGTAGATTTTTTCCCGTACACTAATGGAAGCGGAACAGGTACAAGATTCGCTACTGTGATTCCTAATACATTATCACGCACGACTTTCCAGGTGTCATGGAGTCCAACCGGTAACGACTTTTTCTTTGCCGAAGGAGGAACTCCAAATATTGAAGCTTGGACATGGTCAAATGGAATTGGTACAAAATATAATAATCCAGGTAGTTTACCTGAGGGCAACGGTCAAGGAGTGTCAGTTGCTGCAGTTGCAGCTTAATTTTATTAAAGGAAATAATTATGGACTTTTACACAATCAATCAACAAAAACATTACGAAATCGTGGCTTCAGCCATTGTTGGACGTGAACTAGAAATTTATCATTATGATTTAAATATTACAAATTATCAAGCAATGTTAACAACATTGCCTCAAGGAGATTGGCCAGAAAATTTGGTACAATATCAAAAAATGTCTGCTGAAGAAATTCCTCATGATGTTCATGATGAAGTTATTAATTATCAATATCGTGATAGACTATCGTTACTATTGAAAACCGAAAAAGCAGAAAGAAATAAAACTTATTTGGTTTATCAAGCTTTGTTGTCTCAGCTTCCAGAAGATCAAAAAGAAGCATTAATTGCTGCTGCACACGAAAAAATCCAAGCACTACAATAAAATAACAATCTAAAATCACAATAAATATTTGTAGTGTTTTAAGAGAAAATAATGACAACAAAAATTTCCGTTTACAATTTGGGTCCATCAGTCACAACAGCAATTGGTTCTGGTGGTGGTCCAAAAATACAAACAATCGTTTATCCAGGAAATGACACCGCAGTTAATACGGCTGGCGGTGATGTTGTTATTTTAACTGGTAGTGGTTTTGTTACTGGATGTACTATCGTTATCAATGGTTCACTAGCAGGTTCAGTAACATTCAACAGTTCATCAAATGTCCAGTTCACCGCACCTGCACAATCTTCTGGTGGTTATCCAATTTATTTGGTGAATCCAGATGGTGGTACAGCGATTGCTGTTCCTGGTCTCCAATATAGTGGTGTTCCAAATTGGTCAACAGCGGCAGGTACTTTAGGTTCTGTATATGAAACAACTGGATTTGCAAATACAGTAATTGCTTCTGGTGATGCACCAATCACATATAGTGTTTATAGTGGTTCATTGCCTACTGGCGCATCTTTGAATTCTTCAAACGGATACATCAGCGGCACAAGTTCTGCAACAGCCAGTTCAACCACATATAACTTTACCATCAGAGCAACAGACGCACAAAACCAAGATACAGACCGTGCGTTCTCCTTGACAGTTAACCCTGATGTGGTCACATGGAGCAGTCCTGCAAATAACGTAGTATATTCAGTTGGTCAAAACTCTGCAATTTCAAACGTGTCGTTGACAGCCACAAGTGCGGCAGGTTATGGTGTTCAGTATTCAGCGAACACATTGCCAACAGGATTAACTTTAAGTGGTAGTACAATCAGCGGAACACCTACTGTTCTTGGAAATACAAATTCATTGATTACTGCAACATCAAACACAACAAGCAGAACTGCACAACAGATTATTAATTGGGTTGTTACTGTTGGTGGAGATTTGTATATGCCATATGTGGCCACACTATTAAGTGCAAACACAAGTACGAGCACATACATCAGTGATGCAAGCACAAACAATTTTGCAATTACACCAGTTGGATCAGTAAAACCAAATAACTTTAATCCACTTCAAGGTGGTTATTATAGTAATTATTTTGATGGTAGCACAAGTGCACTAACATTCAGTAATCCCACGGCCTTAGGCAGTGGAAGTTTTACCATGGAATGTTGGGTTTATTTGTTAGGCACGCCAAGTGTAAACTATTGGATCTATGGTTATAGAAACGGTGCTGATACAAGTCCATACTTATTCATTAATAGTTCAAGAGTGCCCATATTTGGTGGCGATATCAGTAACTTTGTCACCGGTACAGCCATACCTCTTAATACTTGGACACATATAGCAGTGGTTAGAAATGGCACTGCAATGACCCTATATCAAAACGGTGTTAGCACCGCTACGGCCACAACCAGTCAAAATTTTAGTTATACTGGCTCCAACGGAATTGGAAAATCTATAACCTCCACTGCTTATTACCTAAACGGCTATATTTCTAATTTTAGAATCGTTTCGGGCACTGCGGTTTATACTAGTGCCTTTACTCCGCCTACTGCACCTCTCACAGCCATTTCTGGTACAAATTTATTGACCTGTCAAAGTTACAACTTCTTAGATAATAGTACAAATGCTATAGCAATTACCAACACTGGATCACAAATATCAAGTTACATACCATTTGTACCCGGCAGCAGTTATGCAACATATGGTTCAACATATTTTAATGGTAGTACGGATTATTCAACCGTTGCTGATAACGCATCACTACAGATGGGATCATCAGATTTTACATATGAGGCCTGGATTTATCCAACTTCGGCACCAAATGCTTATAACTCAATTTTTTACAAACGTGCCAGTAGTGCAAATTACTCAGGTGTTGGAATAGCTATTAAAAGCACAGGAGTTTTTTCTGTATTGGTAGCTAGTAATTCTTCAACATGGGGAATTGCAGATGAAAGTTCGGCTACCTTTCAATTAAATGTATGGCAACATATTGCTGTTGTTAGAAGCGGAAGTAATTTTTATTTTTATGTAAATGGTGTCCGAAAAATAAGCACCACTATTGCTTTTAGTGTGTATGATAGTGGTGCAGCACAAGCAATTGGATGCGGAGCAGCGGATGGATCCCAACCATTTACTGGTTATATTAATGGTGTCAGAATTGTAAAAGGAACAGCTATTTACACAGCGGCATCTTTTACGCCACCGGCCGCACCACTAACCGCAGTTGCAAATACAAGTTTGTTGACCTACCAAAACAACACGCCTGTAACAAGCAGCGTTTTTGTTGACAACAGCACTAACAACTTTCCAATCACACGCAACGGTGACACAAACGCAGGAACATTTAGTCCTTATGGTGCAGGTTGGAGTAATTATTTTAATGGTAGTGGAGATTATTTGTCGTTTCCGTATAACAGCACTAATTTTCAATTTGCTGGAGATTTTACTGTTGAGTGTTGGGTAAATTTAACCGCTCGACTTGTATCTTATCCAACGATATTTTCAAATTATAGTACGTTCGCAGCCAACGGACTTCTTGCTCTTTTTGCTGGGCATGCCGCCTCTACAACCAAGTATTCTGTTTCAATTAACGGGACTGATGGTGTTTTGGTGAGTTCTTCCACAATTTCATATGGGACATGGACACATCTTGCAATTTCCCGTAGTGGTAGCACAGTTAAACTTTTTGTAAACGGAGCGGTTGAGGCAACTGCAACGAACTCAACAACTATTACAGGAACTTCTAACTCATGGTGGATTTCTGCTGCCGGTGATGCGCCTACAACAACAAATATACAGGGGTATATCAGCAACTTCCGCATAGTAAAAGGCACCGCACTCTATACCGCAGCATTTACACCAGGCACCTCGCCATTGCAAGCGATTGCAAATACAAGTGTGTTGACATGCCAAAGTCCAAATTTTGTAGATAATAGTGGTAACAACTTTGCGTTAACAGTAAACGGATCACCCAAGGTATACAAATATAATCCATTCGGAATCACAACATTATCTACACCATACTATGGTGCGTATTTTAATGGTAGTTCGGATTATTTGACTCTTCCAGCAAACTCCGCATTTAGTTTAGGAACAGGAGATTTTACATTTGAAGCCTGGGTGTTTCCTACAGGAACAAATGCATCAGCTATGCCTATCATTGAAATAAGAACATCTGGAGCCAATGCAACTGGAATAGCATTTTTAAGAACAGGTAATGCATCAACATTAAATGTTTATACAAACGGAGCTTTTGTTGGAGCGTCATCATCTTCATTAACATTAAATGCATGGAATCATGTTGCGTTAGTTAGAAGTGGAAGTGGAAGTAACAACTGCACATATTATATAAATGGAACAGCAGCTGGCACATTTACAAATACAGCAAACCTTACTGACGGATCAACCACTGGACCTAAGATTGGTGGATCCACATCAGCAGGTGAAGTCTGGATAGGGAGCATGTCTAATGTTCGTATAACTAAAGGACAGGCACTGTACACTGGAACATTTACTCCTAGTACCTCACCGTTGACTACAACAAGCCAAGGTGCAACAGCAAGTAATGTGAGTGCATTGATTTTGCAAAATTCCACATTCATTGATAATTCACCAAATAACTTTGCAGTTACAGCAGCCACAACCACAGTTAAACCAACAAGATTTAGTCCATTCACATTAAGTTATTCTACACAACAACAATACAGTTCAACTGTGTTGGATGGCAGTGCATATTTTGATGGTACTGGAGACAATTTGACTATACCTACAAATGCTGCCTTTGAAATTGGTAGTGGAACTTTTACCATAGAACTATGGATAAATCCATCGTCGCTTAAAGGTTATCAAGGTATCTTGGGCAAAACTGGTGCGGCTGATTTAAACGGGTGGATTTTATATTTTGAAACAAATAATTCCATAAACTTTAACACAGGTAATGGTAGCTGGACCGTGTCTTTGAATGGCGGTGCGGTTGTACCACTTAACCAATGGACTCATGTTGCTGTAACCAAAGATTCTAGCAATGTTTATAGATTGTTCGTTAACGGCAATCAAGTGGCCACCACTACAAATGCACTTACAACCAACACTACCTCTGGTTTATTTTACATAGGTAAATGGCCTTACTTTCCTAGCTATGCATCCACCATGGACTTTGGTGGATATATGAGCAACATTCGTATAATTAAAGGTACAGCACTCTATACCAGCGCCTTTGTGCCACCTACATCACCCGTAACACCAGTACAAAATACAACATTGTTAGTGAGTGCTGCAAATGGTGGTATCATTGACAGCAGTATGCAAACAAACTTTGAAACATTTGGAGATGCAAGAATTTCAACCGCTGTTACAAAATTTACCGGTGGTTCTAGCATATATTTTGATGGTACTGGGGATTATTTAACTACATCATTGAATCAAAATTTACAATTTGGAACTGGAGATTTCACCGTAGAATGTTGGTCATATCTTCTAAGCAAAGTTACAAATTATCCATGTATTTTTGGTAATTACAACAGTTATACAACCGGCGCTTTGTCTTTATTTGCAGGACACAATTCCGGCACCAACACACTATATCAAGTTGCTGTTAACGGAGCTACTTTCCCAGTTATTCAAAGCACCACAGCAATATCATATAACAACTGGGTACATCTAGCAGTAGTTAGAAGTAGTGGTGTCATCACTTTATATGTTAATGGTGTGGCCAACGGAACATATTCATTCTCCGGTGCGTTGAACGGAGTTGGTTCAAATTTCTGTATTGGTACTGCTTTTGATAACATTACGAACGGTTACATCAATGGTTACCTAAGTGATTTCCGTGTGACAAAAGGTTATGCTCGTTATACCGCAAACTTCACACCATCAACAGTTCCATTTAGTCCTCGTTGATAAATATTATATAATTTAATTTAACAAAACATGGCATTAACATTTATTAAATCAACAGGAATAGCAAACAGCCAAGCGTATGTCTTTGGCTCAGCCAACGTTACGGGAAACGTAGTCGCTGGCTCCGTCCTAACAAATAGTTTGTTATATGCCAATGGTTCTCCTTATGTTACTGCTAGTGGCGGCGGTAGTAGCGGCAGCACAATTTACAGCCGTTCAAGCCAAACTGCAACGGCAAACCAAAATACGTTTACAGTTGCATATACAACAGGTGCACCATTAGAAGTATTCTTAAACGGCGTATTATTAAATAGTGCAGACTATAGTGCAACAAACGGAACAACAATTGTATTGACTGATGTTGCAGTAGCAAACGATTTAATTGAATTTGTTACATATAGCAACACTTCAATATCCAGCCTTACAATGGCTAACGTAGCAACAATAAATAGTACGAACTTAACATCCAACTTAACAATTTCCGCAGGTTATAGTGCAATGAGTGTGGGTCCATTAAGCATTGCAAACAACGTAGTCATCAGCATAGCTAGCGGACAGAAATGGGTGATATTGTAAAATGGCAACCAAAGCAAGACAATTAGGATCTATAGTCGCCACGGGCGGCAGTGTTATTACCGAAATTGGTACTACTGCTCAGCGATCATCATCACCATCAAATGGTGCTATGCGTATTAATACTTCAACAGGATATCTAGAAATTTATTATAATGGTATTTGGTCAACAATTAAAAACCTAGCCCCTCCTGTTTTCAGTTCAGGAGGAAATGGTATACTTTCTTCTAGCGGTCTTTATAATTATTACACATTTAGCACAACAGGCAACACATCCATTACATTGTCCACAGGAGGACAAGTTGATATTTTTGCAGTAGGTGGTGGCGGTGGTGGCGGCGGAACTGATGCATCAATTTATGGTGCTGGTGGCGGCGGTGGAGCCGCAGTTATTGGCACTTTCACACTCGCTGCCGGAACTTATACCGTATCTGTTGGTGGTGGAGGCGGTGCAGGATCATCCAACGTCACAGGTACAGGAGGTGGTGCGGCCGGAGCAAATGGAGGCGGCGCAGGCGGAAATGCCGGTGGCAGCGGTGCTTCTGGTGGAGGCGGAGGTGGTGGAGGTTGGTCTGGAATCCGAGATAGCAACGGAAATTTTTTACTTGTGGCCGGCGGCGGTGCAGGTGGCGGCGGCTCAAACGAAGGTGTTGCAAATGATGTGGCAACCGCTGGCGGCGGCGTTCAAAATAACGGCGCCAATGGCACCAATAGTACCGGCGCTAACGGATCCGCATATAGCGGCGATGGCGGTGGCTGGGGTGGTGGTGGCGGTGGATATTATGGCGGTGCAGGACAAAACACTACAAGTGGCGCAAGCAGTGGAGGTGGAAATTATAATACAGGAACAAATACATCATCAGCAAATGGAAATTCCGGTAGCGTAGGAAGCAGTTCGCCTGTTTCCGGTGGTGGTGTACCTAATACACAGTTCACAACTTGGAGTGGAACTGGTGGAGCAGGCGGAAGTTCTGCTTCCAATGGCAGTAATGGTCTAGTAATAATAAGATGGTAAATTCTATTAATTTGATAACATATACAGCATAAATCATGGCAAGCATAATCAACGCATCAACAACATCCACATCAGGCCTAGTATATTCGGCTGATGCCAGCGGAGTATTGCAGTTACAAAGTAATGGTACAACTGGTTTGACAGTAGATACCGCAGCCAACGTTTCAACCGCAAACTTATCAGTAACAGGCACTTTAACTGTGGCTGGTAATGTAATAGCAAAAAGTTTTTCAACTGTTCAAACTACTACTTCAGGAACAAGTAAAGATTTCACCGGCATACCAAGTTGGGCTAAAAAAGTTACATTCATGTATTATAATTGCCAGACCAACGGAACTTCCAATCCAATCATTCAATTAGGCACCAGCGGAGGCGTTGTCACTAGTGGTTATATAAGCTCAGGAGCAGCTACCAACGGTGGAGCAGGTTCGTCAGCACAATATACGAATGGATTTGGTCTAGGTGGTGGCGTCGCAGCAACGAGTATATGGTCGGGAATAATGACTATTATGAATATTTCAGGCAACACTTGGGTGGCTTCAACAAGCGGCGCATATAACGATGCATCTTATGTTAGTGCGGGTGGAGGATACGTAACTCTAAGTGGTCCGTTAACTAGTATTAGATACACTACAGTTGGTGGAACCAGTACATTGACTGCTGGAAACACCAACATCATGTATGAATAAGGATTAATCATGCCATACGGAACATTAGCAACAGACGCAATATCAACATCAGGTAATTTGGCAGTTACAGGTAATGTAACAATATCCGGATCTTTAACTTTAGGAACATGGACTACTGCTGGACGTCCGAGTAGTCCAAGTAATGGTCAAATGGGATTAAACACCACTTTGGGATATATTGAGTGGTATAGTTCAACATTTTCATCGTGGTTTCCAATTTATCAAGCCGCAACATACACCGCAAATTATTTGATAGTAGCTGGCGGAGGCGGTGGCGGTAGATATTACGGTGGTGCTGGCGGTGCCGGCGGCCTTTTGAGTGGCATAACAAATTTATCGTTAGGAACAACATATAGTTTTATTGTTGGTGGTGGTGGAGCAGGTAACAATGGCCAAACAGCTACTACTAATATGATTGGTACTCAAGGCACTTCATCTACAGGATTAGGTTTAACTGCTATCGGTGGTGGTGCCGGTAACGGAAGTAATAGTGGAGGATACACCGGTGGATCCGGTGGTTCTGGTGGTGGATCCGGCGGCACAGGTAGTACTGCAACAGGTGGTTCTGGAACAAGCGGACAAGGAAATGCTGGTGGTACTGCAAGCGGCAGTGGTGGCGGCGGCGGAGGAGGTGCTGGTGGTGCTGGCGCAAACGGCGCAACCAACACAGGCGGTGCAGGCGGTGTTGGCCTTGCTTCCACAATTACAGGATCTTCTGTGTATTATGCCGGCGGCGGCGGTGGTTCATCCGCTACTATTGGTACAGGTGGTTCTGGTGGAGGTGGAAACGGCGCAAACGATTCACAAGCAGGTACTGCCGGATCAACAAACACTGGTGGTGGAGGCGGCGGTGGTTCTTTTGCTAGCGCATCAAATTTTCCAGGTTCAGCTGGTGGTTCAGGAGTTATAATTCTTTCGGTACCTACTGTTTATTATACTGGAAACACAACAGGTTCACCTACAGTTACAACAAGTGGTTCAAATACTATTTTAAAATTTACTTCTTCAGGATCATACACGGCATAAATCATGGCACTAATACTAGACGGCACAAATGGAATAACATTACCAACATGGACTACTGCTGGACGTCCGAGTAATCCTAGTAATGCTCAAATAGGTTTTAATACTACATTAGGATATCCTGAATGGTATAGTTCATCATATTCTAGTTGGTTTCCGGTGTTTCAAGGCCCTCAGTACAGCATTGATTATTTGATAGTCGCTGGTGGCGGTGGTGGTGGCCAAACAATTGGTGGTGGAGGAGGTGCCGGAGGATATTTAACATCATCAGGCATTGTCAATGTTACTCCTCTGACAGCATATACTATAACTATTGGTGCTGGCGGTGCAGGAGCAGCAGGTAGTGGCACTTACAGTAGTGGAGGTGGTACTGTTGGATCAAACTCATCCGTGATAATCTCTAGCACCGTTACAGCAATTGGCGGCGGCGGCGGAGGTAACTATAGCGATGCTAGCAATGGATCTACTTCTGGCGGCTCAGGTGGTGGCGCCGGTGCAGGTCCATACGGTGCAGGTTCGTCTGGAACGGCAGGACAAGGTAATGCAGGTGGACCTGCAAATAATAATACAAATGATGGTGGCGGTGGAGGTGGCGCAGGCGCAGTTGGCGGCACCGCTACTAACGGTACCGCTGGTGCTGGTGGCGCTGGCTTAAATTGGCAAAGTTTAGGTACTTATTACGCAGGCGGCGGTGGAGGTGGTGCAAGAAACCCAGGCGGTAATGCTGGCGGTGCCGGTGGTAACGGAGGTGGTGGAGCAGGTGGATACGCAGCCACAGGCACCGCCGGAACTGTTAATACTGGCGGTGGTGGTGGAGGTGGTGGATATAACAACTCTGGAGCTGCTCAATACGGAGGTGGTGCAGGTGGTTCTGGTGTTGTTATTATTCGTTACGCCGGAACACAAAAAGGCACAGGAGGCACAATCACTTCTTCAGGTGGATATACATATCATACCTTCACCAGTTCAGGAACATATACGGCATAAGATAAATAATTGTTTAACACTTAAACTTTTTTTAACGAGGAAAAACATGGCACATTTTGCACAATTGGATGATAATAACATTGTAACACAAGTAATTGTTGTTGGTAATGGTGAACTGCTAGATGAGAATGGTGTGGAACAAGAGAGCAAAGGCATTGCTTTCTGCCAATCACTTCTCGGTGGAAACTGGAAACAAACAAGTTACAATGCAAACATTAGAAAGAACTATGCAGGTATTGGTTACACATACGATGCCGATAGAGATGCTTTCATTCCATCTAAGCCTTTCAACAGTTGGATTCTAAACGAAGATACTTGCCAATGGGAAGCACCTGTTGCAAGACCGGATGACGGAAAGTTTTATGTTTGGAATGAAGAAACAACTTCTTGGGATGTAGTTGTAATAGAATAAAATGCCAATTACAATTGGATCAGGTATCACACTTGGTGCCTTCAATTTAACTCTGCTGCCTAATGGTTGGAGCGCAACACCACCAACAGTAGAGTACTTGGTTGTTGCTGGCGGTGGACCTGGCGGTGGCCACTATGGTGGTGGCGGCGGTGCAGGCGGATATCTAACTGGAACTTTATCAGTTAACCCAAGTACACCCTACACAATTACTATTGGTGGCGGTGGAACATCAGTTAGTGGTGGTGGCACAAAAGGTACCAACGGTTCAAACTCAGTTTTTGCAACAGTTACAACTATAGGTGGCGGTGCCGGCGGTTCAAGAGACGGTAATTTCGCTGGAAACAGCGGAGGATCAGGTGGAGGTGGTGGCGGTGATGATACTGATCCTGCTGGTGGTTCTGGCACAGTTAGCCAAGGCAATAATGGAGGTCAAGGTAATGGTACCGGAACAACAGCATCAATCGGCGGCGGCGGAGGTGGTGCCGGAGCAGTTGGTAGTCCTGGTGTTGGCATAAGTTCAGGTACTTCAGCTGGCGGTGTCGGTTTACAATCAAGTATTAGTGGCAGTGCTACATACTATGCAGGCGGCGGTGGCGGTGGTTCACAAGCTACTACAGCCGGTGCCGGTGGCAATGGTGGCGGCGGAACCGGTGGGTTTAATGCCGGCAATGGTACAGCAGGAACAACAAATACTGGCGGTGGCGGCGGCGGTGCTGGTCAGTCTGGTTCTGGATCAGCGTCTGGTGCAGGTGGATCTGGTGTTGTTATCATTCGTTATGCAGATTCTTATCCGGCCGCAACAAGTACCACAGGTACGCCAACAATTACAGTTGCTGGTGGTTACAGAGTATACAAATTTACCGGATCAGGTTCAATTACGTTCTGATGAATTAGGAAATAAAGATGGCTTTTAATATTGGACCAGGAATATCATTCGGCAATTTAAATATTACTGTATTGCCTAATGGGTATTCAAGTACAGTTTCAATTAACTATTTGATTGTAGCTGGTGGTGGCAGTTCAAGTTGGGGTGGGGGTGCTGGCGGCGGCCTAGTATATTCATCAACAGCAACAACATTAAACACAGGAACAACCTATAATATAGTTGTTGGTGCTGGCGGCACTTCTGGTACCGATGGTAGCGACTCAACTTTTTTAGGTTGTACCGCAACAGGTGGCGGCCGAGGAGGCGCCAGCACCGGGTTTAGTGGAGGTTCTGGTGGAGGAGGAGGTGTAAATTCTCCTCGTACAGGCGGATCATCAACACAAACCACAAGTTATCCATCAGTTAATGGCGTTGGATTAGGTAATATTGGTGGTAACGGTGCCGCTGGCGTGCTACTTGGAGGCGGCGGTGGTGGTGCTGGTGCAGCTGGAGGTGACGCCTCAGATCCCGTTTCTGGATCTGGCGGAAATGGTTATCAATCGTCAATTACCGGAACCGCCCTGTATTATGCAGGCGGCGGTGCAGGAGGATATAGTGGCAGTGGAAAAAGTGGTGGTGGTGGAGGATTAGGATCCGTATCCAACTTACATAACGCCGGAGGTGGTGCTAATGGATCATCAGGTAATGGCGGTGCTGGAGTTGTTATTATATCGGCACCGTCTAGTGCTGTTGCTGTTACTACTGGTTCACCAACAATAACCACATCTGGCGCAAATAAAATATATAAATTCACCGGTTCAGGTTCAATTACATTCTAATGATTTAAGGAAAATATAATGTCAATAGTAATAGGACCAGGAATCGCATGGAGTTCAGGCGTTCAAATACTAGCAGAAATAACAGCACCATTATTAATAGATTATTTGGTGGTTGCTGGTGGCGGAGGTGGAGGCAGCGGAGCTTCAGCAGCTGACAACGGTGGCGGAGGTGGTGCTGGAGGTTATCTTTCAGCCACCTCATATTCTGCCAATCAAGGTTCAAGTTTTACTGTAACTGTTGGCGCAGGCGGCGCAGCAAACGCAGCCGGTTCAAATAGTGTCTTTGGAATATTTACCGCAATAGGTGGAGGCCTTGGCGGCGGCCAAGCCAATCATAATGGTGGCAACGGTGGTTCAGGTGGTGGTGGCGGTCCAAATGCTGCAGGTAGAGCTGCTGGTTTGGGTACAGCAGGACAAGGAAATAATGGTGCAGCTGGTAATCCAAACAATCCGTTTCAAGGCGGCGGTGGAGGTGGCGCTGGCCAAGCAGGGAACACCAATGGTACAGGTTATGGTGGTAACGGACTACAAACGTCAATAAGCGGAACTGCAACTTATTATGCCGGCGGTGGTGGCGGCGGCGCTGATGCATCTCCAGGATCAGGCGGATTAGGTGGTGGCGGATCAGGTGTTGTTTACAGTAGCGGTGTTGGCGGAGGTGCTGGCACAGTTAACACTGGCGGTGGAGGAGGCGGCGGTGCATCACAAGGTAGTTCTATTCCTGGTGGAGCTGGCGGATCAGGAATTGTAATTGTTCGTTATGCAGACAGCTATCCAGCAGCAACTTCTACAACAGGTTCACCTACTGTAACCGTTTCTGGCGGGTACAGAATATATAAATTCACCAGCTCAGGTTCAATTACTTTTTGATAATTAGGAAAAATAATGGCATTAGTAATAACAGGCGGAGTTTCTTGGAGTACAGGTATTAATATAATATCTGAAACATCTCCAGCTTCAGCACCACCAACAGTAGAATATCTTGTTGTTGCTGGTGGAGGCGGTGGCGGATGGTATTGGGGGGGTGGAGGCGGAGCCGGTGGATATAGAACTGCTGCTGGTTATTCTGTTTCTGGTGGCACAACTTATACTGTTACAGTTGGTGCAGGCGGCGCAAAACGAGCTGCAGGAGCGAATTCGGTATTTGATACAATAACATCAACTGGTGGAGGACCAGGCCAAAACGGCGGCAGCGATTTAGGTGCTGCCAGACCAGCTCCAGGTGGTTCAGGCGGCGGCGCATCATTTTACAACGGTAGAGGTGGTTTGGGAAATACACCTTCAACTTCACCATCTCAGGGTTATAACGGTGGAGATACGAATAATCCAGGTTACGGTACTGGCGCTGGTGGCGGTGGGGCAGGCGCCGTTGGAGGAAGCGTAACTGGTGCTGGGCCAGCAGGAAACGGTGGTATAGGTGTACAATCAAGCATATCAGGAACTGCAACATATTATGCAGGAGGCGGTGGCGGTGGAATAGAATCTGGTAGTAACAGTGCTGGAACAGGCGGATCAGGTATCGGCGGTAATGGCGGCAAAGATGGCGGATCTAATGCCACCGCTGGAGCGACAAACACAGGTAGTGGAGGCGGAGGTGCCGGTAGTGGCGGAGCCGCAACAGAAACGGGTTTAGGTGGTTCCGGTGTTGTGATCGTTCGTTATGCAGATAGCTATCCAGCAGCAACTTCTACAACAGGTTCACCTACTATAACAGTTGCTGGTGGTTATAGAGTATATAAATTCACCAGCTCAGGTTCAATTACATTCTAAAGGTTTGAAATGGGTATTACGATAGGGCCAAATATTACAATAGGACCAAGAATTCTGATTGATGAAGTGCCAACAGGTCAAGCAGAATACACGACAGCCGGAACTTATACATGGACTGCACCAACGGGTGTAAAAAGTGTTTGTGTGGTCTGCGTTGGTGGAGGCGGTGGCGGTGGATGGAATACAGGTGCAAGTTATAGTGGCGGCGGTGGTGCTGGCGGCGGCCTTGGATGGAAAAATAATATAGCAGTAATCCCTGGACAAAGTTATACTGTTGTAGTAGGTGCCGCTGGCAGCGGCAAGAATGGCTCAAGTCCAGGAGGATTTGGAAGTCAAAAAGACGGTGATCCTGGCGGTAATAGTTACTTTATAAATTCCTCAACAGTTGCAGGCCTTGGCGGCGCCGGCGGCATGGGTCGGCACGATTCTACAACTGTTTCAGGTGGCACTTATGTAGGTGATGGAGGAGGCAACGGTGGAGATACTCTTCCTGCTGCAAATCTAAACGGAAGCGCTGGAGCTGGTGGTTATTCTGGTAATGGTGGTGCCGGCTGTACTTCCGGAACCAGTGGTAACGGCAGTGGTGGAGGTGGAGGTGGTTCTCGGGATAAAGCCGGCGGGGGTGTAGGAATATATGGTCAAGGGACAAGTGGAAGTGTGGCTACCACTATAGGTGGTGGCGGCGGTTCTGGTGGCAGTGATGGTGGAACGGGAACTGGTAGTCTTGCTGGTTTCGGTGGAAGTTATGGTGGTGGCGGGGGAGGATTGAACACCAGCGATAGCACACCAAGTTATAAATCAGGCGATGGCGGCGGTGGAGCAGTACGTATTATTTGGGGCACAGGCCGAGCATTCCCATCTACACTCACAACAAATCAATAACATAATTTATAATAGAAAAACAATATGCCTCTGACAATAGGTTCATCCATAACAATTGGTTCAAATATAATTTTTGGAACTTTAAACGGACAAGCTGCATATACAACACCAGGAACTTATTCATGGACTGCACCAGCCGGAATTACCAGTGTTTGTGCGGTCTGTGTTGGTGCTGGTGGCGGAGGAGCAGGTAGTAACGGCGGAGGAGGTAGCTGGTCCGGTGGAGGCGGTGGCGGCCTTGGTTGGAAAAATAACATCTCTGTAACACCCGGTCAATCTTATACTGTAGTGGTAGGCGCCGGTGGTACAGGAGGAAGCAATAGCGGTCAAGCTGGTAATGCTGGAGGAAATAGTTACTTTATTGACACAAGTACTGTCGTTGGATTTGGTGGCACAGGCGGACCTAGAGGCGGAAGTGCTAGTGGCGGTTCTTATGTAGGTGATGGTGGCGGTGCTGGCGGTTCATCAAATGGTGGTCCTGCTGGCGGAGCAGGTGGATATTCTGGCGCAGGTGGAAATGCAACATCCAATGCTGCTTCAGGTTCTGGCGGCGGTGGCGGCGGTGGATATAATGCAGTTGGTAGCGGTGGCGGCGGCGGCGGTGTAGGAATTTATGGCAAAGGATCAGACGGCACCGGTGCCGGTAATAGCGGCACCGCTATTATTCCCGGAGGCGGAGGAGGTTCGGGTGGCACAAACGGCGGAAGTGGTAGTTCTGTTACTAGTGATGGCGGTGTCTATGGCGCCGGAGGTGGCGGTTCCGGTTATGCCTCGGGCGGCGTAGGTGGTGGTGGAGCCGTTCGTATCATTTGGGGTGCAGGCAGAGCTTTCCCATCCACACTTACAACAGATCAGTAATATAAATTATAATAAAAAACTAATATGGCTTTATCTTTTGGACCAGGAATTTCTATTGGACAATTAAATGTCAATATAACCTATGATCTTTCACCAATAGGTCAGGTTGCATACACGACACCAGGAACCTATTCATGGACAGCACCAGCAGGTGTTACAAGTGTTTGTGTAGTCTGTGTTGGTGGCGGCGGTAGTGGAGCATGGCAAACCAATGCAATATCACCTCAAGGTGGATCAGGTGGAGGACTTGGTTGGAAAAATAATATTGCAGTTACTCCTGGACAAAGTTATACAGTAGTTGTTGGTGCTGGTGGAGCCGCAGTAAACAACACTAACGTTATTAGCCCTCCGTACAGCGGTTCATCAAGTGCCAGATATGGATTTAATGGAGGAGATAGTTATTTCATTGATACTTCTACAGTTGCTGGATTTGCTGGTACAGGAGGACAAAGAGATTCAGGTACTAATATAACAGCATATGGTGGTGGTTATGTTGGTGATGGCGGCGGCAATGGTGGAAATTGTGCGCCTAATTCTGGATCTGGAGGTGGCAGCGGCGCAGGAGGATATGCTGGAAATGGAGGTAATGCTGGTTATACTCAAAGTTCTGCATCAAGTTATCTTAATTCTAGAGGATTAGCAGGAACAGGTGGTGCCGGTGGTGGCGGAGCTGTTGGTATTGTTGGTAATGGTGGCCAAGGTGGTGGTGGAGGCGGCGTAGGAATATACGGTCAAGGAAATTCAGGTGCTGCATCAAACTATGATTCAGTAAGTGGTTATGGAGGAAATGGTGGTAGTGGTGGTGGTAATGGAACCACAGGAGCAACATCAAAAGGTGGTGATGGTGGTGGTTATGGAGCTGGTGGCGGCGCAATGAGAACTGGCAGCGGCACTCCACAATACTTATCTGGCGCTGGTGGTGGCGGAGCAGTACGAATTATTTGGGGACCAGGTAGAGCATTCCCATCTACACTCACAACAGACCAATAATAAAAACCATATTTGGATTTAAACCTAAATAGTTTAATACATTTGGGGATAATCAAAACATGTCTACAATTACAACAAGAACACAATTTAAAGATTATTGTTTACGCCGTCTTGGATTTCCAGTAATTGATATCAACGTAGATGATGACCAGGTGGATGATCGTATTGATGATGCCATTCAATATTGGCAAGATTACCATTTTGATGGTATGCAAAAAGTATATTACATTCACACCGTAACACAAGAAGATATTGACAACAAATATCTTGATATGTCTAACATCACAGACACATCAAATAACGCAACAACAGTTCTTGGTGTAACAAGAATGTTTCCAATTCAAGATTCTCAAGCAACAATCAACATGTTTGATTTGAGATACCAGTTACGTTTGAATGAATTGTACGACTTCACATCGGCTTCATACATCAACTACACACTCACACAACAACATCTGCGTTCATTGGAAATTATGTTTACTGGTGAAACACCAATTCGTTTCCAAAGACACATGCAAAGATTGTTTATTGATTGGGCTTGGGGTTCATCACAGGCACCAGTCGGAACAGTTTCAGTATTAGAGTGTTATACAACATTAAATCCGGATTTTTATGGCCAAGTATACAATGATCGTTGGCTAAAAGAATATGCAACAGAATTGATTCGTAAACAATGGGGTTCCAATCTTAAAAAGTTTGGTGGAATTCAACTGCCTGGTGGTGTGGTACTGAATGGCGATAAAATTTATGAAGATGCTGAAACAGAAATTCGCCGTTTAGAACAAGAGATGGAAAACAATTACGGCGGTGTATTGGAATTCTTCCTGAACTAATATGGCAACATCAGTATATTTTAATAACTACAACTCCGCAAAAGAACAACATGTTGTGGAGGACTTGATTGTTGAATCAATCAAGATTATGGGTTTTGACGCCTATTACATTCCTATTTTCAACGAAGAAGATAGAGACATTCTTTATGGTGAAGATCCGGTTAAGAAATTTAAATCGGCTTTCCCTGTTGAAATGTATTTGTCAAGTGCATTAGAATACGGTGGCGAAAGAGAATTCTTCTCCAAGTTTGGTTTAGAAATTAAAAATAATATAACTGTTATTCTTTCTAAACGTTCTTTTTCACAAAGAGTACCACAAGAACACTTCACAAGACCAAGAGAAGGTGATTTGATTTATGTTCCTTTCTTGTATGGTACTGGTGAAATGTTTGAAATTAAATTTGCCGACCACACGAAAGACTTCTTTACATTAGGTCGCAAAATTCCATATTTCTATGAATTGCAACTAGAGAAGTTCAAGTATTCACAAGAAGTTGTGGATACTGGTGTTGATGTTATTGATGATATAGTTACTCAATCTAGTTACACGATTGAACTGAATGTTGTTGATGGTGCAAATAATTATACACAAAGAGAAATTGTTTATCAGGCACCAGATTTAACACATGCAAACGCTACTGTTGTTGCTATCGTACAAAGTTGGAAGAATTATGCAAACGGCCAAGGCTTATTGAGTGTTACAAATATCTCAGGTGAATTTGTTGACGGTCTACCAATTGTTGGTGCAGATAGCCAAACAAATTGGATTTTAGATAATTATGACCATCTAAAAGACAGTACCAGAAACGAAACATACGACAACATGTATATGGATAATCAGGCAAACAATATCATTGATTTTACGGAAATTAATCCATTTGGAAAAATTTAATGGCAGCAATACAATATAACCGAATCATTCGTAAATTGGTTGTAGGTTTTGGCAACCTATTCAACGATATAAAATTGGTCAGATATAATCCAGATTTGACTGAAGCGGAACGTTTTCTAATTCCTATTGCATATGCAACCAAGGAAAGATATGTCATGCGTTTGGAAGATGACTTGAATTTAGATAAAAAGGTTCAAGTGGCATTACCAAGAATGTCTTTTGAAATGACAGGTATGAATTATGATACATCAAGAAAACAAAACACAAATATAAGAAATTATACACAAACAGCAAATGGTGCTGTTGGCCAATATAATCCTGTACCATATGATTTTGATTTTAGTTTGTATCTATATGTCAGAAACATAGAAGATGCAACACAAGTATTGGAACATGTTTTGCCATTCTTCACACCAGATTATACGATGAAGTTAAATTTGATTCCTGAAATGGGTGTGGTGAAAGAAGTGCCTGTTATATTCAAAGATGCAGACCATGAAATCATTTATGAAGGTGATCGTAATCAAGAAACCAGAATGATTATTTGGACACTTAGATTTACCGTCAAGGGTTTCATATATGGAAAAACATCAAGTGCAAACATTATAACACATTCAATCACCAACATATACAATAAAATATCACCAGACGATGTAATATCATTTACTGTTGATCCAAATTCAGGTGCTGGAAATTATCAAGCCGGTGAAATAGTATATCAAGGTTACTCTTATCAAACAAGTACAGCATCAGCAAGAGTTGTTTCTTGGAATAATAATACACTAAGATTGACAGATATAAATGGAAACTTTGTTTCTGATTCTCCTATATACGGCATAAACAATTTGGCAAACTATATGTTTGTTTCATACACACCAGAAACATTTGAATATGCAAGAATTGATGCATATGCAAATCAACCACCGGTTGTTAAGATTGATGATACAGAATATACGATGGATAATTCCAATACACATATAACAATGGATAAGATTAACACACCATCCGTAACGATAACAGAGAGCAATTAAAATGGCAAAACAAACAATCAATGTCGGATCAGCCGCTAATGATGGGACAGGAGATACACTTAGAGCTGCTGCACAAAAAGTCAATTCAAACTTTACCGAAGTTTATGCAACTTCACAAGCATCTTTTGAGAAAGCAAATACAGCAAGTGATGCAGTAAACAATTTATCACCAAAAGTTCAGCTTGCATGGAATACCGCAAATGCAGCTTTTGAAACAGCAAATACAAATTCATCATATAAAAATATTTTGATCGTAACAGACCCAGGAACAACAACACTAAATGAACAAGACCAAATTGTTTTTTGTGATGTAAATGCGGCTGGTGATAATATCAGTATATCTTTACCAACATCACCAATCGTTGGCCAGGAAATAACAATTAAAAATATTAATACTGATGGTAATGTGGCTTATGTTCAATGTAATATTAGTCAAAGTATTGAGTTATTGAATCATAGTATTGTTTCTGGTGGTTATGAAACGCTTCCACAAACAGGACATGCAGCAACTTGGATTTGGGATGGTTCTACATGGAGAATTATTAATTATTTTACTGGTTAATATATGAATACATTTGATAAAAATATGGAAAAGATTTTTGATGTGGCACCAGTTGAACAAAAAGAACAACCTTTGGTGCCAATATCAAAATCTGCGGTAAATGAATCTGATTTAAAACAAGATTTAAAAGACGCATACGATCAAACAAAATCAAACCTACAAGATTTGATTGACAACGGTAAAGATGCAATGGAAGAATTGCGTCAGATTGCCAGTTCTGGCCAACATCCAAGAGCATTTGAAGTATATGCAACACTACTAAAGAATGTGGTAGATGCAAACAAAGAACTATTAAATGTTCAAAAACAAATGCGTGATATGGATGGCAAGAAAAAAGATGGCGATACCAGAATTGACAAGGCCATTTTTATTGGTTCTACCGCAGAGTTAAGTAAACTCGTTAAAGGTAAAGAATGAGTGTTGATATTGAGATTGAAGATTTTGAGATAGATTCTAAAGAAACCTATCGTGACAATCCTTTGCTTAAGAAAGCGGGAGTTAAACTTGAATACACACAAGAACAAGTTGATGAGTATATCAAGTGTGCAAAAGATCCAATTTACTTTGCCGAAAATTATGTAACGATTGTTAACGTTGACGTTGGCTTAATGAAGTTCAAAATGTGGGACTTCCAAAAAGAAATGATTAAGGTTTACCATGAAAATCGTTTCTCAATCACCAAATGTCCTCGTCAGGTCGGTAAAACTACCACATCGGTTGCATATCTTCTTTGGCTAACACTCTTTACAGACACACAAAACGTTGCAGTTTTGGCCAACAAAGGTTCTTTAGCTAGAGATATTCTAGGTAAATACCAACTTGCATATGAAAATTTACCTATGTTCTTGCAACAAGGTGTTGTGGTATGGAATAAAGGTAACGTAGAACTAGAAAACGGTTCAAAGATTATTGCAGCCTCTACATCATCAAGTGCAATCCGAGGTGGTTCTTTTAACCTGGTATTCTTGGACGAATTTGCGTTCGTTCCAAATAACATTGCTGAAGAATTCTTTAACTCAGTTTACCCTGTAATTTCATCAGGTAAAACGTCAAAGATTATTATTGTGTCTACACCAAACGGTATGAATCTGTTCTACAAGTTGTGGATGGATGCAATCAATAAGAAAAATAATTATAAGACCTTTGAGATTCATTGGTCTATGGTACCTGGTCGTGATGAGGCCTGGAAAGAAGAAACCATTCGCAATACATCCGAACGACAATTCAGACAGGAATTTGAGACCGAGTTCTTAGGTTCATCCAACACATTGATTTCTGGTTATAAACTTCAGACCATGGTATACCGTGATCCAGTTGTGATACATGATAGTCTAAGAATCTATGAACAACCAATCAAAGAAGGCGTCAATGAATCTAAATCCGACCATCTATATTGTATCTGTGTAGATGTATCGGAAGGTAAAAACTTGGACTGTTCTGCATTTCAGGTGATTGATATTTCACAAACACCTTACCGACAGGTGGCATCATATAATTCATCATCAATAACACCAATTCTTTTCCCAACAGTCATTTATAATACCGCAAGATTGTACAATGATGCATATGTTTTGGTAGAAATCAATAACAATCCACAGGTTGCAGATTCTTTACATGCAGATTTTGAATATGAGAACTTATGGAAAGTTTATACCGGTAACAAAAAACCACAACAGTTGAGTGCCGGCTTTGCCCGTGGTATTCAAATGGGTTTAAAAATGTCGCCGCAGGTCAAAGCCATTGGTTGTTCAAACCTTAAAACTTTGATAGAAGGCGACAAACTTTCGGTATGTGACTTTGATACCTATTCAGAACTAACAACATTTGAACAACAAAAGAATTCTTTTAAGGCAGCCGATGGTGCCCATGATGATTTGGTTATGAGTCTTGTTATTTTTGCATGGGTTTCAACGCAACAATACTTCAAAGAAATTGTTAATCACGATATTCGTAAACAAATCCAGTTGGAACAAATGAACCAAATGGATGAAAACATACTTCCTGCACCAATTATTGATGATGGATTAGAAACTCCATTTGAAATTATGGGTGGTGATATATGGGAAGTGGCCAATGGCGGCGATACCTATGCAAGTTTTATAAGAGAACGACTGAATAATTTGTAAATTCAGCCTTTCATAAATATTCTTTATGGTATTCTACTGCCAAGAAACATAATAAATCAAGGAGAATAAAATGGCATTTCAAATCTCTCCAGGCGTAAACGTATCAGAAGTTGATCTAACAACCGTTGTTCCTTCTGTGCTTACTACCGCTGGCGCATTAGCTGGAAAATTTAATTGGGGTCCAGCCAATCAAGTAAAATTGATTGATAGTGAAATTACTTTAATAAAAACTTTTGGTCAACCAACCACAACTAGTGCAACATCTTTCTTTACAGCTTCAAACTTCCTTTCTTATGGTAATAATTTGAGTGTTGTAAGAGCAATCAACGCATCATCAAAAAATGCTGATGCGATTGGATCATCAAATGTTCAAGTTGCAAATGATGACGTTTTCCAATATACATATTTGAATTCAAACAATTCAAATGCTCACGGCGCTTTCATGGCACGTTGTGCTGGTGCTTTAGGTAATGGATTGTTTATTTCCGTTTGTGACAATTCAACAGATTTTGCCACATGGACATACAAAAGTTATTTCCAAAGTGCTCCAGGAACATCAACTCAAGTTTCTGCGGCTGGCGGTTCAAACGATGAAATGCACATTGTTGTTGTTGACGGTTCTGGAAATTTTGGTACCAAAAATGCTGTCTTAGAAACATTTGCTTTTGTTTCTAAGGCTTCAGATGCATCAAATAATGGAACTTCAAACTACTACAAACAAGTGGTATTTGAACAATCTAAGTATGTTTTTGCCGCTGATCCAGCAGATTATACCAATACAAATAGTACCTGGGGTGGAAATTCAACAACTAGTTTTGCACAGTTGAATGGTGTTAAAACTTTCACTCTTGCTGGCGGTACAGATGTTACTGTAACAAATGGTGATTTGGAATCAGCTTATGATCTATTTGCAAATAAAGATACAACCGATATTTCTTTAATTCTAACCGCTGATGCAGCAACCGCTGTTCAAAACTATGTTATTTCTAATATCAGTTCTGTTCGTGGAGATTGCGTAACATTCATTTCTCCTCCACAATCAGCTGTCATCAATAACGGCGGAAGCGAAACATCCGCTATTTCAACATGGTTAACAAGCCTAGGAACAACTTCTTCTTTTGCGGTTGCAGATTCTGGTTGGAAATACCAATACGACAAATACAATAATGTATATCGTTGGATTCCATTGAACGGTGATATCGCAGGTCTATGTGTTTACACAGATACAACCCGTGATCCATGGTTCTCTCCTGCTGGTTTCAATCGTGGCCAAGTCAAGAATTGCATCAAACTATCATGGAATCCTTCTAAAACACAAAGAGATGTATTGTATGGTGCAGGTGTAAACCCAGTTGTTTCATTCCCAGGACAAGGTACAGTTCTATTTGGTGACAAGACATTGTTGAACAAACCAAATGCATTTGATCGTATCAATGTTCGTAGATTGTTTATCGTTCTAGAAAAAGCAATCGCTCGTGCAGCACAATCTTCATTGTTTGAAATCAATGACGAATTCACAAGAGCACAGTTTATTTCTTTGATTACACCATTCTTGCGTGACGTACAAGGTCGCCGTGGTATCACAGACTTTAAGGTTGTTTGCGATACAACAAACAACACACCACAAGTTATTGATTCTAACCAGTTTGTTGGTGATATTTACATTAAGCCCGCTCGTTCAATTAATTTCATTCAGTTGAACTTTGTTGCTGTTGGTACTGGTGTTGATTTTGCCACAATCGTTGGTGCAGTCTAATAAATAAACCAAATAGGAGAATACAATGGCATTCAACGTAGCAGAATTTAGAAGTCAGATGGCAGGTGACGGCGCTCGTCCTAATCTGTTCTCTGTTTCTTTGACATTCCCACAGTTTGTTACTGGTGGTGTCGATGCAAGCAGAAAAGTGACTTTCATGGCCAAAGCCGCACAATTACCAGGTTCATCAATGGGACAAGTTCCGGTCTATTACTTTGGCCGTGAAATGAAGTTTGTTGGTAACAGAAGTTTCGCTGATTGGACAATCACCATCATCAACGATGAAGATTTTACCATTCGTAACACAGTAGAAAAATGGATGAATAGTTTGAACAGTCATGCAGGTAACGTTCGTGACCAAAATGCAAAACTACCAAGCAATTATTCCGTTGACGCTGAAGTTATTCAATACGGCAAAACCGGTAGTGAACTAAAGAAATACAACTTTGTGGGATTGTTCCCTGTTGATTTAACACCAATCGCTCTTGATTGGGGTTCAAATGATACCATTGAAGAATTTGATGTGACATTTGCTTATCAATATTGGACAACAGCAGATACCACAAGCTGATAAATTATGGAGGGCTTCGGCCCTCCTTTATGTTTTTTTGACTTTGTAATTAGATAAAAGAAAATATGGCAACACCTAATAAATTTTCACTCTTTGGATTCACGATTTCCCGTGAAGAAAAAGAAGTTCAGGATGTTACACAACAATCCTTTACGCCACCTTCCCAGGAAGACGGCGCATTAACTATTACATCTGCTGCCTATTATGGCACATATGTTGACTTGGATGGTACCGCAAAGAATGAAGTAGAACTCATTTCTCGTTACCGTGAAATGGCTATGCAGCCAGAAATTGAATCAGCAATAGATGACATAGTTAATGAAGCCATTTGTCAAGATGATGACGGCAAAACTATTGATATTGTTTTGGACAATTTAAAACAACCAGAAAAAATCAAGAACGCCATCAAAACGGAATTTCAAAATATTGTTAGATTATTAAATTATAACAATATGTCACAAGACATTTTCCGTAGATTCTATGTTGATGGTCGTTTGTATTATCACGTTATTATTGATCGTGAATCTCCACAAGAGGGCATCAAAGAACTCCGTTATGTGGATCCACGAAAAATTCGTAAAGTCCGTGAAATGAGGAAACAAAAAGATGAAAGAACTGGCGCAGAAATCGTTCAAACAGTCAACGAATATTACATCTACAATGATAAGGTTGTCACTGGTAGTAGTTCTAACTACGGTCCTGTTGGCGTTCGCATCACAACTGATTCTGTTCTTTCTATCGTCTCCGGTCTTATGGATAGTCGCCGTGCTGTGGTACTTTCTTATCTACACAAGGCAATCAAACCATTAAACCAGTTGCGTATGATTGAAGATGCGACAGTTATCTATCGTATCAGCCGTGCGCCAGAACGCCGTATATTCTATATTGATGTTGGTAATTTACCAAAATTAAAGGCCGAACAATATCTACGTGATATTATGGTCAAGTATAAAAATAAATTAGTTTACGATGCAAACACAGGTGAGGTCCGTGATGATCGTAAATTTCTTTCCATGATGGAAGATTTCTGGTTACCTCGCCGTGAAGGCGGTAAAGGCACAGAAATCACCACACTACCAGGTGGACAAAACCTAGGTGAGTTGGAAGATGTTAAGTATTTTGAAAAGAAACTATACAAGTCTTTAAATGTTCCTATCTCCAGACTTGAACCTAACCAAGGATTCTCTATTGGCCGTGTGGCAGAAGTTACAAGAGATGAATTGAAGTTCTCAAAGTTTGTTGATAGACTAAGAGCCAAGTTCTCAGAAATTTTTGACCAGGCTCTTCGTGTTCAATGTGTATTGAAAGGTATTTGCACAGAAGAAGAATGGAACGAATTTAAAGAATATATCTATTTTGATTTCATCAAAGACAATAACTTTACAGAACTCAAAGATGCTGAGTTGATGAAAGAAAGATTAGGTCTTTTGGGTGCAATTGATCCTTATACAGGAAGTTATTTCTCCAAAAAATGGATTCAACGTAATGTGTTACGTTTGACTGATGACCAAATTGATGAAATGAATACCGAAATTGACGATGAGAAAGAACAAGGCATGGGATTGCCAACAGAGGTAACTAATCAAGTGGCACAACAACAAATGGTTGGCCAAGTTGATGCAGAAAACCAAATTGCAATGCAAGATGCTATGGGACAAGACCAAGGCGGTTCTAAATCTTCAAGTTCTTCTAAACCAAAATCACAATCCAAACCACAACCAAAGGGTGATTTAAGTTTAGAGAACACAACCTTTACCAAATTGAAGCGAATACTATAAATATTTCATTAGGAGAAAATTATGGACCCAAGACAAATCGTAGATTTTGCAGACGAAGATAATGCCAAAGAAATGCGTGATGCATTTTATGCTACTTTGCAAGACAAAGTAATGGCACATATTGAAGCCAAAAAAATGGAAGTTGCGAAATCTATGTTTAATACTCAGCCAGATCCAATGGCAACGGCTGTGGATGAACCAGTTACACCACAATAACAGGAATAAAAAATGGCAAATGCATTTACCTATCAAGTCATCAAAGATACCACAGAACATGCAATTATTAAATTGACAGCTTCTTTTGATGGTACAGGACAAGAATCTAACAATTCTAGAATCGCCGCAAACACTCTCTACGGTGCGTTGGCTACCAACGGATATTTGGTGGCAAACAATCAAGGTGGTGCAGCAAATACAGCCTTATCATATTATGGTTTAACATTACATAGACTATGGTATGATTGTGCTGCTGGCGGAGATGTTCAACTATATTGGCAAGCAACATCACCACTACCATTAATTATTATGAATGGTAACGGTGAATATGATGGTGCTGGCAACTGGACTACAATACCAAATAATGCAAAGGGCAACGCAGGTTGCAATGGAAACATTGGTATTGTAACCCGTGGTATGGCTGCAAATGATAGTTATACAATTGTTATGGAATTAAGAAAAGAAAATGAGTATTACCAGCGTGGTCAATTTAATGATCCTGCTGCATTTAATTATACTCCATACAATATTCGTCCATAAGGAATTAAAATGAAACTCATTAAAGAAGTAGTAGAGGATGTAAAATATCTTACCGAAGAAAAAGACGGTAAGAAATCTCTTTTCATTGAGGGTCCTTTCCTTGTTGCCGAAACAGTAAACAGAAATGGCCGTAAATATCTACGTGAAACTATGCAAAAAGAAGTTTCACGTTACACAGACGAATACATTAATAAAAACCGTGCCTTTGGTGAACTGGGACATCCAGACACACCATCCATCAACCTTGACCGTGTCTCTCACTTGAACGTGGGTTTGCGTCAAGAAGGTGATGTTTGGATAGGCAAAGCAAAAATTCTTGACACACCTATGGGTAACATTGCAAGAAACCTTATTGAAGGTGGTGGCCAGCTTGGCGTATCATCTAGAGGTATGGGTTCTCTTAAAAGTGTGAATGGTATTAACATTGTGCAAGACGACTTTCATCTGGCCACAGCGGCAGATATAGTAGCTGATCCTTCCGCACCTGGTGCTTTCGTACAAGGTATTATGGAAGGTAAAGAATGGATGCTAGTAGATGGTATTTGGACCGAAGTTCAATATGAAGCAGCTAAGAAACAAATCAAAGAAGCTTCACGTAAAGATATTGAAAGAGTCAGTTTACAAATATTTGAAAACTTCATCAAAAAACTTTAATTATAAATATCCAATATAAAAATCAAGGAGATTCTCAACATGGGAAAGAAAAATCTAGCTGATGCCGCTAAAGCAGTTCTAATGAACGAAGGTTCAAAAGAAATTTTTGACGCTTCCGTTGCTCGTGGCCACAAAGAAGCCGGTTCAAAGTTACCTACATCTGTTGCTTATGGCATGAAAGATGCTGGTGAAGTTGCTGGTGTAGTTGATAAAAAAGATGACCAAGCTGGTGATTATACAAAAGGTGTTCCAACAGCAACACCTCCTGGTGCAACACCACCTGTTGGTTCAGAACCAGCTCACAAGTTGGAAAATCAACCACAAGAAACACAAGGTGCTGAACACGCCGTTGCTCAAGAAGATCCAACTTCTTATGAAAACATCCGTGATCGCATCAAAGCCAAGTTGGCAAAACAAACAATGCAATCTAATCCTGGCGCTACATTCCAATCCTATGGTGAAGAAGTAGAAGTTAAGGAAGAAGAAGTTGTTGCCGAAGAAAAAGGCGAAGGACATGAAGATGAGGCTGAAGATAAAGCCCTTATCAAGAAAATGATGAAGAAAGACAAAATGAAAGAAGATATGGACGCTGACGTTGATGCTCTTCTTTCCGGTGAAAATCTTTCTGAAGAATTCAAAACAAAAGCCACAACCATTTTTGAATCTGCCGTTGTTGCTCGCACACAAGCTTTAGTAGAAGAAATTGAAGAAGCTATGGTAGAAGAATTTGAATTGGCTGTTGAAGAAGTCAAAAACGAATTGGCACAGAAACTAGACGATTACATCAATTACATGGCTGAAGAATGGGTTAAAGATAACCAATTGGCCATTGAAAAAGGTCTACGTGCTGAAATCGTTGAAGATTTCATTGGCGGTTTGAAAGACTTGTTCATTGAACATTACATTGACATTCCAGAAGAAAAAGTTGACGTTGTTGAAGAATTGACAACCAAAGTAGAAGAATTGGAATCTGAATTGAATGAACAAATCCAATCATCCGTTGAACTACGCAAAGAATTAAACGAACATAAAAAAATTGAGGCTATACATGCAGTATGTGAAGGCCTAACGCAGACTCAAGTGGAAAAAATGAAAACACTCGCAGAGGGTGTAGAGTTTACCACAGACGAAGAATACGCAGAAAAACTAGTTACTCTAAGAACTTCATACTTCACAGAGTCAGTTAAGCCTGCTTCTAGTTCTGCTTTAAACGAAGAAGTTGTTGTTGAAGATGAAAAGAAACCTGTTGTTTCTTCTGACCCAACAATCGCTGCTATCGCTTCCGCAATCTCAAAAACTTCGGTAAAATAAATAAAACTTACCGAAACTAGAAACTAATAAGGAGAATTTTAAATGTTTCTATCTGAAGAACTACAAAATAAATGGCAACCAGTTTTGGAACATCCAGAACTAGAAGCCATTAAGGATCCATACAAGAAGGCCGTCACTGCTGTTATCCTAGAAAACCAACAGCGTGAAATGACAGCTGCTGCTCAGCAGTTGAACGAAACAACCTACTCTGCTGCTCCTACCAACGTTACAGGTGCTGGTGTTCAAAACTTTGACCCTATCCTTATCTCTTTGGTTCGCCGTGCATTGCCTAACCTTATCGCTTATGACGTTGCTGGCGTTCAGCCAATGACAGGCCCAACCGGCTTGATCTTCGCAATGCGTGCTAAGTATAATGCACAAGGTACAGCTGGTTCAGGTGATTCTAACGAAGCTTTCTTCAACGAAGCTAACACAATCTTCTCAGGTTTGGGTTCAGGTACAGGCGCATCATTTGGTTTCGCTGGTAACAACACAACCGACACAGCAACAAGCGCAGTTCGTGACTTGACAGCTAACACCTTCACAACTGGTGTTGGTATGGCCACAGCTACTGCTGAAGGTTTGGGTGCAGATACCTCTACAGGTATGTTCAACCAAATGGCTTTCTCTATTGAGAAAGTTACTGTTACTGCTAAGAGCCGTGCATTGAAGGCTGAATACTCTCTAGAACTTGCTCAAGACTTGAAAGCAATCCATGGTTTGGATGCTGAAACAGAGTTGAGCAACATTCTTTCTACAGAGATTCTTGCTGAAATCAACCGTGAAGTTATCCGTACAATCTATACAGTTGCCGTTCCAGGTGCTCAGTATGGTACAACAACAGCTGGCGTGTTTGACTTAGACACCGACTCTAACGGTCGTTGGTCTGTTGAACGTTTCAAAGGTTTGATTTTCCAAATTGAACGTGATGCAAACGTCATCGCTAAGCAGACTCGTCGTGGTAAGGGTAACGTTCTGATCGTTTCTTCAGACGTTGCTTCTGCTATGGCTATGGCTGGTGTTCTTCAGTATACACCTGCTCTAAGCGCTGACTTGCAAGTTGACGATACAGGCAATACATTTGCTGGTATGTTACATGGCCGCATCAAGGTTTACATTGACCCATATTTCGGTGGTTACACTTCTAACCAAGAATTGGTAACTATCGGTTATAAGGGTTCTTCACCTTATGATGCCGGTTTGTTCTACTGCCCATACGTTCCTCTACAAATGGTTCGTGCAGTTGACCAGTACACATTCCAACCAAAAATTGGTTTCAAGACCCGTTATGGTATGGTTGCAAACCCATTTGCAGAAGGTACTGATGTTGGCCAAGGTCGCTTGAGCGCTCGTGCTAACAAATACTATCGTCTATTCCAAGTTAAGAACTTGATGTAATTGACGAAACCACCGAAAGAGTGGTATTACAGAGGGTGCTTCGGCACCCTCTTTTTTTGCCTCCTAAATACCTATTAAGGAGATATTATGACTGCTTTCAATAGAACACCACAAAGTACCAGTCCTTTACAACCCACAAAATTCTTGTTGACTTTTGCAAGAATACCAAATACACAATTTTTTTGCCAAGAAGTAAATATTCCTGGCGTTTCTTTGGGTGAAGTTGACCGAGTAACTCCATTTTTGGATATGTTCTCACCAGGTACAAAACTTACATACCAACCATTGGACGTTTCATTCATAGTTGATGAAGAAATGCAATCATGGAAAGACATGTATAACTGGTTCATTTCAATTGCAGATCCAGATGGTTACGAAAAGCGTGACCACAACAGAGAGTTACAAAAGAACAGACATTTTTCTGATGCCGTTTTAACTGTATTAAATGGCTTGAATAATCCAGTTGTTCGTATTCAATATACCAATGTTTTCCCTTTGACAATGAGTGATATTCAATTTGATACCAAACTATCAGCTGATTCTATTATTACCTGTTCGGCCACATTCAGATATCAATCGTACATATACTTGCCTGCATAATACTTTTGTGATATAATATACATTATTTGTTTTTTGAATATAAAATGGAAACACTAGAAAATATATTAAGACTTTGGGAGACTGATGCGGTCATGGACCAAACAGAACCATCCAAAGAATTACTTAAAATTCCCACACTACACAGTAAATATCTGAACATTCTTACCAAACATAAAATTGCAAGTAAGAAAACTCATTTTGATTATCTCAAGATGAAAAAGACCAAGACAGAATATTTTGGTGGGAAATTATCACAAGAAGAATTACAGGAGTATGGTTGGGAACCATTTCAATTTGTATTGAAATCCGACTTGTCTACATACTTAGAAGCAGATAAGGACCTTATTAAACTATTGGAGAAAAAGGTCTACCATGATGAATGTATCTCAGTTATTGAATCTATTATGCAAGAATTGAAACAAAGAACATGGCAACTACGTGACTTTATATCATGGGAGAAGTTCGTTGCAGGCCAGTGATTTAGTTGTTACAAAGAAAAATGAAGTATACGCCAAGGTGCAATGTGAAAGACACCTGGCAATGGAACTCTCCGAATACTTTACATTCTATGTACCAGGTTACCAATTCGTTCCAGCGTTTCGGAATCGCATCTGGGATGGTAAAATAAGACTGTTTAATCTGAACACCAGTCAAATCTATTTGGGACTGTTGGAGTATCTTAAATCGTTCTGTGATGAACGAGGATACAAATATGAAATAGAAGAACTGGAAGATGAGTTTAGTGTATATCACGCAGATAAATTTTTTGCAACTTTAAATCTACATTCACAAGGTAAAGAAATTACGGTGATGGATCACCAGCGTAATGCATTTATACATGCAATGCAAAAACGCAGAACCTTATTATTGTCACCAACATCTTCTGGTAAATCACTTATCATTTATCTTTTGTTTCGTCAACTGTATGAATATCAAAATCTAAAAGGTTTGATTATTGTACCGACCACATCGTTGGTGGAACAGTTATACTCGGATTTTGCCGATTATGCGAATAACGACACTTTCAATGTACCAGAAAATGTACATCGTATTTACCAAGGCAAAGAAAGATATACAAATAAACCATTGACCATATCAACATGGCAATCTCTTTATAAAATGCCGTCAGAATATTTTGAACAGTTTGATTATGTGATTGGTGATGAGGCACACAACTTCAAGGCACAATCTTTAACCACTATTATGACTTCCTGTGTCAATTCAAAATATAGAATTGGCTTAACTGGCACTTTAGACGGAACAAAAACACATAAACTGGTATTAGAAGGACTTTTTGGTACAGTTAAAACAGTCACAACAACCAAAGAACTGATTGATAACAATCAAATATCACCATTAAATATTAAATGTTTGGTACTGAAACATCCAGAAGATATTGCAGAACAGGCCAAAGATTGGTCATATCAAGAAGAAATACAATATTTAATTGGTTGTCAAGATAGAAATCGTTTTATAAGAAACTTAACCATCAGTTTGAACAAAAACACATTGGTGCTATATCAATTGGTTGACAAACATGGTAAATTATTATACGACATGATTAAAGAAAAATCAAACGGTCGGCAAGTATTCTTTGTCCATGGTGGCGTTGAAACGGAAGACCGTGAAGAAATACGTTCAATTATGGAGAAAGAAAATGACGCAATTGTGGTGGCTTCTTACGGGACTTTTAGCACTGGGATTAATATTCGCAATCTTCACAATATTATTTTTGCAAGCCCGTCTAAAAGCCGTATCAGGAATTTACAAAGTATTGGACGGGGTTTGCGCCAATTTAGCGGCAAAGAACAAGCAACTCTCTACGACATTGCAGATGACCTTAGACACAAAAAAAGAATGAACTTTACTCTACAACACTTTGTGGAACGAGCTAAGATATATAATGAGGAGAAGTTCCCTTTTAAAATTTACAATATAGGGTTAAAAAATGGCAGTTCAAATAGTAAGATTTAAAGACGGATTGGATATCATAACTGACGTAAGTTCTGTTGAATCCAATGAAATGGAATTGTCAACACCTATGATGTTCGAAATAAGGAATCATAACTTGTTGTTGCAACAATGGATTCCATTGGCTTTAATTAAAGAAGATAATGTAAGAATTAATAAGAGTGAGATTCTTTGTGTCATGGAACCAAATGATGACTTCAAAGAATATTATGTTAATGCAATCAGTGATTTGAAAAAGGAAATGAAAAACATGAAGAATAAAAAGAACTCTGAGGATAATACCGATGTTATGGAAGCAATAGCTGAATTATCCGTAAATAAAAATATTAATATCCATTAATAATATCATCGGGGCTACACCGTGAACTATATCACATGTCAAGCCCCCTGTCAATAACTTTTTATGGTACACTTGAAATGACAAAACAAAAACACTACATCAACAACGCAGATTTCCTCAAAGCTCTGGTAGATTACAAAGAAGAATGTAAAACTGCCGAGAAAACAGGCAAACCAGATCCAAAGATTCCCAATTACATTGGTGAATGTTTTATGAAGATTGCCGAAGGTCTATCCCACAAACCTAACTTCATCAATTATACCTATCGTGATGAAATGATTGCAGATGGTATTGAAAACTGTTTGATGTATTTCAATAACTTTGATCCTACCAAATCAAATAATCCATTTGCATATTTTACACAGATCATCTATTATGCGTTCTTACGCAGGATACAAAAAGAAAAGAAGCAGTTGTATGTGAAATACAAAGCCACAGAACAAGCTGGTATTTTGGATGAGTTTGAAATGTTTGAATCTGAAAGTGGTGTGATGAAACAATTTGAATTGTATGATAACATTGCTGAGTTCATTGAAACATATGAAGATGCCAAACAAGCCAAAAAAGAGTCCAAGGCGGTAAAGAAGCCAAAGGGTATTGAAAAATTTATGGAGTAATGTTATAATGAAAATTGGTTTTAATTGTTCCACTTTTGATTTGTTCCATGCCGGTCATGTAACAATGTTGAGAGAAGAAAAAAGATTTTGTGATTATTTGATTGTGGCAATACAAGTTGATCCAACAACTGATAGGCCAAACACAAAAAATAAACCTGTAATGAGCATGTATGAAAGGTATATGTGTGTGTCAGCTTGTAAATATGTTGATGAGATAATTGTTTACCATACTGAAGAAGAATTGTTAAACATACTTAAAACAATACATATTGATATTCGTTTTCTTGGTGATGAATATAAAAGAAAAGATTTTACTGGCAAACAATGGTGTTTAGATCGTGGAATTGAATTACATTATCACGAAAGAGAACATCCTTATAGTAGTTCTTCATTGAGAAAGCGTGTTTGGGAAGCTGAAGAAAAAAGGCTTGATGCCTTAAAACAAGATTATGATGAATGTAAAAAATGAAAATAGCGTTAATAACTGACCAACATTTTGGTGTTCGCAACGATGCATTACATGTTTTGGATTTTTACGAAAAATTTTATAAAGACGTATTCTTTCCAAGAATCAAAGAAGAAAAAGTCGATGCAGTATTGATGTTAGGTGATACATTTGACCGTAGAAAATATCTCAACTTCAATACACTTAAACGTGCCAAAGAAATGTTCTTTGATCCTTTGGCTTATATGGGTATTGATGTGCATATTTTGGCTGGTAACCATGACACATATTTTAAAAATACCAACGAAGTGAATTCGGTAGATTTATTACTGAAAGAATACAGCAGTTCATTTAATGTGATTGATCATCCAACTGAAATCTATGTTGGACCACATAAGATATGCATGATGCCATGGATTTGTGCCGAAAACTATGATGATTCAATGCAAACATTGAAAGAGACTGATGCAACCATTTGTTGTGGCCATTTTGAAATCGCAGGTTTTGCCATGTATCGTGGTATGCCATCTGAGGAAGGACTAGATCGTGGAATGTTTCGTAAATTCAATTATACTTTTAGTGGGCACTACCATCATAAGTCTAGTGACGGCGGTATACATTATTTGGGCAATCCATACGAACTTACGTGGCAAGATTACAATGATAGTCGTGGCTTTCATATACTTGATTTGGACACCGATAGCCTTGAGTTCGTTGAAAATCCTCACAAGATGTTCTTTAAATTGATTTATGATGACAAGAATGATTCCATAACCGATATTACAAATATAGATATGGGACCATATAAAGATACCTATGTCAAAGTGGTTGTAATGAACAAAACCAATCCATATTTGTTTGACAAGTTTATGAATAATCTGTATAATGTCAACCCATCAGACATTACGATTGTTGAGGACTTCACCGACATAAACGAAGGTGTTGATGAGGTTGTGGATCAGGCCGAAGATACCTTGACAATATTAAACAAGTATGTTGATTCCGTTCAAGAAGAAAACATAGATAATATTAGATTGAAAAATTTGTTGAAACAACTTTATGTGGAAGCAATTAATATAGAATGATTTTATTCCAAAAAATTCGCTGGAAAAATTTCTTATCAACTGGCGCACACTTCACAGAACTAAACTTCACGAAGTCTCCTAATACTTTGATTGTAGGCCAAAATGGTGCCGGTAAATCTACTGTATTGGATGCTTTGTGTTTTGGATTATTTGGTAAGCCCTTTCGGAAGATAAATAAACCACAACTGTTAAATTCTATCAATGCTCGTGATGCACTTGTTGAGATTGAATTTGAAATTGGTAAAAAGAAATACAAAGTTATTCGTGGTATCAAACCAAATGTGTTTGAAATCTATTTGAATGGCGTATTGCTGAACCAGGATGCAGCTGCGAAAGATTACCAAGACGTACTAGAGAATCAAATTCTCAAATTAAATTTTAAGTCTTTTACGCAGGTTGTTATCCTTGGTTCAGCATCTTTTGTTCCTTTCATGCAACTGTCGGCCGCAGACAGAAGAACCATCATTGAAGATTTGTTAGATATTCAAATCTTTTCCACAATGCATGGTGTTTCCAAAGACATGCTTTCAATTAACAAAGAAAACTTGACCACAACCAAGTATGATATTTCTTTGCTTGAAGAAAAAATTAAGATGCAAAAGGAAACAATTGAAGAAAATAAGAAACACAATGATGAAGAAATCACCAAGAAAAATACCGAGATTGGTAATTCACAGAATCAATACAATAAATTACAAGAAGATAATAAATTAATACAAAAACATTGTGACCAAATCACACTCAAAATTGGTGATAGAAAACAAAAATTGGAAAAGAAATCAAAAGGTTTGTTTCAGGTACAAGGCAAAATTCAAACAAATATAAACAGACATACAAAAGATATTGAATTTTATGAAAACAACCATGACTGTCCGACATGTAAACAATCCATTACAGAAGAATGGAAACAATCACAACTTGATACAAAAAACACCAAGATTGGTGAACAGAAAAAGAATCTTGAAGAAGTTGAGGATGCAATCAAGGACGTTACGAATGAACTTACAGAAGTTTCAAACCTAGTCAATCATGTCAACGGACATACTAGTGAGATTACAAAAAATATGGCTACGATGGCCGCTATATTGGATTATATTAGTAAATTACAGGCAGATGTAACCGAACTTTCTAAAAAAGTTGGTAATACAGAGGAAGATAATGTAAAGCTAACAGAACTAAAAACAGAGTTAGCGAATAAAGAACAATCTTATCAAACATTGATAGTAGATAAACAGTATTTGGAATATGCCGGTACATTGTTAAAAGATGGTGGTATTAAAACCAGAATTATTAAACAGTATTTGCCGATTATGAACAAATTAATAAACAAGTATTTATCGGCAATGGACTTTTTTGTCAATTTTAATATTGATGAAAACTTTAATGAAACAATTAAGAGCCGCTTTCGTGATGAGTTTTCTTATGCAAACTTTTCTGAAGGTGAAAAGATGCGTATTGATTTGGCTTTGTTGTTCACCTGGCGACAAATTGCCAAAATTAAAAACAGTACCAATACTAATCTATTGATATTAGATGAGGTGTTTGATTCAAGTTTGGATATCGTAGGCACAGAAGAATTTTTAAAATTGATTCAAGAAATGGGCAAAGACACAAACATCTTTGTTATCAGCCATAAAGGAGATCAACTGTTTGATAAATTCCGTTCTGTAATTAAGTTTGAGAAAAAAGGAAACTTTTCAAGGATTGCAAAATGAGTAATGAAAATGATATTGTTTTATACGACACAGGCGAAGCGAGTAAATTAACAAAGGTTGAAAAACAACCATTAAAAACATTTGATTTGGTTCCACCAGATTGGCCTACATTACACAGACCAACAATAGAATTTGATTTTGAAAAACCTCCTGTTGATCCTAATGAGTTCGCATCTTCACTTGTGGAAACATGTAAGAAGAATAATGGTCTAGGTCTTTCTGCCAATCAATGTGGTTATCCTTACCAAGTGTTTGTAATGGGTAGTGGTGATAATTATATTTCCTGTTTCAATCCAAAATTGATTTCTGCCGAAGGTGAAACACATATGGCTGAAGGGTGTCTTTCTTTTCCATTATTACAACTCAGAATTACAAGACCAAAGAAAATAAATGTGGAATACCAGGACTGGAATGGCGAGAAACATACCACAACTTTTGATGGTATAACCGCCAGAGTCTTTCTACATGAGCTTGACCACATGAACGGAATAGTGTATACTAGCCGTGTAAAACCTCTTGCATTACAATCTGGTATTAAAAAACTGGAAAAAATTAAGCGCAAGTATTTTAATCCTAATATGATGAAAAAAATTGTGAATGGCTAAAAAATTACAAATAATTAATACTGTTTTTGGTGAAGAAGAACAGGTTGTAAATTCCAAAGAAGTTCCAAGTATTGATGAACAATGGAAAATTTATCAAAGTTCTAAAGACTTTGCTAACATTGAACATATTGACACCGAACAATTAAAACATGATTTGATTACCGATTTAACAATTAAATCGCAAATGGATGTTCGTGAGTATACTTTGTACCAAAAATGGTGTGAAGTTAAAGAGAAGTTTCCAACCAATAAAAATACTTTGGTTGGTGTGCCAACTTTGATAAACACAAAACACGAAGAACTCATTTCTAAATTTAAATCAAATATTTGGGTGCCTAACGATCCGGATGATTTTGCAAAATTGAAACCAAAAATGAAGTTATGTAATGATTCTTCATCAAAAGATTATAATGCAGAAAATTGGAATATTTTGCGTACCTTTTCTTCCACAATGAAGAACAATTCAAACATTGGCCGCAATCTATATTACATCGTGATTGATGAAGTAACAGAAAAAAATCTAGGTGTTATTTGTATTTCATCCGACTTTTTGGATTTAACACCAAGAGATAAGTATATTGGTTGGCCTAAAGATATTAAGACCACCGGTAATATGATTAATCATACTGCCATTGGTTCAACGATTGTGCCACTACAACCTCTTGGTTTTAATTACATGGGTGGCAAATTATTGGCATTGTTATGCCTTTCAGATACAGTTCAAAACGATTGGAGAAATCAGTATGGAGATGTTCTTGTTGGCGTTACTACTACTTCTTTATATGGTAATACAAAGTCCAATGGGTTATCTCAGTATGACGGATTGGAACACTGGAACAAAATGGGATTTAGTTCGGGTTCAGTTGCTTTTGATCCTGATAGAACTATACTTAATCGTATCTATAATTGGGTAAAAGAAAATCACACCAAACATTATTTTGAATGGTGGGAAGCCAAGAAGCCCAATGGTCTACCTTACAAACGTGACCATAAAAACCGAACATTGCATTTTGCATATAGCAAGATGAAGATACCAAAAGATTTGGTAAAATGTGCCCACCAACGTGGCATTTATTTTTCGCCTCTGTATAACAATACATGCGAATTTTTACGCAAAGAGATTACGGCAGATCAACTGGTAAAGTCTTTCGATACCAGTGAAGAAACTTTGGCAAATATTTGGAAAACAAAGTATGCCAAAGGCCGTATTTCCATGTTGAAGAAAAAGAACAATGTATCGTATGAATCACTATTCTACGATGATCTTATCTTCATGTCATGGGAAGAAACTAAAGCAAAATACCTACCACAAGTTGGTCGGTAATTGCTTGACACATATACTATATAATAGTATAATGCACCTACTTGCAAAAGCAGGTTTACTTTATTAACTTATCATTAGGAGTTTGATATGAAATTGTCAGCTAAACAACGTATCCTTAATTTCTTGAGCAAGAAACAAGGTTACAACACTTTGTCCGTTGCACAGGCTCGTGCTCGTTTCGGCGTTCAAAACGTCAGCGCTCGCATTGAGGAACTTCGCCAAGAAGGTCATTGCATCTACACAAACACCAAGCGCCGTGCTGACGGCAGCAAGGTTAGTGTTTATCGCCTAGGCACACCTACCAGATCCATGGTTCGTGCTGCTATCAAAGGTGGTTTCAGCTTTAATGCCTAATCATTAGGCCTTCAGGGAGACGCCGTAATTGGCTCTCCCTTTTTTTGTTTTTGGAGAGAAAATGGAAATTAAAATTTCAAAAGAAGAATTATCCAAAAAAAGTATTTTTGTGGCCACACCCATGTATGGCGGCATGAATCACGGATTATATGCTAAAGCTTGTTTAGACCTACAGGCTCTCTGTGTCCACTATGGCGTACAAGTTAAATTTTCATTTCTTTTCAATGAATCTTTAATTACCCGTGCCAGAAACTATCTTGTTGATGAATTTTTGAATCGTTCAGACTGCACACATATGTTGTTTATTGATTCAGACATTCACTTTGATCCTAAAGATGTAATCGCACTTTTGGCTTTGGACAGAGATGTGATAGGTGGTCCCTATCCAAAGAAAGCAATCAAGTGGCGTTCTGTTAGAAAAGCCATGGAAAAGAATCCAGACATTGATGTTGGTGTTTTGGAAAAAGTAACTGGTGATTATGTTTTTAATCCAGTTAAGGGCACCGCACAATTTTCCGTTACTGAACCTTTGGAAGTTTTGGAAATTGGAACAGGTTACATGATGATTAAGAGAGAAGTTTTCCCTGTAATGGAGAAGGCATATCCTCAACTTCGTTATCGTCCTGACCACGTTGGCCAAGCACACTTCGATGGTTCTCGTTACATTCATGCGTTCTTTGATACTATCATTGACACAGCAGATTCAGCTACTGGTGGTGGTTCTGATCGTTATTTGAGTGAAGATTATATGTTCTGCCAGTTGTGGAGAAAAGCTGGTGGTAAAATCTGGCTATGTCCTTGGATGAAAACACAACACATTGGTACATATCATTTTACTGGTGATATGCCTGCTGTTGCCAATTTCGTTGGAGAGATGTAAAATGGCCATGTATGAAGAATATGATACTATTCAATTACCTAAAAATATTGAAGATCAAATAGAGAAAACAAAGTTATCTCTTATATCAGAACCTCTTGGTCGTAAATTTGATGGCGGCAAACTAGAATATGGTTTGCTTCCACCATATGCACTACAAGAAACTGTTAAAGTTTTAACTTTTGGTGCTCAGAAATATGAACGTAACAATTGGATTCATGTAGACGATGGTATTCGCCGATACTTTGATGCACTACAACGACATGTATGGGCATGGAAAATGGGTGAAAACATTGATCCAGAATCAGGTCTACATCATTTGGCACACGCCATGTGTTGTTTGATGTTCTTGTATGAAAGAGAAGTAATTTATAATGAAAAGGATGTGAAATGAAACTATCAAATGAAACGCTAAACGTATTGAAAAACTTTGCTGGTATTAATTCCGGTATTGAATTCAAACAAGGAAATAAAATTTCCACAATCTCATCTACTAAAACTGTGTTGGCAAAAGCCACACTCAAAGATGAATTCCCACAAGACTTTTGTATCTATGACTTGAATCAGTTTTTATCTGTTCATTCATTGAGTAAAGATACTGAGTTGGACTTTGATTCTCAAAATGTTATTTTTAAAGCAGGCCGTTCAAAGACCAAATATCGCATGACGGCAAAAAACATGATTGTTTCTCCTCCGGACAAAGAGTTGAAACTACCATCTATTGACGCTGAGTTCAAGTTGACACAAGATGATTTATCACAAGCATTGAAGAACGCTTCTGTTTTACAATCACCTAACCTTGCATTTGAATCTGATGGCGAAACAGTTTCTGTTACCGTATTTAATGCAAAGGATGATTCTGCACACACCAACACAACCATTATTCATAGTGATGGTCAGTATAGGAAATTTAAAGCAGTATTCTTGGTTGAAAACTTTAAGATGATTCCCGACACTTATAATGTTGAAGTTTCGTCTGCTGGACTTTCATCGTTTAAGAATGAAGCCGGAGATATGCAATATTTTATTGCCATTGAATCTAAAGATTCCAAGTTCGGAGAATAATATGTTGTTATATTTTACTGATGCCATCAATAACAAAAGTGTGGCCGTAAATCCTGACCATATTATTGCCGTATTTGTTGGACCTGAAAACACCGAACTTGCAGGTAAAACAATCATCAATATTCCATCAGGCACTTTGGCTGTTGTTGAAGAATTTATGGGTGTTGTTGGTAGAATCAACGGAGAATTGAAATGACTAAAGTGAATACATTGTTTGGTTCATTTGATGATGAACAGTTGAAAAAACTTAAAGGTTATATTGATGAAGTTGTTTTGCACATGAATAGAAACAAAGCCAACAATGAAGCCATTAAAGATATCATTGATGCCGCAACTGACGAATTGAAAGTTCCTAAGAAAATCGTCAAACGCATGGCAAAAACACAATTCAACAATTCTTTCCAAACAGAAGTTGCTGAATCAAAAGAGTTTGAGGCCTTATTTGAATCCATGCAGGATATCAAATGAATGACCTGGTAGGACGTAGAACCTTCGCCAAGACCCTAGGCCTTGCTGGCTTAGTGGTTGCAGGCGTATCTGCATACAGGGAAGTCAAGGAACGGATCGTCTACAAACAAGATGAACTTCCAACCAAGGAATTGGAACAACAACTTGAAAATAAACCTGTGTTGCAACTACAAGCGACATACGGAGAAGAAGTTCCACCATCAAGAATTTATGGCACAAATGCCATGTATATTATTAATACTGGTCCAATTTATAAACCAGGAACAGAAAAACGTGTTCAGGTAAACATTGTACCAGGTCCTGATGGTAAACTTTACGTCAAAGAGAATGACACTTGGCGTAAAATCTGATATAATTATGTTTTTTATTATGGAGTTTTTGAATGAGCGAACACATCTTGTGGGTGGAGAAGTATCGTCCACATAAAATTGAAGATTGTATTCTTCCTGATGCACTAAAAAATACCTTTCAGGAATATGTAAATCGTAAAGAAATCCCTAACCTATTGTTTGCAGGCTCTGCTGGTGTCGGTAAGACAACCGTGGCTCGAGCTCTTTGTGAAGAAGTTGGTTGTGATTACATTGTTATCAACGGTTCAGAAGAAAACGGCGTTGATACCATTCGTATCAAGATTCGTAACTATGCTTCATCTATGTCGCTTATGGGTGGACGCAAAGTTGTTATTCTAGACGAAGCAGATTATCTAACACCTAACGCACAAGCTATCCTACGTGCAGGTATTGAAGAATTCTCCAACAATTGTTCTTTCATATTCACCTGTAACTTTAAAAACAGGATAATTGATCCTATTCATTCTCGGTGTACAGTTATTGACTTTAAGCCCAATGGTTCTAAAGCCAAAATGGCTACACAATTCTTCAAACGAGTTGAAAACATTCTTGCAGAAGAAAATATTGAGTATGACAAAGAAGTTGTGGCAGCTGTTATCACCAAACACTTCCCAGACAATCGTAGAATTCTAAATGAGTTGCAACGTTATGGTGTGAGTGGTAAGATTGACCGTGGTATTTTGGCTGCGGTTTCTGACATTAAGATGACTGAGTTAATTTCCTCACTCAAGGATAAAGACTTTGCATCTTGCCGTAAATGGGTTACAAATAACCTAGATAACGACCAGACAAGAATCTTCCGCAACATCTATGATGGTCTCTATGAACAACTAAAAGCCAATTCTGTTCCACAGTTGGTTCTTATTCTTGCCAAGTATCAATATCAGGCCGCCTTTGTGGCAGACCATGAAATCAATTTGATTGCCTGCTTGACAGAAATTATGATTGAATGTGAATTCAAATGAGTCCGTTTGATTATGTAGACCTGGTTCTCCATAAAAAGAAACAAGATGGAGACCTTGATTTTGTAGATTACGCACCATTTATTGTCAATCGGTCACTTTCATATCATTTGGATTGTGTATTATATGCACAAGAAATGAATCTTTGGCCTGCATTGGACAAAGATATGCAATACCAGTATCTTCTAAATAGTATCAGGCCTATGAAACGGAAGTTTGCTCCGTGGCAAAAGTCTAAAGTGGAAGAGAATATTGATTGTATCAAAACATATTTTGGTTATTCAAATCAAAAAGCCAAAGAGGCTTTGCATATTCTTTCTGATGAACAAATCGCTGAAATAAAAAGAAAAACAGATAAAGGCGGAGTGAAATGATTGACATTAAAGATTTGGTAGAAGTGACATTGAAAGAACAAGATGATTTCTTAAAAGTTCGTGAAACATTAACACGTATTGGTGTCGCTTCCAAAAAAGATAAAACACTATACCAATCTTGCCACATTCTCCACAAACGTGGACAATACTATGTGGTACACTTTAAAGAACTATTTGCACTAGACGGAAAGCCAACGGACATTACTGATAATGACTTGGCTCGTAGAAATGCAATCGTTAATTTATTAGAAGATTGGGGTCTGTTAAAAGTGGTAAACAAAGAACAGACACAGAAACCAGAACCAATCTTTCTTTCTCAGGTGAAGATACTTTCACACAAAGAAAAACATGAATGGCAATTGGTACCAAAATATAATATTGGTAAAAAACCACAAAATACTTAATTTATTGACTAAATAAGTATGTCCCATCGGGATGGGAACCAGCAGTCCGAGGTAAGGCTGGTTATAAATTCCTCGGGTCAACGCCTTTTAGGGTTGGCAAATTTTAATTAACTCGCTTTTTAAGGAGAAACAAATGACTTATCTTACCCCTATGCTCGACTTCCGTAAATTGGATCCATTTGCTGTCGGCTTTGATGAAATGTTCAAAGACCTACAAGAAATGACACAAAATACTGCGAAGCAATTTACTGCATATCCTCCATACAACATCCGTCAAGTCAAAGACAACAAGTATGTCATTGAAATGGCCGTTGCTGGTTTTGCAAAATCTGACATTGAAGTTACATTAGAAGGTAACACTTTAGTAATTAAAGGTTCTGCAAAAGAATTAGATGGAGAAGAAGGCACATTCTTACACAAAGGAATTGCCAACCGTAACTTTAGCCGTGAATTCAAATTGGCCGACAAGATTGAAATCAAAGACGCCGAATTGGTAAATGGTATGTTAAAGGTTTGGTTGGAAAATATGGTCAAAGCCCAAGACCTAATCAAGAAGATTGCTGTCAAGGAAAAGAAAGATGAATAATTGGTGGCCCGTATCCGATGAGGAATGGGAACGCTTAAATCATCCAGAAAAATTCCGTTAATCAAAGGGGCTCTTGACAGAGCCCTTTCTTTTTGATATAATTCCATTATGAAAACCGAAAAACCAATTAAAGTTCGTGTGATATCTTCCAAGGAAGAATTTTACACCTTTAAAAGTTGGCCTACAAAAACAATTGAAGGCATTACTTTTATTGGTGTGAATAAGTTCGTACCTACGCAAGACAAAACACAAGTCATGTATTGGTTGCGTAAGGATTCTTTAGAATATCTGAATTAATTTGCGCCTGTAGCTCAGTTGGTCAGAGCAGGGGACTCATAATCCCTTGGTCCTAGGTTCAAGTCCTAGTGGGCGCACCATCTATCAACGACATAGAAAAAATCAATTAGATTTTAAATTAAAATAGTGATATACTATCATACATAATTTTATTTAAGGAGAAATCTATGAAGCAATATATGTGTGAAGTTTGTGGTCATATTCACGATGAAGAAACTATGGGTAAGTTGGAAAATTTGCCAAAGTATGCTAATTGTCCTGAATGTGGTGTTGATGTGAGAGAAGCATATAAAGAAGTTCAATGAAAGAAAAATTTCGTAATGCATATATGAAAACGGCCGAGACATTCGCAGAATTGTCCTCGGCTCGTAGACTTCATGTCGGTGCGATTATTGTAAAAGATGACCGCATTATAAGTATTGGTTATAATGGTATGCCTTCTGGTTGGGACAACAATTGTGAAAACGATTTTGGATTGGATTTTAATGGTAACCGGACTCTAGTAACAAAACCCGAGGTGTTACATGCTGAAACTAATGCAATCGCTAAGTTGGCAAGATCAAACGAATCTGGCCTTGGTTCTACTATGTTTATCACTCATGCTCCTTGTCTGGACTGTGCAAAACTGGTATATCAGTCTGGTATCAATACCGTTTACTATCGGAACAGTTATCGTGATGAAAATGGCATACAATTCTTGGAAAAAGCGGGAGTAACAATAGAAAAGATTTGACCGCTAAATAGGTCCAGGAGGGTGATCTATGAATTTGAAGGTAATCAACTGTCCAGACAAGAACTTTAAACCTTACATAGAAAAGGCCGCTCTCTTTTACGCCAAGGAGTTGATTCCCAATACCAAAATTAGGAATAATTGCTTCACCACCATAAGATTTGATGGTAATTTGGAAGAATACGGATACGCATCCGTTGAAGATTACAACACCAGAAAACAAGCCAGAGAGTTCTTGATAGAAATACACCCTGGAATTGGTGCCAGAAAGATCCTGGAGACTTTGGCACACGAAATGGTGCATGTCAAACAATATATACACAACGAAACCAACGATGACCTATCGGTCTGGCATGGTAAAAAATATAACTCCGATAAAATGGACTACTGGAGTCACCCATGGGAAATAGATGCCCATGGCCGTGAAACTGGCCTCTTAACTAAGTTTGCTATAAGTGAATGTTTATGGGAAGTTTTTGAAGAATTTAGGAATCCGAATCTACCAATAGTTTCTATTCCTATTAAGTGGAAGAAAATATGAGCCATGTTCATTGGGAACATAAAACATACGGTGCAGAAAAAATTGAAGTTTTCCAGTGGGGTGAAGGTGCTACCTGTAAAATAGGAAAATATTGTTCTATTGCAGACAAAGTAAAAGTTTTTTTAGGTGGTGACCATAAAATAAATTGGACTAGCACTTTTCCACATAGAGAACAAACAGGAACAAAAGGCGACATTATTATTGGCAACGATGTTTGGTTGAGTCACGGTGTTACCATCATGTCCGGTGTTACAATAGGTGATGGTGCGATTGTTGCAGCCAATTCACATGTGGTTAAAAATGTTGAACCTTACACCATCGTTGGTGGAAATCCCGCAAAGTATATAAGACATAGATTTAGTGGCAACATAATAGATTTACTATTGCAATTAAAATGGTGGGATTTACCGGACGATGCGGTAAAAAGAATAGAAGATGTTTTATGTTCTGAACCGAACCAAGAAAAATTACTTGAGTTGGTAAAAGAACACAGAAGTATTTAAAAATATTTTTACGAAATCGCTTGCCAACGGCAGCAAATGCCTATATAATACAAACATATTGAAATTTTTACGAAAGAAAAAATGTTATCCATACATAGATCGACACTAAAGGCCTGTGAGTATCGCACACCATTTATTGGTAGCGATAATCAGTCATGGCTAAAGGGGTCTTGTATAGGAGCTTAATACAAAAGTAGTAAAAGAAACTTCAAACACAAGACCCAGACCCTCAAAAGTCTGGGTTTTTTGTTTGGTGTGTCATAAAAACAACACCATTGACAAAGCAATCTGGCTTTGTTATAATAGAAAATCGTTCTTTAAAAATTTGTAGAGTCATTTGTACCCTCTTAGCCAAGCTGGTAAGGCATCGGATTTTGATTCCGACATGCGGTGGTTCAAGTCCATCAGGGGGTGCCATACAAAAACACATCAGTATCGAAAAGGTACGTGCGACTGAAAAGCCGGGGTTTGTGAGCTTGGTGTGTTTCTATATGGTTTTAATGGAAGTGTGGCAGAGTCCGGTTTATTGCACCTGTCTTGAAAACAGACGATCTGTAAAAGGGTCCGTGAGTTCGAATCTCACCGCTTCCGCCAATATGTTGAGCTGGGAATTTGGCCTTCGATGTATCTAATAAGAAACTAGCAAAACTATTAGAGTTGGCATCCTTCCTTGCTAGTTAATCAGCTCAACAAAATATTTATGGAGAGTGGGCAGGATGGTAATGCAGCGGATTGCTAATCCGTAGACTTACGAAAGTAGGTCACAGGGTTCGACTCCCTGACTCTCCGCCAAGTTGTGTTGCAACTGATTTGAGGAACTCCCGTACACCTCAAAGAGAATGACAAAAAAACGGGGCCATGCCAGCGAGACTTGGTAGTCAGAGAGGTCTTATAAGCCTTTTAGCGCCAGATTAGCGTTCTTGAGTGAGTTCGATTCTCACCGCTGGTACCAATCATGTAGGTGTGACCCGAAAGGCTAGGGAACGGATTGCAAATCCGTTTTATGCAGGTTCGATTCCTGTCACCTACTCCATAATACTTGATTGATTTTATGGAGAACTAAAGTGTTACTTGCCAAAATTATTAATTGTGATACAATAGAGTTTCTTTCATTGAATGAGGTATCAAATGATTACTGAAAAGCAAATCAAAAAATTGAAAAAATTTGGTTATAAAGTTTTTGGAGTTGTTGGTCATAAAGAAGGAACACATTGCTTTGATTATTATGGGTATGAAGTACCTAAAATTCGGAGCATTTGTCCCGCTTATGTTGCACACAAAGGAGAAATGAAAGCGTGGGAAGCAGTTTTGAAATTTCATCAAGAAGAAGTTGAAGGTGTTTTAATTTAAAAATTTGTGTGCTCGGTTCGTCTATCGGTTAGGACGCTGGCCTTTCACGCCGGAAAGACGAGTTCGATTCTCGTACCGAGTACCATATTAAATTGCATTGGGTTACCAATTCCAATAGGTGACTGTCAGGGATAGATTCAGCAGCCGTGCTGACCTTGACACAATCACATGAAGCCTGACGATGGTGTTGGAAGTAATTGGTTCGTAATGTGGACATAACCTTATCGGCGGACGAAGCCGTGAGAAGTCTCCTGGAGTGGAGAAACGGTTGTGACACCCCAATGTAATTTAGTATGGTATTATTTGTTTTGCTGATGTAAGCTCAGAGGTACGATCAAACGTTATGTAACTATGTAAATAAACGGTAATTCTTGCAAGTAAGTCCGTTGAGCATAGCATATAGTGCGTCAGCAAAACAAATGGTATTATGCAGGTGTAACTCAGAGGCAGAGTATCTGGCTTTTAACCAGAGAGTCGAGATTTCAAAATTCTCCACCTGTACCAGTAGAATTTGGAGGTGCCGCCGTAATGGTATGGCAGGAGACTGTAAATCTTCCGGCTTGCGCCACAGTAGGTTCGATCCCTACCACCTCCACCAAATTTGGTCCGTAAGTGTTCATGGACGCACGTAAGCTTGTCACGCTTAAAGAAGGGGCTCGATACCCCTACGGACCGCCATATATAATTTTATTCCCCGTTAGCTCAGCGGCAGAGCAGTTGACTGTTAATCAATTGGTCCCTGGTTCGATCCCAGGATGGGGAGCCAAATATTCGGAGTGTAGCACAGCCTGGTAGTGCGCTTGCTTTGGGAGCAAGAGGTCCAAGGTTCGAATCCTTGTACTCCGACCATCTTTGGGCCAGTAGCTCATCTGGGAGAGCATCTGCTTTGCAAGCAGAGGGTAGCGGGTTCAAGTCCTGTCTGGTCCACCAAAACGTGCCGTCTAGTCAACGGCTACTCCGACCCGGAGGACGAGAAGTGGTGTGATGGCCACGGGTGGTTCTGAGATTTGGAATATAAGTCTCACAGTAGAAATACTGCGGTCTAACCAAACCGGCGCTGGCAATGCGATAACGGCCCCTGTCGGGGAGCGGGTGGAAGGTGCGTGTGATGGTGGTGTGGTATGAGTGCCTAAAAGGCGTCCTCAGAGTCCATTAACTGCTTGATGCGCTATAATTACCGCCGAGGGGTGCCAGAGCATTTGGTGATATAGCATAGAAGGATATGCACGGGTTTCATACGCCTGCAAGGTTGGATCGTTACCAACTATCACCACCAAATTTTCGGTCCTTGGTGAAACTGGAGATCATCTGAGTCTACGAAATTCAAGTTGGGGGCTCGAATCCCTCAGGACCGGCCAAATTTACCGAGTTAGCTCAGCGGTAGAGCAGCGTCTTGATAAGGCGTTGGCCAGTGGTTCAATCCCACTACTCGGTACCATTATCTCGCTGGTGTCAACGGCAGCATGACGGTCTCCAAAACCGTGGGACGGGGTTCGAATCCCTGGCGGGATGCCATTTTTTATAAAGGTGATTGATATGAAAAAATTCAATGTAGAAGAAGTCAAAACATTCCTTGCAACACAAGGACCTGATACCCGTGTATACTTGGGTGCCGACTCCGAAAGAATTAGAGTTAACGGCGTATGGTATGCTGACTATGCATTGGCTGTTGTTGTTCATATTGATGGCCGCCACGGTTGTAAAATTTTCGGTTATGTTGACCGTGAATTGGATTACGACCATAAGAAAAGTAAACCTGCTATGCGTCTGATGACAGAAGTATATAAGGTTTCAGAATTGTTTCAAGAATTGCAACATTCACTAGAAGATTTCCATGTTGAAGTTCACTTGGACTTAAATAAGGATGAAGAATTCGGTTCTTCTTGTGTTGTGCAACAAGCGATTGGTTACATCAAAGGTACATGTAACATGACACCTATGGTTAAACCAGACGCACCTGCCGCTTCTTTCTGTGCAGACCGACTGAAACGGATTTTAGCGGAACAAGAATGATGCAGGAATTAGTTTAGTGGCAAAACCACGGGTTGTGATTCCGTTATCAAGAGTTCGATTCTCTTATTCCTGCCCAATGCTTCGTTAACTCAGTTGGTAGAGTGCCTCCCTTACAAGGAGGATGTCGGCAGTTCGAACCTGTCACGAAGCACCAATATTGCAGCTCTAGCTGATGTGGTCATAGCGGCGGTCTGAAGAACCGTTGAACCAGGTTCGATTCCTGGGGGTTGCACCAAGCTCTCATAGTATAATGGTATTACACACCCTTGGTAAGGGTGAAACACAAGTTCAATTCTTGTTGAGAGCACCAGATTGTTTTAATCTAGTCATTTTCTTTTTAATGTAAGCTGTTCTGGCAACATCATGTTCACATATTTCAGCCAACAAAGCAATAATATAACCTAAATCATAGGCTAGTTTTTGTCCAGAAGTTTTGTGCTGGTTGCCAGAATTCTGGAGTTGTTCTATAATATAGTCTGTAAGTTGTTTTTTATTCATAGAAATATTTATTTGCCCCGGTGACGGAATTGGTATACGTGTTGGTCTTAGAAGCCAAATTTTGAGAGTTCGAGTCTCTCCTGGGGCACCAAATTACTGGCCATAGTATAATGGATAATACAGCTGCCTTCTAAGCAGTCAATCGGGGTTCGATTCCCTGTGGCCGGACCAAATGCGACTATGGTGAAATAGGTAGACACAGGAGACTTAAAATCTCCCGACTTCGGTCGTGCTGGTTCGATTCCGGCTAGTCGCACCAAAAAGTTATTGACATTGATAGAAAGATCATATATAATATAAATGTAAGCGGGATTGGTGCTAGTGGTAACACGGGACCTTGCCAAGGTTCAGTTGCGAGTTCGATCCTCGCATCCCGCTCCAAATGAGCTCCGTTAGTTCTAGTGGTAAAACATCGGTTTTGTAATCCGAGGTCGGGTGTTCGATTCACCCCCGGAGCACCAGATAATGCTTGACTCTACAATTTTTTTGTGATATAATTTGTTTTATTAAATATTAATGCGGGTATTCTCCTGGGAGAGAATTTAGCCTTCCAAGCTAACAGAATCGGTTCGAATCCGGTTACCCGCTCCAGTTTTATGCGGTATGGTATTAACTGTCTGAGGGTCCACCTTAGAAGTGTTGTGAGAATCAATAATACCGCTCCATTCAATCGCAGGGTGGAGAAGTAGTAACTCATCAGGCTCATACCCTGAAGATCGGCGGTGCGAATCCGTCCCCTGCAACCAATTTGAGGTAATTATGAGACCATTGCATAATAAAGTTATTGTTGAAAGAATTCCTGGTGAAACTACCACATCATCAGGAATTGTCTTACAAAGATCCGATGAGGTAGACAAAGCAAAAGTTATTGCGATTGGTCCAGATGTTGAAGAGGTTTCTGTCGGTGATACTGTCCTATTAGATTGGAACAGAGCAGTCAAGGCAGGAGACAATTTTGTTATTACAGTAGACAATATCGTTTTAATTTACGGAGAGTAATATGTCTGATGGTGGAAAAGGTTCCAGTCCAAGACCATATAGTGTAGATCAAAAAACATATTCTGATAATTGGGACAGAATTTTTAAGAAAAAAACTCCACAAGAAATAGACGATGACCGAGCCGAGCAAGAGGCTTTTGAGTTTATAAAAAAATTTAATGAAACATCAAAAAAGTAGTTAAAAAAATCTAAAGATTGGATACATATTGCTATGAAGAAACTTGTAAATATCCAATCTTTAGATCATCCACTTGCACAATATTTAAAGGATGATCCGGTTCGTCCTGACATTCCACATGATGTGAGAGTGGGGTCTAATTCAACCGTGTTTGCGTTACAAGATGATGATAAATTATCCGCAATGGTATGTGTAAAATACCAAGATAATGTTCCATCAAATATAAGTGAATTGATGGATGAACCTAAAAGTCCAAAAGTGGCAGTATTTTATACCATTTGGAGTTATATGGCTGGCGCAGGCCGTGATATGATTATGGAAACAAGAAAATGGATTGAGGGCAACAATCCTGAAATAGAAGAATTTGTTACCTATAGTCCAAAAACGGAAATGGCCAAGAGGTTTCACCTGAAAAACGGTGCATCAGTTTACCGTGAAAATGAAGATTCGGTAAACTACAAGTATGATTAATGTTTGGTCAGCATATACATGCTTATGCCATAAACAAAAGACATAAAAACGCAGAATACAATAAACACCAAAGCTTTGTCCAAAATTGCAACGTGACCTTGCGCTTTTGCTCTTTTTAGTGCTGCTTCTCTTTCTGTTCTTTCTTTAATCATTCTAATACGTTCACGTTGCATTTCATCCCAAACATCTTTATTACCACTCCAAATAAGCATATCTCTTAGTTCTTTTTCAGCCTCTCTCAAAGCTTTGCTTTGTAAGGCTATTTGTAGACTCAAGGATCTTATTTGTCCGTCTGTAAGTTCTGATATTCCGGCTTTAATTTTATTGTGTGCGATATGCACTTTATCGCCGTGTTCAAAAAAGTTCGCAAATTGGCCGTAAAGATTTTTAACATCTTTACCTAATGCAACTGCTTGTTTTATACCACTTACAGCCTGTTGAGCAGCTGTAAACGCCAAACCAATTGTAATTGGATCCATTTTTAAGTTCCAGATTTACAAATGTACGGGTATAATCTATTTGAACAATCTTTAATTTTCCATTCCAGGCAAGTAACCTTTCTATTGTAAACATCACCCGACCAGACCCATCGGACACACTCAAGTATAACTGGTTCCTTTGGGTCTTGTGCGGTTAATATTGTGAACAATAGAATGTCCAACATTATTTTGCCAGAGGGTTGTCAATTGCCTTTTGAATTTTATTGTCAACATCACGATTCATTTTTTCTAGTTTAGATTCATTATCACGTTTCATCTTGTCCATTTCATCACGAATTTTATCCAATCTTTCAACTACATCCTTACGGATAGATTTCATATCTTGGTCTGTTTCACGATTGGCTTGCTTAACATAACGTTCAACACTTTCAGTTACACCCTCGTTTCTACGAATATCATTCTTTAGGTCTGTTTTGATATCACGGGTGTAATCTGCTGTCTTGGCACTATTCTGTTCAATAACAGCCAATCTCTTGTCAAACTCAGATAAATCCGGTGCAACATATTCGGCAATCTTTTTCTTCATGCCTTGATAGTCTTTGTAAACTTCAAATGCACCGTATAAACCGCCTAGTGTTGATGAGATAAGTGTAAATGCAACCATCAATTTGGCTGGTGTGAATTCATAACCACCGATACTGATGACAGTATCTTTAGAAGCATACTTTTTAACAGCAGCTTCTGCTTCATCAATTTTTTTGTTTACGTCTTTAATTTCTTCTGACATTTTAGTTTCCTATTTTGTATTGTGAATTTACCATATCTTGCCATTTTGTTTCATTCGCACCACTCAATCGGCGTTGAATTCTTTGATTGTCAACGACTGGTTTTTCATACTGTTTGGCCATAAGTATAGCATTGATATCAGGTACTATTGCATTTCTATATGCATCAAAACCTGGTACATAATTCATTGCGCCAACAACTAAACCTTGTGTAGCAACTTGCGATTCAATTGTTTTGGCTCCTTGTGATTCTTTTGCAATTTCTTTTTGAACCTTTGCAACAGCGGCCTTCATATCAGATTTACTACCACCTGATCCACCACCAGAACGACCACCTGATGGTTCCATTTTCTTTTCAACAGTATCAGCAACTTTTTGTTCAGTCTTAGTTTGTTCTTGTTTTTGTTCTTGTTGTGCAGCAACCTGCGTAGGAGGTGGTGCAGATTGGTTTGTTGCTTGTTGTGTAACAGTTTGTGTTGCCGCAGGTTGTGTATTAACAACAGAAACCGGAGAAGCAGGAGAAACAGATGTTGCGGATGTGGCTGAAGTTGTTGCTGGCGGAGTTATTGCGTTGTTTACGTTTGTATCTGCCACAAGCTGAACTGTTCCAGTGGAAGTAGTTGTCGGTGTGTTAGATGTTGTGGTTGAAGTTGTTGTAGTGTTTGTTGTTGATGATGGTGATGTTACCACACTTTGTTGTTGTAATACTTGTTGTGTTGCATAAGCTGTAGAATAGTTTGGACATTGACGGTCATACAAACCACTTATTGAACATTGTTGATTAAAGTAAGCTTGTGCATAACCTGGACAACCTCTATCGTATAATGGATTTGCTGTGCATTGTTGATTATAATATGCCTGAGCATAACCAGGACAACCACTATCATACAAAGCATTTATACTACATTGTTGATTGAAATAAGCTTGTGTATATCCCGTACATCCTCTATCATATAAAGGATTAATACTACATTGTTGGTCATAATATGCCTGAGCATAACCAGGACAATCTCTATTGTATAGTGGATTTATGGAACATTGTTGGTCAAAATATGCTTGAACGTATCCTACACAATCACTTGCATATAAAGGATTAACAGAACATTGTTGGTCGTGATATGCTACTGCGTAACCAGGACAATCTGGTGCATATAAAGGATTAGCAGAACATTGTTGGTCGTGATAGGCCTGAGCATAACCAGGACATGATGGTGAAGAAAGTGGATTTGATAAACACAAATCATATCCACCGGTTGTTCCCCAAGAAACTGGATTAGTTGTTGGAATATTAAATCCTTGTCCATGATAATATTGGAAGTATTCACCATTGGCCAAATTGCCTGTCATACCAGCAGTAACTGTATGTCCTGCACTAACAAAAGCAGAACCATAACGAACATTCATTCCACCATTAGAATTGATATTCACTTCAAAACTATTTGAATTATTTGTTCCATATTCTTTGGTACCATACCAACCATATGTTGCTGAGTTTGAATTTTTTAGAACCCAAGTTGATTGACCGGTAGTATCAATCAAATCCGTCCATAATGGTGCAATCATGTAATTATATCTAGTATCTCTTAGAGTTGACAGGTTCTGTCCACCACAACATCCTGCACCAGGAATGTTACCTGAAGTAAAACTTACGATACCATTAGAATACATCCAAGAATTGCTGAATGTTTGTCCCCAAAATGGAAAATTAAATTCCAATGGAACGTTCGCTGAACTATCATCACCTAGATATAAGTGTTGAGCGCCAGTTGTGTTAGCAATATTTTGTAATGGTAACGCTGCTGATCCTGTGGCCACATTAACAGTTAAACCAGTTTGTCCAATAGGAATAGCAACAATTCCTCCAGTTCCATTATTAACTGAAGTATATTGATAATTATTATTAAAGGTTACTTGTGCTTCAGAACTGGTTATACCAAAAGCCAGTATTGCTGACAGCAACACCGAAATAAGTTTCATTTAGAATCTTCTTTAACTTTTGTTGGAATTTTATCTGGGTTTTCTTCCCAATATGCCTTGGCATCTACACCAATTTTACCATCAACTGGACATGGTGTTCCTGCACTCATCATGGCATCAAACACTCTACGATCTTGGCATAATGTGGCCACAGCGGCAACTTTCATTCCCATATCGTATAGGTTTTTGGCAAGTTTAATACGTTCACAATTCATGTCTCTTGCGGTGGTACCGAAAGACATACCAAAAATTTGTGTTTGGACTGCACCAGACGCACCAACAACGCACAAATCGTTATTGATGGATGTAATTGCGGGTGCGATAGCAGAAGGTGGAGGAGTGTGTACGGTTGTTTCGGATTTTGTGTAACTGGTGCTATTACTGTTACTATTTGAAGTCGAATCAGTTACAATGGTCTGTGCCATTGATGATGTAGCCATGACAAAAAGCACCATTCCGGTGATCTTTTTGAACATATTTTTCCCTTTTAGGTATTGACAAAGATTATCATTTACTGTATAATGTGATATAAGTATTTATACCTTGTAAAAAAGAAAGAGGATATTATGGATGTAAAAATATTTAAACTGGTAACCGGTGAAGAAATCATGGGTGAGGTCATCGGTGATGGTGGAAAATTTACCGTTAAAAACCCAGTTTTGGTTGCTGTAATGCGTGGAAAAGATGGAGTACCTAATGTGGGATTCGCACCTTTCCCAACATATTCGGAAGAAGTTAAGAATAAAACAATTGACTTTAGATTAGAACATGTAGTATACTCCTATACTCCAGCTGAAGATTTCAAACAGAATTATGATTCTATTTTTGGTCTTGGCCTAGTTCTCCCTGGCCAAAAGAAGATTATTACAGGATAATGACAAAAAACTTTTATACAAATGTCCAATCTGTCGGCGGTAAAATTCTATACCGTGGTGTACGTGGCGGTAAAAAAGTCAAAATAAAAATTGACTATGAACCGAAGTTGTACTTGCCGGCCACAAAAGTTGCGACACACAAATCACTTGAAGGCAAACCTTTAGTTGAAAAGAAGTTTGATTCTATTTTTGAAGCAAGAGATTACATCAAAAAATTTCAAGATGTTTCTGGTGCACCAAAAATCTATGGTCAAACTAGATACGAGTATGCATTTATTGCCGAACAACATACAGATATGGTTGAGTGGGACCAAGATAAGATTGATGTTGGCATCATTGATATTGAGGTTGGATCAGAAAATGGATTCCCTGATCCATATCTAGCCAATGAACCAATCACAGCTATCGCCTGGAAAACACTTGGTGGTCACATGCATGTTTGGGGTTGTGGTGAATTTAATAATGAAACTCCTGATGCAGTTACCTATCACAAATGTAGAGATGAATGGTCTCTTTGTAAATCATTTATCACCGCATGGTCAACCAGAACACCAGATGTATTGACCGGTTGGAACACCAAGTTCTTTGATGTGCCTTATCTTGTCAATCGTTTTCGCAAAATCCTTGGTGAAGATGAAGCCAAGAAAATGTCGCCTTGGAACTTTATCTCTGAACGCAAGACTGTTATTAATGGTCGTGCAATGACAGCATATGGTTTCCTTGGTGTTGAACAACTTGATTATATTGAACTATACAAATGGTATGCACCGGGTGGTAAGTCACAAGAATCATATCGTTTGGATAATATTGCAAACGTAGAAATCGGTGAAAGTAAAATCTCATACGATGAATATGATAACCTGCATCAACTCTACCGATTAAACTTTCAAAAATTCATTGAGTATAACATCAAAGACGTTTTGCTGATTGAAAAGATGGAAGATAAACTAAAGTTGATTGAACTTGGCCTAACTCTGGCCTATGATACGAAATGCAACTATGAAGATATCTTTGCACAGACTCGTATGTGGGATTCAATGACATATTCCTACCTGTACAATCAAGGCATCATTGTTCCACCAAGAGAAGTGCAAGACAAAGATTCTGCATTTGAAGGTGCTTATGTTAAAGAAGTTCAGGTTGGTAAACACGATTGGGTTGCCTCGTTTGACTTGAATAGTCTCTACCCACATTTGATGATGCAATATTCCATTTCGCCTGAAAATCTGGTGGAAAGAAGTTATATTGATGAAAGAAAACGCAAAGTATTAGAGGAATTGAAGCTTAGAAATACTAAATAAGTAGATGAGGTTACTTATTTGGAGAATCTATGAAATACAATATCACTAAGGACAAACTCTACGAATTGTTTATTACCAAAAATATGAGGCGCAATGAGGTTGCCGATTATTTTGGATGTTCTGAGGCAAACATCAAAAAATACCTACAAAAATTTGACATAAAGAAGCCTTTTGTGTTAGAATGTAAAAACAAAGAACGCAAGGCCAAGGTCAAGTGTTTACATTGTGGTGAAGAATATGAAACACAACAGTTTAGAACTGAAAGTGAAAAATATGATTCAAAGTATTGTAGTTATTCGTGTGCTCAAAAGAGTAGGTATTTGGGTGAAGAACATAAGCGTAGAATCAGGAATGAAATTGCTGCAAGACGCAGAGCCAGAATCCGTAATCAAACACCAGATTTGACTAAGGAAGAAAAGCAGAAATTGCAGGAATATTATTTGATTTGTCCAAAAGGACATGAAGTAGACCACATACAAGCAATTGCAAAAGGTGGTTTACATCATCCGGATAATTTACAAATATTGACTATGACAGAAAACAGAAAGAAGTGGTGCAAATGAATGAACGAATCAAACAGATGGCAACAGAAGTTGGCATTAGTGTTGAATACCTAAACAACACAAAGCAGTGGGAGTTAATTGAAGCATTAGCCGAACGAATTGTAGACGATTGTATTGAAGTTTGTAAAAGCCGTGTGGGTAATAGTGATTACAATACAGGTAGATTACATTGTGTCAGTGATATACGAGAACGCTTTGAATTCGGTATGAGCACAGAAGATAAAAAGACCCTAATCAAAGAACTATTGGGAGTGAAGAATGACTAAACTATTAGAAAGCCTTGCTGTACAAAGTCTTGTAGAACACGATGGCGAGTTGATTTTCAGCAAAGAACTCTATGCGGCACTGGTCGTCAAAGAATGTATTGATATCATTGATTCTACACACGGTAGCAAGAAACTACTTCGTCCAGAACCGTATCAACAGATTGTAGATAATATTCAAGAACATTTTGGTGTTGAATGATGCGTGATTCAGATGTAAAAAGAGAGATTGAACGAATGATACAACATCGTTCAAACACTAACAATCCTATTGATTTTCCTATCTCGCCAGCAAATATGCGAGCCAGATGTGAAGCATTGATTACAGCGATGGTCGGAGCAGATTTGGCATCTAAATGGTGGAACGGACCCAACCAAGCATTTGAAGGGCACACACCCGAGGAGATTTATAGTGTGGCACCTTCGGCGGTGTATGCTTATCTAATGAAGTCAGCAGAAGGAGAATGGTAATGATTGACTACTATGAAGCACTGAAAGAAATGCACCAAGGTAATGTGGTCAAATATGTTGGTACTGTGAATGGCAATGTAATGAGCAACAATGGTGCCAGTTTCTGTATGTGTCGTGGTTGTATCTTTCTATTTGATAATGGAGTAATCAAATGGGACAAGTTAGGCTACATGGTTTACGATCCAGATTTTCGTTATGAACTAACCGGCGAAACTGTAAATCCGAGGGCGTGGAAACCAGAAAAGAAAACGGACCGTAAAGAGATTAAATCCAAGTTAGGTTATAGTAGAATAGGATTGGATAATGTTTAGAGATGTAAAAGAAATGACAATTGAAGAACTTGAGAGAGAACTTCATGCACTTGAGTTGTTTCAGAATGAAATTGGTAAAGTTGGTGTAAACTCAATGTTATCTAAGAGTGTTGACACATCATTTTTGCAACCAATGCAATGCACAATAACACCCAATGGTCAACTATTCAGGATTGACCGACAAGGTTTCTTACCTAAGATGATGGAAGAAATGTATGAGGATCGTAAGAAGTTTAAGAAGATGATGTTGAAAGCACAACAGGAGTATGAGAATGAAAAAGATGAATCCAAAAAATATGATATTGAAAAACGAATCGCCAGATACAACAACCTACAGCTCGCCAAGAAAGTTTCTCTCAATTCTGCTTATGGTGCTCTTGGTTCTCAGTATTTCAGATTTTATGATTTGCGTATGGCTCTTGGTGTTACTACTGCTGGCCAACTATCTATTCGGTGGATAGAAGCCAAGATAAATGATTACTTGAACAAACTATTGAAAACGAATGAAGATTATGTTATCGCCTCAGACACAGATTCAATTTATCTCAAGCTTGGTCCACTTGTTGACAAAGTGTATGGTGCAGGACAAGATAAATCTGTCTCTACAAGAATTGACAAACAAAAGGTTATTGATTTCATGGATCGTGTATGCGAAGATAAAATACAACCGTATATTGATAAAAGTTATCAAGAGCTTGCTAATTATGTTAATGCGTATGCACAGAAAATGCAAATGAAGCGAGAAGGCCTATCAGACAAAGGTGTATGGACTGCCAAGAAAAGATACATTCTAAATGTATATAATAACGAAGGTGTTCAGTATGCCGAACCTCATATGAAAGTGATGGGTCTAGAAATGGTGAAGTCATCTACACCATCGGCAATCCGTGAAAAGATGAAAGAAACAATTCAGTTGATGATGACTGGCACAGAAGAAGAGGTGCAACAGTTTATTGCCAAGTTTAGAGAAGAATTTAAATCATTGCCACCCGAAGAAATTTCTTTTCCAAGAGGTCTGAATGGGCTAAATACTTATTCCGATTCGGTGACTTTATATAAAAAAGGAACTCCAATTCATGTTCGTGGTGCAATCGTCTACAATCACCACCTCAAACAACTTGGTTTAGAAAAGAAATACCAAAAGATTCAAGAAGGTGAAAAGTTAAAGTTTACCTATTTGAAAATGCCAAATCATTTCAAAGAAGATGTAATTTCGTTTCCTGCCAGAATTCCCAAAGAATTTGGGCTTGACGAATATATTGATTATGACTTACAATTTGATAAGGCGTTTCTAGAACCCATCAGGATTATTTTGGATTGTATGAATTGGAAAGCCGAAAAATCAAATTCATTAGAAGATTTTTTTAGTTGAAGGATAAAACATGAGTATACTTGATAAGATTAAAAAGAATAGTTCAATCAAAGATTCGGCTATTCTATCCAAATCAAAATTTTTCACGCAAAAGGATATGATTCCCACATCCGTACCAGCAGTTAATGTTGCTTTGTCTGGTAAGTTGGATGGAGGTCTAACTCCCGGTCTTACAATGTGGGCAGGTCCATCCAAACATTTTAAGACTGCATTTTCTTTACTGATGGCCAAATCTTATATGGACAAATATGAAGATGCTGCATTACTTTTCTATGATTCCGAATTTGGTACGCCTCAGTCTTATTTTGATTCCTTTGGTATTGACACAGACAGGGTGCTCCATACTCCTATTACAGACATTGAACAGTTGAAGTTTGATATTATGAATCAACTCACCAATCTTGAACGTGGTGAACATCTAATTATTGTTGTTGATTCAATTGGTAACCTTGCATCCAAAAAAGAAGTTGAAGATGCATTGGATCAAAAGTCTGTTGCTGACATGAGCCGTGCCAAACAAGTTAAGTCTTTGTTCCGTATGGTTACACCTCACCTATCATTGAAAGACATTCCAATGGTTGTTGTGAATCACACCTATAAAGAAATCGGTATGTTCCCCAAAGATATCGTTGGTGGTGGTACAGGTTCTTATTATTCTGCCGATAATATTTTCATTCTTGGCCGTCAACAAGAAAAAGATGGAACCGAAATCACAGGATACAACTTCATCATTAACGTGGAAAAGTCCCGTTATGTAAAAGAGAAATCTAAGATTCCAGTTAATGTATCTTTTGACGGTGGTATTAACAAGTGGTCTGGCTTATTGGACATTGCACTTGAATCTGGCCATGTTATCAAACCAAGTAATGGTTGGTACAGCAAAGTGAATATTGAATCTGGTGAAGTGGAAGAAAAGAAATATCGTGAAAAGGATACTAATAGTTCTGAATTCTGGATTCCTGTTTTGAAACAACAATCTTTCCGTGATTATGTGGAAAGCAAATATCGTGTAGCTGCATCAGAAATCTTACAAGATTCGGATATTGAAGAAACATTTGAGAGTTAATAATGATAGAAGGTATTGATTACTGTTTCATCTATCCTAAAAATGATGGTACAGCAGTTCATATAAAATTTTTAGACGGACCTTATAAAGATACCGTTTTCAAATATGGCAAGGTAAAATTCAAGGAAGAAAACGACCAGGTCTATTTACTTTTTGCTTATGATGTGTTAGAATCACCAGTTAAGAAACCACGAAAATTGGAAAAAGATGGTGATTTTAAAAACTACATTGGTGACCTGTTGGTTGAACTAATGTCAGAAAACATGGAACAGGATATTATTGATGAAACTGGAACAAGCGATTCTGAAGAATCTAATTTACAATGATGAATACTTACGCAAGGTACTCCCTTTTATTAAAGCCGATTACTTCACGGATAGGACCGATAGAACAATCTTCAATGAGATTTCAAAATTCGTTGAGGCTTACAATTCTACACCGACGATTGAAGCAATTGAATTGGCCATCAAAGAAAGGCGAAATCTCTCAAATGATGAAGTGGAGAAGTGCGAAACTTGTTTACAAGAGATTGTCAAAATTAAAGAAGAACAATCCAAGATTGACTGGTTGGTTGATAAGACAGAAAAGTTCTGCCAAGAGAAGGCCATATACAATGCAGTATTGGGGTCTATTTCAATCCTCGATGGGAAGGACAAAACCCAAGATAAAGGGTCCATACCTAAGTTACTTTCCGATGCCCTCGCAGTAAGTTTTGACAACTCGGTTGGACATGATTACCTGGAGAATAGTGATGAACGCTTTGAATTTTATCATAGAAAAGAAGAAAGAATTCCTTTTGACTTGGACTACTTCAATAAGATTACTAAAGGTGGTCTTCCTATTAAAACTCTTAATATCGCTCTTGCTGGTACCGGTGTTGGTAAGTCTCTCTTTATGTGTCACGTTGCCGCTGGTTGTATGGTACAAGGCAAAAATGTATTGTATATCACTATGGAAATGGCTGAAGAAAAGATTGCAGAAAGAATAGATGCCAATCTTTTAAATGTAAGTGTGGATGATTTGGTCAGCCTGCCAAAAGAAATGTATGACAAGAAGATAGAAAAACTCCGTGCAAAAACTGTAGGCAAACTTATCATCAAAGAGTATCCAACAGCGGCTGCTTCCGTAACACACTTTAGGACCCTGTTGAATGAACTCAATCTCAAGAAAAGTTTTGTTCCTGATATTATCTTTGTGGATTACCTCAATATTTGTTGTAGTTCTCGTATTAAAGCCGGAGCTAATGTCAACTCTTATACCTATGTCAAGGCTATTGCCGAAGAATTGCGAGGTCTTGCCGTTGAATTCGGAGTTCCAATTGTTTCTGCTACACAAACAACAAGGTCAGGTTATACAAGTTCCGACCCAGGACTGGAGGACACAAGTGAGTCTTTTGGTTTGCCAGCAACCGCCGACCTGATGTTTGCATTGATTTCTTCCGAGGAATTGGAAGAACTTGGACAAATCATGGTCAAGCAATTGAAGAATCGTTACTCTGATCCAACAATGTATAAACGATTTACTATTGGTGTTGACCGTTCTAAAATGAAACTGTATGATGTGGAACAATCAGCACAAGATGGATTGGCTGATGCAGGTATTACAGATAAACCACTTAATACTTTTGGCAATCGTGAAATGAAGAAAGATAAATTTGATGGATTTAAAGTTTGAGGATGCTCTATACTGCGCCAAAGTATTTGAAGATTATTTTGGCCGGTTTGATAGAGTTGATGACTACATGCGTGACCAAAAATTGGCCTCTTTGGCTGATTTGCCGTCCAATCCATTGTTTCCAATAGAAGATGATTTGTTTTCTGATTTCACCATGCATCCAAAAGATATGGATTTTGAGGTGTGTGAAGTACCACAGGACACATGGGAAACATTACTAAACATCACTTCATCACATATTAATATATCACCCGTTGGCCGGCAAATACGTTTGGCCGTCATTGAAAAGAATACCAACAAGTATGTTGGATTCTTGCGTTTGGGTTCTCCAGTTATCAATATGAAACCGAGAAATGAAATGCTCGGCCAAGTATTCACACAGAAGCCAGAATGGGCAACCAGATTTAATGATTCTGCAATGATGGGTTTTGTAATTGTTCCATCGCAACCTTTCGGTTACAATTATCTTGGTGGAAAGTTACTTGCAGGTATCTGTACCTCACATGAAGTCAGAGAGATTGTCAATAAGAAGTATGGAATGAACCTGTGTTTGTTTGAAACAACCAGTCTCTATGGTAGTTCCAAAACTGTCTCACAATATGATGGTATGAAACCTTACATTCGTTTTAAAGGTCTGACTGAATCCGATTTCATTCCCATGATGCACGGTAAACCTTATGAGGACCTAAGAAACTTTGTGGAAAGTAAAGTTGGTGAAATTGTTGAAGCTGATGCTTCCAGCAAGAAGTTAAAGACTACAATGAGGATTATAGCTTTAACCAAAGCAGCTCTTAAAGGTACTACTGAAGGGGAGGCATTCATGGAAACGATTGAACAAGCGAAAGGGTTGACAGAAAAGAAAAGATATTATGTAAGTGACTATGGTTTTAGTAACATAGTTGACTATATCAACTGTAAAACTGATAAATTATCACCTGGTGAAAATTATGAGAAACATTATTTGAAGAATTTGATTGAATGGTGGCGAAATAAAGCTTGCAATCGGTATGAAACTTTGTATAATGAAGGCCGTTTGAGAAGCGAACTGGAAGTCTGGACTTCAGGAAAGAATATTCAAATCATTAGATAAATATTCTTATTTGGGGTCAAAATGGCACAACAAGGTTTTGAATATGAAAAGAACGCAGCTAAAATTTTAAAGCCTTTGGGTCTTGTTCCAAAGTCTTTTGTGCCTGCTGGTGCCGGTCACGATCAACCAGATTTGATGTTGGAACACAAAGGTAAAAAATCAGGATGCGAATTGAAAATTACTGCTGCTTCAGCAGGATCTTTGGTATTAAAGTTTGATGCAAAAAATAAAAGAAATCCTTGGTTTTTTAATAAAATTTCCGAAGATGATGCAGAAAAAATGTTTATTAAAAACTTAGCTGAAGAAGTTGGTGTTTTTGATTTGATTAAAAAGAAATGGAAAGATATCCCTTTCAAAAGAGAAAAAGATGACTTATTACCATTACAGACCAAAGGCATGAGTAAAAAACAAATCTACGAAAGAGATAGAGATACCTTTCCTGATATCAAAGGTGAAATACCTGCTTCTAAAATTGAAGAATATTATAACAAAAAGGATACTTATTATGTGAATGTTGGTACTCATGGTTTTTATTTGATGGGTACATCCAATCCGTTGAAACTAAACGATGTTCCAAGATTTGGCACATCAGCAAAAGCCATTTACAGAATAAGAGTTCAATATAAAGGCAGTGATAATTATCAATTTACTTTTGAAATGCAATTTTCAATTCCCGCTAATAAAAAATCACCCTATAATATTGCACCAGTAAATGGTAAAACAGTTAACATTATTAAAAATGAAATGAATTTAGGATGCTTCGCATGAAAAATCAACTAGATACATTTGATGATGATTTTGGTTTCTCAGCCATCTCGGCTAAAGAATATGAAGCTAAAATTACACAAGCAGCCGAACAAGCTTCTGCACCAGTAGAAGATTATAAACAAAGACTCCAAAAATTAGAATCTATGATTGTTCCTTTCTTAGAAAAATTAAAAGAGACTGGTGATAAAGAATACATATATTGGCCAAACCGTAAACCTAAAATAGAAAAACAAATAGAGGCAATTCTAAAACTGACTAGAGGATGATATGAGTGCAACTGTGATTATGCCAACTACGGGTTCTCCGGAGTTGGAAGATGCTGTGGATAGTGTATTGAAACAAAGTTATGAAACTAAATGTTATGTTGTGGCTGATGGGGTTCAATCACATTCAAAAACAAGAATCATTACAGATAATTTCTTGAGCAGAAAAAATCTGGAAAAATGTTTTTTACCAATTAATGTAGGCGCTAATGGTTTTTATGGCCACCGTGTGTATGCTGCATTTACACACCTAATTGATACCGATTACGTTCTTTACCTGGATCAAGACTGTTGGTTTGAACCAGACCATGTAGAAAAGTGTATCAAAACCATAGAAGAAAATGACCTGGACTGGTCTTATTCACTCCGCAAGATATGTGATAAAGATGGAAATTATATCTGTAATGATGATTGTGAATCACTTGGTAAGTGGCAAACATATCATGGGGTGAATCACATAGATACTAATTGTTATTGCATAAAAACATCGGTTGCGATAAAATTAGCACAAGTATGGCATGGTGGCTGGGGACAAGACAGAGTTTTCTTATCTGTTCTTGCACAACACTTTCCTAAATTTGATTGTACCGGTTATTATACAGTCAACTATCGTGTTGATGGAAATCCAGGTTCTGTAAATGCAGAATTCTTCCATCATGGTAATGAAGTGATGAAACAAAAATATAATGGAGTTTTCCCATGGCAAAAAATTTAATCATTGGTGGTTTTACCAATTACGAAATCAATCAACTAAAACCTTGGGTTTTATCAGCCAAAGAAGTTGCAGGTGATAACGATGTTGTTTTATTGGTTGGCAAAACAAGTGAAGAAACAGTAAAGTGGTTGAAAAATCAAGGTGTGATTGTTGCACCAATGGCACAATCACAGAATGTTCCAATTCATGTTCTCCGGTTTCTTTCCATCTACGAATATCTAAGAAACAATTGGGCTAGATATCAGTTCGTTGTTACAACTGATGTTAAAGATGTATACTTCCAAGACGATCCATTTAAAATGATAGAAGAATGTAAATGGTGTAAACTTCTTATTGCATCTGAAGAACTAAAATACAAAGATGAACCATGGGGTGATGACAACCTCAAACAAGCATATGGACCATATGTTTACGAACAATTCAAAAACAATACCATCTATAATGTAGGAACTTTTGGTGGTGTTTCTGAATATGTCAAAGACATGGTATTCAATATCTTCACTAATGCAATCAACAGACCAATAGGCATTTGTGACCAAGCAGTATTCAATGTATTGATTGGAACACAACCATACAAAGACATTTGTTATCCAACAAACGATTGGGCTTGTGAAGCAGGTACTGTTGCTGATCCAGCCAAAATTTATAATTTTAGAACTAATCTATTAGGTTATGAACCCATCTTTAAAGATGGTGTCGTAATGACACACGATAACTATGTTTATCCTATCGTGCATCAATATGACCGTGTTCCAGAATGGAAAAAATTCGTGGCCGAAAAATATGGCCAAGAAGATGAATCTAAATTTTTTACATATAAGATTTAATTATGAGTGACGTTATTACTATTAATACAGAAAACAATTCTTGGCAAACTTTTCCACAACAAGACTTTATTTGTTCAGGTAAAGGTTTAGGTGAATTATCCAGAAAATTTATGGATCCAAAAATGTTGGAAATTGGTTGTGATGTTGGTGATACTGCCGAATTTATGTTGCGTTCACATCCAATGTTGCATTTAACATCAATTGATCCGTATGAAAATTATGTGGATTGGAACGGTAGACCTCTAAATGAAAGAGAAGAAGTATACAACAATGTTATGGAAAGATTGAAACATTGGCCTGATAGATTTGAACTGATTAGAATGACTTCCGACTCTGCTGCACAAATTTTTAAAGAAGAAGAATTTGATATCATCTTTATTGATGGTTTACACACATATGAGCAACTATCTAAAGATTGTGAAAACTATTATTCTAAAGTTAAACCTGGTGGAATATTTTCTGGCCATGATTACAATTCAATTGAAGGTGTACGCCGAGCTGTGGATGAATTCTCTTCCAAACTTGGTAAAAAAATTGAAATCACAGAAAATGATGTGTGGTACTGGTATAAATGAAAACTTGTATAGTAATGTCTGGACAATACAGAACTTTTGACCAGACAAGTGATAATATCAAAAAATTTATCAATATGAATTCGGCAGATGTTTATTGTCATCTGTGGTCAACTGACGAAAGAGAAATTACTTATTTGGTTGACAAATTGAAGCCGAAGAAATATCTATCTGAAAATAATTTGAAATATGTTGATACATTTGAATCAATTGAACAAAGAATATTACATAATAACCCAAAAGTACCAAATCAAGATCGGCTAGCGGGTAACGCTTCAATGAATTATGGTCGTAAAATTGCATTTGATATGGTTCCAAAGGAAGAATACGATACTGTTATTTATTGTAGATATGATATAGGATTTGAACAGTTATTTAACTTCTCTAATGTAAATAAGATTATTGTTCCTTTTGCTGAATCATATAATTTAATATCAGATATATTTGCGATTATGCCAATGAAAATGGCCAATAGTTATTTTTTATATGACGATTATGAAAGATTACATTCAACACCATGGGAACCAGAATTTCTGTATTGGTTGAGAAATGTTAAAAAATATCCAGAACAAGATGTTCAAACACATATACATACTAGATATTGTCCTCATTTAATGTTAATGCGTAACATTATTATGAACGGACACGATTTTGAAATAGTTAATATTCCAGTATTTTTACAAAGATGAAGATAGCATTATGTTTTTCTGGTCAAGCCAGGTCATTTGAAAAAGGTTATGATTATTACAAAAAGAATCTACTAACACAATATGATGTGGATGTTTATATTCATTCATGGAAATTTGAAGATAGTAATAAACTAGTTGATCTCTACAAACCAAAAGATTATCTGTTTGAAGATAAACTAATGGGTAATTATGATGTTTTATATACAAGAACACCCAATGCACAAAAATGGCCGCCAAGGTTTACATATAGTGCATTGTATTCAATGAAAGAATCATCAAAGTTAATTGATGGAAAATATGATTGGGTAATTAAAACAAGAACCGATTATGCATTGAATGTTGTTATTCCTTTTAGTGAATTAAATAATAACAAACTGTATATACCAAATTGCAGAATGGTACCAGAAAGAGATTTTGGTAATGACCAATTTGCTTTTAGTTCACAAGAAAACATGTTAAAATATATGTCAACGTTTGATTATGTTGATGAATACTATGAATCTGGTGTTGTGTTCATTGGAGAAGATTTAATGCAAGCCAATTTAAGAAAATATGGTTTGATTGGTGAGAATCTAGTATATGTAAATATGAATAATCCTTTTCCTCCTGGACCACATAACGGAACTTGGCACTCTTTAATTCGTGATGATTATGCAAGTTGGACCGAAACTAATACAAAAACTTAAAGGACATTCAGGTTCAGAGGTGAGTTTGAAAGAATGGCCAGGTGGCAGTCTATATGTTGAAAAAGTTGGAAACACAGAACGCAACTTGGAAAGAATGACTGCATTACATCAAATGGGTTATCGTGTTCCGAAGATATACTATTCGGAAACAGATTATTTGTTGATGGAATATATTCATGGATTAGATATGAAGAACTATTTACTTCATAATAATGTCCAACAACTATACAACTTTATAGTTGAAACAATAGATGATTTCTCTAACGATTCTGTAATGGTAGACTATACGCAAGTATACCACAAAAAACTTTCTTGGATGGATGGTTGCAAAGAATTACCATTTACCAAAAAAGAATTGATTTCAAAATTACCAAAATCGTTGCCTAGATCCACCTATCATGGTGATTTCACACTAGAAAACATACTATACACTAATCCAGGATTCTGTATGATTGATCCTGTGACGATAGAATATGATTCTTATGTGTTTGATATTGCAAAACTTAGGCAAGACCTGGAATGTAAATGGTTTCTACGTAATACCGATATGAAACTGGATACGAAATTGGAGATTCTTAATTCAAAATTAAGAAAGATGTATGAAGAATATATTAATGATTATCTTTTGATTTTGATGTTACTTAGAGTGTATCTACATACTAAACCAGGTGATTCGGATCACCTATTCATTATGAAAGAGATTTACAGATTATGGAAATAATTGTACCTGCAGCTGGTCTTTCCACCAGATTCCCAAATATGAAACCGAAATATCTTTTGTATGATTACAAAGGTGATATGATGTTGATGAATGCTTTGAGAACCTTTCGTGAAAGAGGTTATAAAATGCACATTGGTATTTTGAAAGAACACGAAGAAACATACAATGTTATTCAACAAATTCAACATGAATGGCCGGATAATATTAATTTTGTTGTTATTGATAAACCGACCAGAGGACCTGCCGATACAGTATATCAAATAATAAAATCAGCTGGATTACACATATCCGAAATTTTCATCAAAGACTGTGACAGTTTTTTTGAACATGATATTACCGAAGGTGATAATTATGTTTGTATCTCCAAAATTTCACAACATGAAATCCTAAAGAAACTTGCATCAAAAAGCTTTACAATTGCTAACGAAAATGGTATAATAACGGATATCGTTGAAAAAGAAGTGGTATCAGACACCTTCTGTGTTGGTGGTTATAAGTTCTCATCTGCAATGATGTATAAGAGTGCATTTGAACAGTTGAACACCGATAGAGAAGTTTTTGTTTCCGATGTGATTGGCCGTTGTATAAACAACTTGCAAGTTTTTACCAACAAACTAGTAACAGATTATGTTGATGTTGGTACCGCAAATGATTGGTTTGAATTCAATGATAAACCTGTAATCTTCTGTGATATTGATGGTACAATCATTGTTGCACAATCTAGATTGGATTTGGAAAATAAAAACAATCCGATTGCGTTACAAAAAAATATAGACAGACTATTGAAAATGCAAGAAAACGGAGCACAATTCATATTCACTTCAGCAAGAGATAACAAATACAACTCTTTGACCAGAGAAATGTTATATAAATTGGGTTTTAAGAGTTTCAATTTAATTTGTGGATTACAAAACAGCAAGAGAATATTGATTAATGATTTTAATGAAGCCAATCCACACCCAAGAGCCGTTGCAATCAACCTTTACAGAAATGACGATAGATTGAGTGATTTCCTATGATTATACCAGATAAAAACCTATTCATTGTTACCTCAGCACTAAAACCTTTAGGTGGTGCATTTAGTGATGGCGAAAGATTCCAACAAACTGTTGATGGAATTAGGTCTATAAGAAAGGTTCTTCCGGATGCAATTATTGTGACTTCTGATGTGTCGGTCCGACCTCTATCGGAAATGGAAAGAAATGGGATTGCAAAACTATCAAATATATTTGTTGATATGTCACAAGATCAAGTTGTTATGGATTTATCTAACAAAGGAATGAAAAGTCTTGCTGAGAATGTATTGTTATTCAATACTATTCAAACGTTAAGAAATTCACCAGAAACAGCACAAATGATGAGTTCTGTAAAAAGAATTTTTAAATTTTCGGCCAGAACTATATTAGAAGATAGTTTTGACGCATCCGAATATGATGCCTTATTTGGTAAATTTGTTTTTAAAAAACGGATTCCTACATGGATGAATCCTCCTGTAATCTCAGACATTCTAATTACTAGGATGTTTTCTCTGTGTCCGTCTTTAATTGATACATATTTGAGTGTGGTTGGTCAAAATATACAAGCCATACAACAAGGATTTGATACCGAACATGCACATTTTCACAACATTCCAAAACAACATTTAGTTGAGTTTGATAAACTACATTGTCACGGATGGCTGGCTGGAAATGGTAAAATTGAGTATTATTGACGCTATATATCGTTTCCAACATTTGTTTGGTTCTAGACCATACATTTAAATCTTATATAAATATACCGCTGGCAACCAAAGTGTGTTGCATCCTAGAGGTACTAATGTTAACTTTCAAGAGTTTTTTAAAAGAACAAACTGATCCTGAAGAAGGCGCAAGCCGCCAAATAAAACATCTAACACATGTTGAGGATCGTCCTTTGCAAAAGGGAGAATCTGGATTTAAACATGCCATCGGTTCACTAACGTCTGCGGCTGATCACATTGCAAAAGGTAAAAAGACTTCCGAACTCACAACAAAATATGATGGTTCACCAGCTATTGTTTATGGTCATCATCCAAAGAATGGTAAATTTTTTGTTGCTTCAAAGTCAGCTTTCAATAAAACACCAAAAATAAATTACACACCACAAGATATAGAAAAGAATCATGGCCATGCACCAGGTCTGGTTAGCAAATTAAAAGACGCATTAGAAAACTTACCAAAAATTGCACCAAAAGAAGGTGTCTATCAGGGTGATATGATGTTTGGAAGTAGTAAGGGTGATAAAATTAAAGAAAAAGATGGCGGTCAGTCTTTTCATCCAAATCCATCAGGACTAACTTATACTGCCCACGGTGATGAAGCAAATAAAGTTAAAAAAGCCAAAATTGGTGTTGTTACACATCTTTCATATCATGGTGATGATGCATCAAATTTAAATGCATCACATGAAGTTAATCACGAAAAATTTCAACAACACCCGGATGTTTATTCTGTAGATCCAAGAATGGACACAAGTAAAGTTCATTTCAGTCCAAAAGAAAAAAAAGAATTTGATAAACATATCAGAGCTGCACAAGCTTTACATGACACACACGGTAGTGACATGTATGCAGGCACAAGAGATCACCAAGGTGTTGGTGGTCATTTGGAAACATATATGAATCATACGGTTAGAACCGGTGAAGAACCAAACCATGAAAACTTTAAAAATTGGCTTGAAACTAAGACAAACAAAGACATTGACAAACTAAAAGTTGAAAAGAACAAACAAACAAAACAAAAAGCTTTGTCTGATGAATTAGGTAAAGTCGAAAGAAACAAAAAACATTATAACAATCTTTTCAAATTACACAAGCATTTACAGAGCGCCAAGAATGTTTTAATAGGTGTATTAAATCAGCACCAAGAATTTCAACACAAACACGCAGGTGAAGATGCTAATCCAGAAGGTTATGTTTTTCATCACAACAACGATTCAGATAAACTTGTAAATCGTGCTGAATTTTCTCGTAGAAATTTTGCTGGTATAAGGAACATTTAAAATGCCAATGTCTTTTAAAGGATTTTTAATTGTTGAAGGTCGTGGCAAAATGACAGCTTCTGGTTCAGCTGGCGCCGAACATGTAAAAAAATATGTCAATCCATTTATTGGTTCTAAAGATTATACACATACATTAGCTGCTGAACATGATGATTTGCCAGCAGGTTCACATGTTAAATTGAAATCGGTGTCAAATATAAACGGAAAATATCATGTTAATGCCGAAGATCAAACCGGTAATGAACATACAATTCCAATTTCAAAATTATTTAAACCAGGTGAAGCTCCTGCCAATAAAGGTCACGATTACGAAAGTAAATTTGTGGAAAGAATGAAAAAACACGATATTATGCCATCACATTTGTCTGGCGCAGGTTCTACAGCAGGAACAGATTTTGCTATTGAAAATAAAAAGAAGGGTGTTTTTCATCCGGCCACAGTTAATGGAAATTTGTTAAACGGCGAAACTAAAGATGGTGTTACAGCCGCAATGGGACAACTAACAATACATTACACAAAAGAAAAAGGTTGGCACATTGGAGATAAAGCAAGAAACAACCGACCTTTATATGCAAAACAAATTGAAAAATCTGGAATTTTGAAACATATGAATCAACATTTTTCCGATCCAGAAAAATCCGAAACTACAGCATCAGGTCGTGCAAAAACAGTAGAAATCAAACACCCTAATTTGGATCCAGCCGAATCTTATTTACAAGATCATCATGTTCATGTATTACAGGTTGGTGGTCATGGAACATATAGTGTCGGAAAATCCGATGCAACTGGACACGGATTGCCAAGAATAAGCGGCAAAGGTGTTTGGAGAATTCGTGAAAAACAAAAAGGTAATAAATTTGCTAGAACTGTTGCTTTTCATCCTGACGGTAAAAAAGGATTAAATAAGAGTAATGTTGATTTAGATAATGACGAACACCTTTTTGCATTTAAGAAAACTATAGGACACAAAGATTAAATGAAATCGTTTTTAGAAAGACTGCAAGACGAATCTAAAACACAAAAGCCAGTTGTTATGGCTTTTGGTAGAATGAATCCACCAACTACAGGACATGAAAAGTTGGTGAATAAAGTTCATCAGTTGGCCAAAGATTACAATGCAGATCACAAAGTTGTCATATCACATTCTATTGATGCAAAGAAAAATCCATTGGATCCAAAGACCAAATTAAAACATGCAAAACGTTTTTTCCCTGGTACAAACATTGAAACATCCGATAAAGAGCATCCAACTTTCTTGCAACATGCCGCCAAACTATTTCAACAAGGACACGATCATTTAATTATGGTGGCTGGTTCGGATAGAGTTAAAGAATATGAACAAAAACTAAAACAATATAATGGAACTGCACAAGGTTCACTATATAACTTCAAAAAGATAGAAGTCAAATCTGCCGGACAACGTGATCCTGATGCAGAAGGAACCGAAGGTATGTCAGCATCTAAAATGCGTGAACATGCTCAAAATAATGATTTTAATAGTTTCAAACAAGGAATTCCTTCTCATGTTCCAGAAAAACATGCCAGGGAATTATTCCGTGATGTTAGAAGTGGCATGGGTTTAAATGAAAATACCAACCGTGGTATGTTTAAGGCTGTTTTTGTTACTGGTGGTCCAGGTTCAGGTAAAGATATCATTCTGAGAGAAGCCATTGCTGAACAAAAATCTATTGAAATAAATCTATTACAAGCCTTTCAATATCTAGCCGATAAACAAAAATTGTCCGAAAAGACTGATGATTACCGTAGAAATGCGATTCGTAATCGTAAACCATTGATTATTAATGGTCCAGCAGATAAACAAAATGAGATGTTTTGGGTTAAGGAAGAGTTGGAAGAACTAGGATACGACACGATGATGATTTTTGTTGAATCTTCCGATGAAGTTAGCAAAATAAGAAATGAAAAATTAACAAAGATGATTGCAGAATCCACCAGAAAAGTAAAGTGGAAACAAGCACAAGAAAGTAAAGAACAATACCAAAACTCCTTTGAACAATTTATCAGTTTGAACAATAGTGGTTCTTTGGAAGAAATAGAAGAAGATATCACAGATATATACCTAAAAATCAATAATTTTATTGAAGTTAAAATACTGAACGAAGAAGCTTACGTATGGTTAGAAAACCACGGTAAGCTAAATAATATCATTAACCATTCTTTTGTTGAGGAAGAAAATCATGTTAAAAAAGATTCTAGATTTATTCAAAGGCTCAAAGAAAGCAGAGGAAAGCCATCCTCTGGACTTCACGGAAAGAACAGCAGCGGTCCAAGACTCTACTCAGCCGGAGGTCCAGCAGCCAGTGGTCCAGGAGATATCCCAGCCGACAACCGAGCAAGTGACTCAGGAACAGACGATATCAAGTGGAACAGAAACGCCAAGCGAGGAAGTTACATCTTTAGAACCTACACAGAAGCCAAAGAAGGGACGCTCAAAAAATTCCCAGAGCCAAAAGAAAGCAACTTCAGCAAAGACAAAGAAAAAGTAAAGAATAAGAAAAACAGATTTGTTGACTCACCAACAGTTAATCAAAGAGTGAGAAACCAATCTGGAATAGGATCTGAATTTGACACTCGCCAACAGGGAACAGTATACCCTATGTCTGGATTAGGCGATGTTACTTACAGAGAAGAAAAGAATTTTAATAAATTTAGAAAAGTTATTAATGAATATAATGGCTTCCAAAATGACCAGGAATCTGGTTTTGGTGGTACATTAGGTGGATCTGATAATAAAGAACCCATTGAGAATCCAAAAGACAAAGTAGGATATACCTACGACATAATAAAAAGAAAAAAGGCAGGCAAAAAATGATTAATCTTAACAAAAAAGATTCTGTTGCAGATTCAATAAAATCTATTTTAGAGAAAAAAGAGCTTTCTCCTAAACAGAAACAAATTGCTAAAATGTCTCCACCAGCAGATAAGATTGATGCAGGCGATTTAGCTAAGCTTCGTTCTGGTCAGAAACCAGTCAAAGAAGCAGCCAAAATGAAAGAAGAAGTGACAGACACACTAAAAGGTCGTGAAAAGAAATCTGCCGATCCTTATTTGTCTAAAAAAGTTAAGATTGCTGGTGATGTAAAAGAAGAAGTTGAACAAATTGAAGAAAAAGAAAAGTGGATTCAAAAGGCTATCAAAAAACCAGGTGCTTTACATAAACAACTACATGTTCCTGCTGACAAAAAGATTCCTGCCGAAAAACTAAAGTCAGCTGCCGAAAAGGGTGGTAAACTAGGTAAGCGTGCCAACTTGGCCATGACTTTGAAAAAATTCAAAGAAGAAAACGAAGAACATTCAATCTATGACCAGATGATTCAGGAAGTTCTTTCTAAAGACGCAAAAGCTGGTGATTGGATTCACGATTTCGTTCACTCTGATAATCCAAAGTTTGCTGGTAAGTCCAAAGAGAAGCGTAAGCAAATGGCTCTTGCTGCTTACTACGCAAAGCAACGTAATGAAGAAGTTGAACATGATATTTGTCCAGAATGTATGCAGGATCCATGCGTATGTGGTGGAAACCATGTTGAAGAATCGGTTGAACAGATTGATGAATTGTCAAAATCAACTTTAGGTTCTTATGTGAAAAGTGCGGCAAGAGATGTTGGTGCTTCTCGTAAACTTTCCGCCGACTTCCAGAATCAGGCAGATAAGGCTAGAAAACCTAGTTCAAAAGCAGCATCATCTAGTCTTTCCAAAAAATTCATGGCCACAGCCCAAAAGCGACATGCAGGTATTGGCAAAGCAGTCGAGCGTTTGACCAAAGAAGAATCTGAACAAGTAGAAGAAAACGCATTTGATTGGAAGAAACCAAAACCACCAGAATCAAAAGGTGGTTCAGGTGTTAAAGCTGGTCGTGCATATGGTGGTGCTGCACAAAAGAGCAAACCAGAGCATGACGAACCAGAAGATAAAAAAAAAGTAACTGAATCTAAAAGACCAGAAACCGATAATGTTCCATTTGAAGGACCATACAATTCAACATCCAATCCGGTTATAACAGATAAATCTGGTGCAAAACATACACCAATGTCTAGAGTCAAACACTTGGCCAAACAAGCGATGAAAAAAGTTAAAACTGAAATGCTTGGCAAAACAGGTACTTCTGAATAAGGTATAGAAATGACTAAAAAAGCAAAAATAGTCAAAGATGCAGTAAAAGGATGTGGGTGCGAAAAACCCACATTCGGTACTGATCCTAGAGATCCTTGGTCTGCAAAGGCAAACATTACCGAAAGTGCTTTACTGAATAGATATTTAAAATCTAGAGGTATCAATCCAGAATTTGCTTCTAAGGATACAAAAGTTGCACACTCAAAAACAAATGCATTTAAAGTTTGGGCAACTGCACATTTGAACGATCCAGTTAAAGAATCTATGTCGGATGAACATACACCGACAGAAAAAAGATTACATACTCTAAAAAGAGCTATGCACTATAATAAAGAAATTCGTGTTGCGGATGGTCATAAACAACTACACTCTGAATCCGTAGATAAAGAAGATGTGATTGCTTTTGATATTCCTCTGTTAATTCGTATGTTTGAATATGCTCGTGAAGATGCAAAGACAGATATGGATTTACATAAGGTTGTGGAAAAATTAATTAAAATCCGCAAAAAAGGCACCTTGACGATGAAAGACTATAAGTTCGTTACTTCAATTCGTGAAGAGGTGCAAAGTGCTGGTGTTCAGTTGAATGAATTGTCACCAGAACTTCTAAATCGTTACAGAGACAAAGCTGGAGAATCAGCCAAAGAATTGGCCAATAAAGGCGAATATAAAAAGTCTAATAAACGTTGGATGGGTCACATGAAGTCTACCGGAAAACAGATTGAAAAGATGTTCAATAAAGAAGATGTTTTCCATGGATCAACCGCAGCCACACAAATGCCTTTTGACGGCGCAAACAATCCGGACGATGTTATTCCTGCAAAACGCAAAAATGTGAAAGAAATGTCAAAATCAGCAAGGATCATCAAATCCATTTACAAACGTAAGAATGTAAAAGAAGAATTGTATGACCATGAAAAAGAAGATAAATCTGTTGCAACCTACGGTAAAAAACCCAAGTTCCAAAAACCTGGTGTTGATAGTGAAACAAAAGAATCACCACAAGCCGCAGCAGTTTTAAGTGGTGGAAAGACTATGACAGGTGCTTCAAGAGACACCATTGAAATTGATCCTATGATGAAAACCAAAAAACAAGCAATTTTCGGCTCACAGAAACCAATTAAATAAATACAACATAACCCTCGGTTAAAAGGAGAATAAGAATGTCATCTTGGGGAAACAACGATAATTCAGCTAACGCTCCATATTGGGCAGTTAGTTCCGCAATAGCACACAGTACAGCTGCAGTTAAAGTATCTGCACCAACAGCATCTAATGTTGCTATTTTGTATGCAAATACCACTTCCGGCGCATATATTGCCGGAGAAACTATTGGTCTTTTTGCTATTGATGCGGCCGAACAAGCCAATAATCAACAACAACATGCCATTCCACATACCGGTTGGGTTTATAAAACCACTGGTTCTGGTGGACGTGCAGGTAGAACACAATATGAAGTTCTTGTTGCCTTAGCACAAGTTAAAGGTGATGGCGATAACGGACTGATTGCAAATACTGCCAATCCATAATTAAAACAGGAGTTATAACTCCGATATACAATGTTTGATGATTTGAATGATGAAAATTTCGTGATGTATGCGGTGAAACATTATAATTCACCACAATGCATTATGTCAGAATTTGAGGGAGATATCAAGCGTACCAAGTATCTGAAAAGATTGTTTAGAAGATACAAAGTGACGAAATCACTAAAGGAACGCTTGATATTGAACCACATTATTCTATTGAACAATGTTTTTGGTCCAGAGGTCACAGCAAGAATATTGTTCTATAAAATAGATGAACGTGACTACGATATACTAAAGACATTTTTAGAATATCTCAATATTATGCCAGAAGCAGTATATGGTATCAGAGGTAAAAATTTTTATTCTTCCGAGATACCATTAAATTCAGATATCGCAGAGGTATTATTAAAGATATGAAAACATTTAAAGAATATATCAACGAAGTCAAGAAGCCAACAGGACAATTAAAAGATGCTTGCTGGTCAGGTTATACTGCTGTCGGCATGAAAGAAAAGAATGGTCGCAAAGTTCCTAATTGCGTACCTGAAGAAGTTGAAATTCAAGAAGAATTCAAAAAAGGTGACAGAGTAAGACACAATGATGGCACATTAGGTACCGTAACTAGAGAACCAGATGAGCAAGGCCTAGTTCAATGGAAACATGCGGGAAATAAACACCGTGTAAGTAGTAAAAATGTTTTGAAATCTGCTGCCGATGAAAAATTTCGTTGGCGCCAGCAAAAAGAAGAAGTTGAACAGATTGATGAAATCAGTCAAAAAACTTTATCATCATATACAGCCAAAGCTTACAAAGATTATTCAGACAGATTAAAAGGCTGGACTAAAAAAGGTCCAGAAAACATGGCAAAAGCCGATAAAAGATTTAAAGGCTTAACTGCTGCTGCAAAAAGAGGACCAAAGACACATCAAGTTCCTCCTGGAAAAGAACCAGTAGATAAATCTGGACGTCCATACTGGGGTGAAGAAACAGAACAGTTGGATGAAAAGTCAGCAGCATGGCAACGTAAAGAAGGTAAGAATCCTTCAGGCGGTCTAAATGCAAAAGGTGTGGCATCTTATCGCAGAGAAAATCCAGGTTCAAAATTAAAGACAGCTGTTACAACAAAACCATCCAAATTAAAACCAGGTTCTAAAGCAGCAAACCGCCGTAAGTCTTTCTGTGCAAGAATGGGTGGAATGAAGAAACGCCTAACATCAGCCAAAACTGCTCGTGATCCAAATTCACGCATCAATAAGTCACTAAGAAAGTGGAACTGCTGATGAAAACCTTTAGACAGTTTAATGAAGATGGCATGGCCGCAGCACCAACAAATAGTGTTTCTGGTGTAGCTGGTTCTGGTGATTCCAGATTACCTGCATCACAAAGAGAACCTGGTGTTTCCAAAAAAAGAACTCCAATAATCGTGAGGTTGGCTAGAAGAAAACTGCCAAATATGTAAATGTGGATATTAAAATGGTTACCTGATTGGATTTTTTATGGTATCTTGTTCATAGGTATCATAGGTTATATTGCCACATATCTTCTACGATTCATTCCACTCCCCGCAGTCTACATGTATAAGACACCAATACAGTTGGTGTCTATTGCTCTTATTGTCATCGGTGTTTTTATGTCCGGCGCAATTCATAACGAAGCTGCATGGATAGAACGTGTCAGAGAATTGGAAGCAAAAATTGTTGAAGCTGAATCCAGGTCTGCGGAAGAAAATGTTAAGATTGTAGAAAAAGTTGTAACAAAGATTCAAGTTATCCGAGATAGAACTGATGTTGGCATCAAATACATTGACAGAGAAGTTGTTAAGTATGATAATACATGTGTGATACCAAAAGAATTTGTTAAAGCACATAATGATGCGGCGGAGCCACCAAAATGAAATATTATTTGTTGATTCTTACACTCTGCTTAGTTGGTTGTTCAACTACTGTTCCTGTAACTGCTAAATTCCCAGATGTACCAAACAAACTTTTAGAACAATGTCCTAATTTGCAAAAAGTTAATGAAGAAGCAAAATTGAGTGATGTTGCAAAAACCGTAACTGTAAATTATTCCACTTACTATGATTGTGCTGTGAAACATGATGCGATGATTGAATGGTATCAGATTCAAAAGAAAATCTATGAAAGTGTAAAATAATGGAATTGACAAAAGAACAACTAAAACAATTACTGCCAAAAAATCCATATATTGATTACTGGTATAATGCATTATCACAACTATTGCCTGATTATGAAATCAATAATGCAAAACGTATTGCGGCTTTTATTGCTCAATGTTCACATGAGTCTGGTGGTTTTACAGCATTAGAAGAAAATTTAAATTACAAAGCTGCAACACTACGTAAAATATTTCCAAAGTATTTTCCAACAGATGAGATTGCAAATCAATATGCTAGTATGCCAAACAAACAACAAGCTATTGCCAACAAGGTATATGCCAACCGCATGGGTAATGGTGATGAATCATCTGGTGACGGATTCAAATATAAAGGTCGTGGTCTAATCCAATTGACGGGTAAAGATAACTATACATTCTTTGCTGGTTCACTCGGTATTTCCGTAGAAGAAGCAGCAGAATACATGCACACATTTGAGGGTGCCGCACAATCTGCTTGCTGGTTTTGGGAAACAAACAATCTAAACCAATGGGCTGATAAGGGTGATATTCTTACACTAACAAAACGAATTAATGGTGGAACAATTGGTCTGGAAGATCGTATTAAACACTATGAACATGCATTACATGTTTTGGGAGCATAAAGATGCACGATTTAAAAATGATGAAATGGTTAGTGATATTGATTATGTTACCGGTTGGCCTTGCTTTTTTTGGTGGTGATAAGTTTCGTTATCCTTGCCAAGATCCAGCTAATTGGGATAAAGACATTTGTAAACCACCAATCTGTGATGTGACAAGAACTTGTCCGGAACATGTATTTAAAGGACAGCGTGATCCTAGATTAGGTCCACCAAAAGATGGTGTAAATGGACCATTGCCATCAGCATCACCTGCACCAGCACAAGGAGTTAACTGTGGAAAATAATATACCATTTTTATATACAGAAGAACAGTTGATGGCTCGACTGAAATTCTTTATTGGTGTTTGCCTTGCATTGACACTAACAGGAATCGTATTCGTTGTATTATATTCTATCATCTTTGTTACACAACCACTTAATGCAATTTCACCTATTGACCAAAAATTCTTTGAGTTGATTATTCCTATCGCCACATTCTTGACTGGTACTTTATCTGGTATCATGTTGGCTGGCAATAAGAAAGAAGATCAAGAAGCAATGTTGGCTGCACAAAAAATGGCACAAGATAACTTTGCTGAAACCAAAAAAGCAATGACTGCACCTCCACCAGTTCAAAAAGTTGAACCTGTGTTTGCACCAGCAACAGGTACACAACCTCAAGTGCAACAACCACCATTGGTTACCACACAAGTAGTTACTGGATTCGGCGGCAAACCCGCACCAGCACCAGCACCACAACCGGAGATTTAAATGTTACAAGGTCTATTCAGCGATAGTCACAATGGCACATTAAGTAGTAAAAGGGTTATTACATTTCTATCCTTTTTATTATGTGCATGGGGTTTTGTTGCAGATACTATGGGACATAAAGTAAATGCTGACCTATTCAATTCATTAATGTATATTGTTGTTGCAGGTTTAGGGTTTACTGCTTCCGAGAAATTTACAACAATAAATAAAGAAACAAAATCTAAGGGGTTACTATGAAAATGTATGCAATATTTTTAGCCGTTGCGATGGCATTTGGTTCAGTTTCTGTTTACGCTGAGGCAGAAAAAACAAAAGTTTGTGTTGATGTTAAAGATAAAGATGGTAAACCAGTTAAAGATGCCAAAGGTAATGTCAAACAAAACTGCAAGGAAATGAAAGTCCATAAAAAATTAGAGGGCACAGAAGTTCCTCCAAAGAAATAATAAAAAAATGGCAACTACCACCGAAAGATTAGGCATTGTTGAAACTAAGGTAGAAAACCTTAGTGAAAAATTGGATGATATTAAAGTTGATGTTAAAGAAATGCACGATTGTTTAGATAGAACCCGTGATGAATTAAAAGATCAACTATCAAGGATGTATGACACATCATGTTCTCAACATGCCGAAATGGCCAAAAAAATTGGCGAACTGGAAAAAATCCGAGAAAAAACTATGTGGATGGTTGCCGGTGCCGTTGCCATGGCTGGTATATTTTCGGGTCACCTGGACAAGTTGCTTGCATTTTTACATTAATTAGTATATAATTGAGTTTCTTGTAAACATTTTGTCTTTGTTATGTCCGTTTTTATTGATAGAACCTTTCTGCTAAGGGTGTCCCCTAAGCTTCAAAAATTCACACAGAAAAAATCTGATCTTTATAATTTCAGATGCCCTATCTGTGGCGATTCTTCCAAAAATAAGACTAAAGCTCGTGGTTATATCTACGAGAAAAAAAATAACTATTTCTTTATGTGTCACAATTGTGGTGCATCCATGTCTTTTTACAATTTCCTGGATAAAGTTGATCCACACCTACTTAAAGAATATGCACTTGAAAGATACAAAAATGGTGAAGATGGAAAAGCAAACTATACAAAGCCTACATTTGAGATTGCTAAAGGCACTCCCACATTTAAATCCAAATTATCTTTACCGTCCATACAATCGTTGCCAACTGGCCATTTTGCAAAAGAATATGTGGAAAACAGGAAAATTCCCGAAACTCATTTTTCATCGTTATATTTTGCCGAAGATTTTAAAAAGTTTGTTGAAAGCCTCGGCATTGAAAAAGACGGATTAAAAGAGGATGATCCACGATTGGTTATTCCTTTTTATGATGAAGAAAAAAATCTTGTGGCATTTCAAGGACGTGCTCTCGGTGAATCTAAACTGAGATATATTACCGTAAAAATTGATAAAGACAATCACAAAGTTTTTGGTATGGACCGTGTGAGTGTTGACATGGATGATGAAGATAAAATGGTCTATGTCACAGAAGGACCTATTGACTCACTTTTTTTGGATAATGCCATAGCAACAGCAGATGCAAATCTGAGGACAGCAGCTAAACACATTGATAAATCAAAGTTAGTATTGATTTATGACAATGAACCACGCAATAAAGATATTTGCCGACAAATGGAACAGGCAATAGAGGAACATTTCAATATTGTTATATGGCCTGAAATGATTGAAGAAAAAGATATCAACGAAATGGTCTTGGCTGGTTTCTCACCTGACGAAATCCAAGATATCATAAGTAAAAATACATATCAAAATTTAAGAGCAAAAATTGAATTTGTAAATTGGAGAAAAACATGAAAGTAACATTAATTAATTATTCACAAGGCCCCTTTGAAAACATTCTCGGTGTGGATGTACCATCTAAAACGAATCTTTTAGATCAAATCGCATACTGTGCCAGAGTATCAAATCCTGCTAACCAAAACAACACGGAAACATCAGAAAAACTGGTCCGTTATCTGATTAAGAACCAACACTGGTCTCCGTTGGAGATGGTTTCCGTCTGTGTGGAAATTGAAACTACCCGTGATATTGCTCGACAGATTTTGCGTCACCGTTCCTTCTCTTTCCAAGAATTCAGTCAGCGTTATGCTGATGCATCACAATTAGGTTTTGAATTGCGTGAACCTCGTTTGCAAGATACAAAGAATCGTCAAAATAGTGTTGAATTGAATACTGATGATGAGGATGACAGATTTATATTTTCTGAATGGAATCTTAGACAACAAGAAGTGATTGATTTAGTAGAAGAACACTATAATTGGGCTTTAGAAGCTGGTATAGCCAAAGAACAAGCAAGATCCATTTTACCTGAAGGTAATACTGGTTCTCGCATGTATATGAATGGAACTTTGCGTTCTTGGGTTCACTATATACAACTCCGTTCAGCAAATGGAACACAAAAAGAACACCGTGAAGTTGCATTGGCCTGTGCTGATGCGATTGAACCTATTTTCCCAATGATTAAAGAATTTATAACACAAGAATAAGGATAAAATATGCAACATCTAGGAATCAAAATAGATTTAGAAAAAGATAAACTATTTGATGAATTGGGAATTAAAAGATTAAAAGAATCTTATATGAGAGATGATGAGGAAAGTCCTCAACAAAGATTTGCATATGTTTCAAAACAATTTGGTACAGATAAAGATCATGCACAAAGACTTTATGAATATTCTAGCAAACATTGGTTATCGTATTCTACACCGATTCTATCTTTTGGTCGTAGCAAGCGTGGTTTACCAATTTCTTGTTTCTTAAATTATATTGAAGATACTGCGGAGGGTTTAGTTGATAATCTTTCAGAAACTAATTGGCTTTCTATGCTTGGTGGCGGTGTTGGGATTGGTTTTGGTATTCGTTCGGCGGATGATAAATCTACTGGCGTTATGCCGCACCTCAAAATTTACGATGCATCTAGTTTGGCGTATCGCCAAGGTAGCACTCGCCGTGGGTCTTATGCTGCCTATCTTGATATTTCCCATCCTGATATTATTCCCTTCCTTGAGATGAGAAAACCGACAGGCGACCAAAATGTTCGTTGCCTGAATCTACATCACGGCATTAATATCACCGATGACTTCATGCAGATTATTGAAAACTGCATGATTGATAAGGATGCGAGCGATGATTGGAAACTTATTGATCCGGCTTCAAATGAAATTCGTGAAGTTGTATCAGCAAGAATGTTGTGGGAAAAAATTCTAGATTTACGTATGCATACGGGTGAACCATATCTACATTTTATTGATACGAGCAATCGTTTTCTTCCTGAGTGGTTAAAAGAAAAAAATTTAAAGATACATCAATCAAACTTGTGTTCTGAAATTATTCTTCCTACAAATGAAGAAAGAACCGCTGTATGTTGTTTATCATCCTTAAATCTGGAGTATTATGATGAATGGAAAGAAAATTCTGTCTTTCTCCGTGACGTTGCTGAAATGCTTGATAATGTACTTAATTATTTTATTGATAATGCTCCAGCAGCCATCGAAAGAGCTAAATATTCTGCTATGCGTGAACGCAGCATTGGTATTGGTGCTTTGGGATTTCATGCTTATCTGCAAAGAAAAGGCGTGGCGTTTGAAGGAGTGATGGCCAAAGTTTTAAACAATTCAATGTTCAAAAATATTAGAGAAGGACTTGACGATGCTAACTTGGTTCTTGGAAAAATTAGGGGTGAAGCTCCAGATGCTGTTGGCTACGGTAAACGTTTTAGTCATCTTATGGCTATTGCTCCAAATGCTTCTTCGTCTATCATTATGGGAAACACTAGCCCTAGTATTGAACCTTATCGTGCTAATGCTTATCGCCAGGATACGTTATCTGGCTCATTTTTGAATAAGAACAAATATCTAGATAAAGTGATTATGAATCATCTTTCTCCGGACGGTTCACCATTGACACCAAAAGGTGAAGAATTTTATGCTGAAATTTGGTCATCAATTATTGCAAATGATGGATCGGTTCAACATTTGGATTGGATGGATGAAAACACAAAAGCAGTATACAAAACATCCATGGAAATTGACCAGCGTTGGGTAATTGAACATGCATCCGACCGTCAACAATATATTGACCAAGCGCAATCACTAAATCTATTTTTCCGTCCAGATGTAAATATTAAATATCTACATGCAATTCATTTTATGGCATGGAAAAAAGGACTTAAAACTCTTTATTACTGCCGTAGTGAAAAATTAGCCAAGGCAGATAAAGTGGCCAAAAAAATTGAAAGACAAGTTATCAAAGAACTTGATATGACACAGATTGCACAAGGTAACGACTGCATTGCCTGTGAAGGTTAATAATGACAGCACTACTTTATACTCTTATAGTTACACACATTACGATTGTTTGTGTAACCATATTTTTACATAGAGGTCAAGCACATAAAGGATTGATTTTTAATCCTATATTAGAACACTTTATGAGGTTCTGGTTGTGGTTGACTACCGGCATGGTTACGAAACAATGGGTTGCAATTCACCGTAAACATCATCGTTATAGTGATTTAAATGGTGATCCTCATAGCCCACATGTATATGGTTTTTGGAAAGTATTATTCAAAGGAGCATTACTGTACCATGAAGCATCAAAAGATAAAGACATGGTTAATACATATGGCGTTGGTACTCCTTCTGATTGGATTGAGCACAACATATACAGTAATCACTCCAGACTTGGCATTGGCCTTCTCTTTTTGTTCAACACGTTAATATTTGGATGGTTGGGTATATTGATTTGGTTGATACAAATGATTTGGATTCCATTTTGGGCCGCAGGTGTTATAAATGGTGTTGGACATTTTTTTGGATATAGAAATGGAGAAACAAAAGATTCTTCCAAAAACATTTTTCCTTGGGGTATAATCATTGGTGGAGAATGTCTACATAACAATCATCATCTAGATCCAGCAAATCCAAAATTGAGTCGCCGCTGGTTTGAATTTGATATTGGCTGGTTTTATATAAAAGTTTTAGAAAAAGTTGGATTATTAAAAATTAGGAGTTAAAATGAAAAAATTAATTTCAATATTATTATTTTTACCATTAATAGTATTAGCACAACAACAAAAGGATGGTGTCACATACGATGCAACTATAACAAGAGTCATCGATGGTGATACCGTAGCATTTCAAGCCAACTGGTTGCCTGAACCTCTTAAAAAGGAGTTGTCAATCAGAGTCTTTGGCGTCGATACTCCAGAAAAAGGATTTAGAGCAAAATGTCCTCAAGAAGATGCTAGAGGACAAGCCGCAACTAATTTTACCAAAAGTGCAGTTGCAAAAGCTAAGAAACGACAAATCATTATCATGGACTGGGACAAATATGGTGGTCGTGTCTTGGGTGATGTATTACTAGATGGTTATAGTCTAAGACATATGTTAATGGCGAATGGTTTTGCTAGGGAATATTATGGTGAAGCAAAAACATCTTGGTGTATTCAATAAAAGGATAATAAATGAAAAGAGTAATAAGATTTACAGCTTCATGGTGTCAACCATGTAAAACATTAGCAAAGAATTTGGAAACAGTAAACAACGTGAAAAGCATTCCAATTGAAGTTATTGATATTGATGTTAATCCAGAACTTGCCATGGAATATGGCATTAGAAGTGTGCCAACTTTAATAATGAAAGAAGAAAACGTAGAAGTTAAAAGATTTAGTGGTGTTCGTTCTCTTAAAGAATTAGAAGGATGGATCAATGATTAAAAAAGCAGAATCAAAATTAACTGACGAAAGAAATTCGTTTAAACCATTCAATTATCCTTGGGCATATGATGCTTGGTTGAAACACGAACAAATTCATTGGTTACATACCGAAGTTCCAATGCTTGAGGATATGAAAGATTGGAAGAAGAAACTGACGGCTGAAGAAAAACAATTCTTAACTCATATTTTTCGTTTCTTTACACAAGGTGATATTGATGTTGCCGGTGGTTATGTTAAAAATTATCTTCCGTATTTTCCACAACCAGAAATTCGTATGATGTTGATGGGTTTTGCTGCTCGTGAAGCACTACACATTGCTGCTTATTCACACTTGATTGAAACCCTTGGTTTACCCGAGACTACATACAATCAATTTCTTGAATATCAAGAAATGAAAGACAAACACGACTATGTGTTAGACATTGCAAGTAAAAACGGAACAAAAGAGAATACTGCACGCCATATCGCCGTGTTCAGTGCTTTTACTGAAGGTATGCAGTTATTCTCCTCTTTTATTATGTTGTTGAATTTCCCACGCCACGGTAAAATGAAAGGAATGGGTCAAATCGTTACTTGGTCTATTGTTGATGAAACGATGCACGCCGAGAACATGATGAAACTATTCAAAACATATGTTGGTGAAAATCCTGAAATCTGGACGGACGAATTAAAGTCCAGCATTTATACTATTGCCGAAAAAATGGTAGATTTAGAAGATAAGTTTATTGATTTGGCTTTTGGTGTGACTGAGATGGAAGGACTAAGTAGTGATGATGTAAAAAAATATATTCGTTACATTGCTGATCGCAGATTGATTGGTCTTGGAATGAAAGGTATTTTTAAGGTGAAACGTAATCCTCTTCCTTGGGTTGAGGAAATGATTAATGCACCAACACACACCAACTTCTTTGAGAATCGTGCAACAGATTATGCAAAAGGTGCCACGCAAGGTGATTGGAGTGAGGTTTGGGCTCATTAAGGAGAATAAATGAAAACAATAACAGCAGAGTGTTCAAACTGCGAATCATCTTATGATATAATTTACCAAGAACAATTAGTGTCTGAAGAATATCCAGAAATTTGTCCGTTTTGCGGCGAACAGATTGATGAGCTTACGGAGTCCGACTATATAGAGGATGACGATGCTATGGATAATCAAGAATGGGACGATTGAATTGGATTTATAAACAAAACGACTTTGTTGAAGAAATGATTGGTGAGAATTACGGTTTTGTATACTGTATCACCAATACAACAACCGGTAAAAAATACATTGGTAAGAAATTTTTCTACAGCTCAAAGACCAAACAGGTAAAAGGTAAGAAGAAACGTTTAAAAGTTTCCTCGGACTGGCAAACTTATTATGGAAGTAATGAGGAGTTGAAAAAAGATGTTATAATACATGGTCAAGAGGCTTTTGTCCGTGAGATACTACACCTTTGCAAAAGTAAAGGAGAATGTGGTTATCTTGAGGCCAAAGAACAGTTTGTGAATGGTGTATTAGAAAGTGACAATTATTATAATACCTGGATTATGGTAAGAGTAAGAAAGTCACATATCAAGGGATTACAATGTTAAGTGTTTTTCAAAAAATAAAAGATTTTGATACAATCTTTTTTGTTCCGAATCCTGAATCGGATAATGATAATGAGGTTCAAATAGAAGTTGCAAATTATAAAGAAGTTGGTGAAAAAGTTGGTGGTTCCGAAATGGGTGACTTATATGATATTATTGTGTTTCGTTTAGATGAAGAAAGTAATGTTACCGATTTAGATAAATTTGAAGGTATTTTAGTTGAACCTAGAGAATATGTTTCCAGAATGATTAAAGAAGATTGGTATGGAATGGTTTCCAGGAAAACCACAACTTCCGACAAACTTACCACAGACGTATTTGCCAAATGGTCGGCTTTGTGTTAAAATACTAAAAACTTTGAAAGTATATTATGATTCTCGTTGATTTGAACCAAGTCTTGCTTGCAGGCCTGATGGCACAGATTGCCAACCAGAAACCAAAGGTTAATTTGGAAGAAGGCCTAGTTAGGCATATGGTACTGAATATCATTAGGACTCACCTAAGAAACTTCCGTGAACAATACGGTGAAGTTGTGTTGTGTTGTGACAACCGCAAATACTGGCGTAAGGATTTCTTTCCTTTCTATAAGGCACACCGAAAGAAAGCCAGAGAAAAGTCTGATTTGGATTGGCATCTGATTTTTGATATGTTGGCCAAGTTTAAATTGGAACTTAAAGAGAATTTTCCATACAAGGTAATTGATGTTGAAGGTGCCGAAGCCGATGATATCATTGGTACACTTGCACCAAGACATGTCATGCATGAAGATGTATTGATTATTTCCAGTGATGGTGATTTTTTGCAATTACAAATGTATAATGGCCGCAGTCAATATACAATCAAACAATATAATCCCGCACAGAAGAAATTTGTGATATCCCACGATCCTGTAAAAGAGTTGAAAATGAAAATTATCAACGGAGATTCTGGTGATGGCATTCCAAATATACTATCGTCAAGTGACACTTTCGTTACCGGTCAAAGACAAAAACGCATGACCGAACAAAAGATGGAAAAATATCTAAATGAAGAATATGTAAACTACGATACGATTGCAAATACTGGTTTTGCTCGCAATCAGGTATTGATTGACTTGAGAAACATTCCGAATGATATCAAAGACAAAATTATAAATATGTATGACGAAACAAAGCCAGCATCAAAAAACAAAATGTTGGATTACTTTATTGCTAACAAACTTAAAAATTTGATGGAAGTTATTGAGGAATTTTAATGAAACCACTTTATGAAGTTTTTGATGAATTTGAAAAAGCCACGACTAAACAAGAAAGAATGGATATCGTTGGCCGAAATTTATCGCAAACATTGGTAGATGTACTAAAATTAACTTTTCATCCTGACTACAAATGGAAAGTTAAAGGCCTTCCCGAAAATTATAGGATACCAGATGATGTTTTGCCTGGTCTAACCTATGATACATTGAATTCACAAATTCGTAGATTGTATCTTTTTCAAGAAGGTAACAATACAGCAGAACAATTAACCGAAAGAAGAAGAACAGAATTATTGTTTCAAATTTTAAATTCACTAGAGCCCCGTGAAGCTGAAATTATTATGGGCATCTTTTCAAAAGATCAAGGTGTAAAAGGTTTAAATTATAAATTTGTAAAAGAGGCTTTTCCACAAATGCTTCCATGAACAAAGATAGAATCATCGTCACATCAGGAATATTTGATCCACTCACATTAAAAGAACTACGATTTCTCCAGAAATGCAAAAATAAAGGAGATTGGTTAATCGTAGGAATATATTCTGATATCAATCTACACATGAGAACAGGCTATCTAAATCAAAACTACGAAACACGCCGAGAAATTATTGAAGAACTAAGGTGTGTTGATGAAGTTTTTAGATTCCATGATGGTGATGGTACGGTTTGCAATTTATTAAAATTAGTTAAGTTCTGTTATCCCTTGTCAGACATAACTTATATCACAGATTCCGATATGCATAATATGCCGGAAACTAAAATCAAGGGAATAAATTTTGAAGTATTAAAGTAAGGAGTTTTTGTGTCAAAATTTGTTGCAAAGTTTCGTAAAGACAGAGACTATAGCGATGATTCATACTACGGTAATTTTTCCAAGAAAAATGAGAATCGTAGTAATAGAACCAAAAAATTAATTAAATATGATAATGATGCATATCTATCGGAATACGAAAGTGAATTCGTAAAACCCGCTAGAAAAAAAGCAAAACGATTTGATTAATCCTTACTTGTTGTAAAAATACAACACCATTGTTGACAAGTATCATCAATTCAGATATAATAGAGTTATCTGTTTTGGAGATATTTCAATGATGATTCACACCTATACTCGCAAATCCAAAAAGCGCAAGCCTAATGCAGCTCAGCGCCAGCTGGCGGCCGAGTGGGATTCTATTGTGAAAAAATATGAACCCCAAAAACCCATCAAAACAAATATTGAACCTTGGACTCAAACCAAGTCTTATGTTCGGCAAACACCGTATTACCCTTCATTAAATACAGGTATGGGTGTTGCAACTAAATCCAATACAAAAGTATATACTGGTGATAAAATGATTGGTATCGCCACCCTACACAAATCCAATGCTGTTCCTGTTTTTAATAGTGAAGATGCCGTGGATATTTCTAAAATGAGGCGTTAAAATGAAAGAGAAAATGTCGTTTGTTGTAAAATTACAACGTCCTGTTTGTCGGACACCAATTAAACCTGTACAAAAACACAAAGTTGATGTAAAATACTCCCGTAAGGTGAAACATGCAGCAAAAAACTTGGATCGGTGATATCATTGAAGTTAATGACGGCACAGGAGATGCAATATTGCAATTTCCTGATGACTTTATTGCTGAGGTCGGTTGGAAAGAAGGCACCGAATTAAATCTTGAATTGCGAGAAACACCTACAGGCAATGTTATTGTTATTACGGAGAAAAAATAATGTCTAAGTTTGATTCAAAATCACTTTTGGCTAAATTGATGGCCACCGAAAACCTATACGTGGAACAGGCGAATGTACCTACGGCCAGTTTTGATGTATTGAATCGTATTCTGACCGTTCCTATTCTTGATTCCAATCTATCCGGTGAACTTTATGATCTATTCATCGGTCACGAAGTTGGTCACGCTCTTTATACTCCTGTTGAAGAAATGGCAGAAGCCAAAAATTCTGGTGTTCACATGTCAATTTTAAATGTATGTGAAGATTACCGTATTGAACGCAAAATCAAATACAAATATCCTGGTCTAAAAAACTGCTTTGTTAAAGCTTACAAAGAGTTGATGGAAAAAGATTTCTTTGAAACCAAAGATAAAGATTTGCAGGAAATGAATTTTATTGACCGGATGAATTTGCATCACAAAGTTGGTCCAATTCTAGGCATTAAATTTACGGATTTTGAGCGTGAACTTGTTTCCGAAGTTGAATCCGCAGAAAAATATAGCGAAATTATTGAAGTTGCGAAAAAAATTGCTTCTTATATGAAAGAAGAATTGGAAAATATGCAACAAGAACAAGAAAAAATGAAAATTCTTGTTTTAACTGATGATCCAAATGTTGCCGGCGAGCAAAATGAGCAAAATGAAGAAGAAAAAATTGAAGAATATGATGTAATTATTGATGCTCGCTCAGGAAATTCAGAAAATAATGATGAAAACGGCGAAGAAAAGCAAAATTCTAGTTCTTCCGGTGAAATTGAAGAATCAAAAGCCGGTGAAAATGAAACCGGTGAAGAATCCAATGCAATGAGTGATTCTTCCGGCAATCCTGGTCAAGGCGGTTCAACAGAATCGTCAGCTGGATCTGGTGCAGGCATTAATTCTAAGGCAAAAGAGCTTACAGAAGATGATTTGAAATCACATACTGACGAAGCATACAATCGGAATCAAAATAAATTGTATTCCCAAGAAAATGCCACAATGTCATATGCATCGGTTCCTAAATTCAATACTAATCGGATCTATGATTACAAAAAATTGTATACTGATTATGTTGAAGAAGGATATACTGTAGCCACAAAACATTTCAACAAATACAAAACAGAAGCCAATAAAGTGGTTTCATATCTTGTCAAAGAATTTGAACTGCGTAAAAATGCGGATCAAATGAAACGTGCATCTGTTGCTAAAACGGGTGAACTGAATCTCAACAAGATTTATGCATACAATTTTAGCGAAGATATCTTCAAACGAATGTCAATCATTCCTGAAGGCAAATCACACGGCCTTATCATGTATCTTGATTGGTCTGGTTCTATGGTTCGCCATCTCGGTAACACCGTAAAACAATTAATGAACTTGGCCATGTTCTGCCGTAAAGTAAATATTCCTTTTGAAGTATATGCTTTCATAGATAACACCAAAGATGAATACATGAGTGAAATGAAATATCAAAACGGTGACCTTGAATGTCATAAATTTGGTTTGTTGAATTTGCTTTCAAGCAGAATGTCAAATCGTGATTTCACTATTGCTTGTGGTGCTTTAATGAATATTGCTGGTCTTGGTCATAGTTATCGTGTAGGCCTTGGTCCTCTTTGGATGAATCTATCAGGAACTCCTTTGAATGAGGCAGTTATTTCTGCTATGGAAATTGTTCCTGAATTCCAAAAGAAAAATGGCCTTCAAATTGTGAATACGGTATTCTTAACTGATGGTGAAGGTTCTTATTTGAGTGGTGTTCACCAAGATAGACTAGGAATGAAAACAAATAGTTTGCACCGTGGTAGAGGTTATGTTGTGCTTCGTGATCCAAAAACCCGTCACGAAGAAAAATATAACTTGGCTGATTCAATTTCAATGGGACAAACTAATGCACTTGTTCGTTTGTTAAAACACCGCACCGGTGCTCATGTGATTGGTTTCTATGTTGCTGATACCGGTGAATTTAAAAACAAAATCAGATATTTGTATGATATTCCAAAAGATGATTTGGGTTACTATAATCTACATGAAATTGACAGAATCAAATCCGAGTTTGTGAAAAACAAATACGCCATTTCCACAAATACTGGATTTGATGATTATTACATTTTGCGTGGCGCCAGTCTAGATACAGATGATGATGCCGAATTGGAGTTCAAAGAAAATGCCACAACCCGTGGTATGGTATCTGCCTTTAGCAAATATGCAGGCAATCGTTTGAACAATCGTATCATTCTAAACAAATTCATTTCTTGGATTGCATAAGGAGATTTTATGATTAACTATTCTGAATTTTACAATGGTGACCGTAAGGCCACAGTCACAATGATTGACACACATTGGGACAAATCATTTATTAAGTGGGAAGTCACCATGTATGTCAATGATAGAATCATTGAAAAAAGAACGATCAGTTCAGAATCTTTGGCTGAAAATTTGGCCGAAGATTTTGTAAATGGTGGTTATGATAGCCGTTCATTATTGAATGAAAGTAACTGATGAATAATCAAATGAAAGAAATTTTCTGTATTGCACAGGAAGAATGTGCTGAGGTCACTCAGGCCATTTCCAAAGTGTTTCGTTTTGGTATTGATAATCACAAACCTGGACAAGACAAAACAAACAAGCAACACCTAGAAGAAGAAGTGGGTGATTTGTTGGCCATGGTTGACATTATGGTGGAAAAGTGTATAATCTCTGATAATGCTGTTAATGCAGCAAGAAAAGCTAAACGTGAAAAGTTGAAACGATGGTCAACGATTGAAGGTCTATGACAGACGAAGAATTGATCTATCACTACAATCGTATGGTAGAAATTTGGGGTGACAGGCTTCCTAATCTAGAACAGGAACCGATTCGCTTTGCTTATTATGTGAAACTCTATAGGATGTATTATGTTGAAACTAATTGATTTTCTTATCTTTGGTTGTTGGCACCGTTGGCAAATCAAAGAACAATTCAATGTTAAAGAAGGTACTCATTATGTTGGTACAGCCTATGTCTGCCAATGTCAGAAATGCGGTAAGCCTCAACGGTTCAACTGCTATTAATTTTCCAGCGCTTCCGGAGTTATTATGAAAAAATACGAAAAATTTGAGGATTGGTTTGACGAAATGGAAATCACCGCTGACCGTTCTGACCGGTTCTACGATGAAATGAAATACATGACGTATCAAAGAGCAGTCGAATGGTTAAGAGCCGCATGGGATTGTGCCAGAGAAGAATTCTGTCCGTACTGTGCCAGTGTAGAGCTAGGCGAAGTAATTTTTGACCAGAACTGTCCTAGTTGCGTAGAACGTATGTCAAAGTTTGCAGATAGAGTTAAATGACGGAGACAAAGGCCAAGAAACCTGCACCATACTATAAGGTTCATGTGGTGATGAAAACAGGTTTCAAATACAAGTTTGTGTGTATCGGTAGAAATTTACAAAGTATGCTGAACCACACCAATAGTTTCTACTGGACAGAATCTACGAAGCATGAAGAAATTCCAGAGCAGGAATACCGAGATTTTTATTCTGTGGGTTTAGAGGAAGAGAAACCGAAAAGGAAAAAGAAAAAGTGAAGTATGTTTTTATGGCTTTGAATGCCATCATACTTTTTCTATGGATGTTAGTAATGTTTGGATTTTTAACCGTAGTTGTGAGTATGGTCTACGGTATGATTGTTCAATCAATTAAATGATTGATTCTTTCTGGAGTATTCATTGATCCAGTATTCAACATCGGCGGTGCTCTGTGGTGCCTTGGAAGCAACGAAAGTTTCCATATCTTGCTTCAGAGAAACATTGGCCAGTTTATCAATATCCAAAGAAAGCTTACCAGTCACTATTAACGCAACGATATACATGGAAAGAACTATAATTGGAAATAACATTTGATTTACCCTATATTAGTGTTTATACTAATATGTATCCATAAATGATGCACCGCAACAACAATTTAGAGAGCAATATCTATGAGAAATGACCAACTTTATATTTACAGCCTAATACTAGAGAAATACCTCCAAGATATGGAAATAGAAGTATTGACTTACCATGTGATGGAAAGATTCAAACTGGTAGAAAAGGACGAAATCTGGCCAGATAAGATTACACTACCATTACCATTCACACCGTTGCCACAAAGCAACACATGCCCCCTATGTTGGATTGACTTGAATACCACCATGTGTTATACTTGTATTAATCCCAAATGCCCAACCGGAATGGGACCACTCATGTGCAAGGCTTAACATGGACTTCCTAGAATCTTTTTTCACAATTTCGGTATACAACCTCAATCTATTCAGTTTCATACTGGGTATGCTGTGGTGCATGATGAACATGACATCCTTTGGTAACCAGAAATCAATATGGTCTCAGATTCTACTTTATACCATCGGTGTTGCAGTCTACTATTATTGTAAATCAAAAGGTTTGATCCAATGAGTGGAAAATACTATGTCGTTTGTGGTAATCAGAATGAATTTAATGAGTTTATCAAAAGGAAAGCTTTTGAGTTATTCGGCCAAGGAAATACCTCTATAAGCCTTTCACAATTCGTACATGTGGATAGTGTGGAAAAAATTAGAGGAATACACGAACCGACCGGATGGTTCTATGGTACCTGGAAGAATAATCCAAATATTGAAGTTATTATGATTGCACTTGCAGGTTCTCTTAACGGTATCAGACTACGAAACATTCAGAATCTTTGGAAGGAATACAGAAAAGGATGAAAGTATATTTTATTTTAGATTCCGCATCCAATGCTGTAAAGGTTGGTAAAGCCAATAACATACAAGAAAGAATGTCAGACCTACAAACTGGCAATCCAAATACATTGAAATTGATCCATCAAATTGAGTGTGAATCCGAAAAACAAAGTTTTCTATTGGAACAAACATTACATAAAAAATTGCAAGGTATTAGATTAATTGGTGAATGGTTCAGATATGATGAATCCATCTTTGCAGATTTTTTTGATGATAAATTGAATTTTGAAAGAACAATTAAACGGGAATCACTTGAATGGGAAACTTTGTTTGGTACAGAATCTTTTGGTTTAAAAGATTTTCCATGTTGTTTCTTTTATCCAAACTTAACTGCACAAATAATGTTAAGTTATGAGGACTCTGTGGGAAAGAGAGTTCCGTTTAGAACAATGAAATACCCCACAGATGGCAAACAGATGCTTCTTCCTTATTCCATGGAAAAAGATAAAGTATTCATATCCGATAGAAAACACAAAGAGAACCTAAAATTGAAAAAATTCCTAAAATCACAGGAAATTCAAAATTCTCAGGTTTCTCCCCTAGAAAAATTTTTAGATTAACAAAAATCGAAAACCTTGGGCCGGCCCCAGAAAATAAAAAATAGGAAAAAAGAGTTTGACCTGGTGGAGCTTTTTTAGCTAAGCGGTCACTCCCCATGGCCGGCCCCCTCCAGCCCTAGTCAAAAAGTATTACACCAGTAGCCAAAAAAAAGGAGGCGCATAGGCCTCCTGAGCAACCGATGAGCCGCCAGCATCCGCTGGTCTTACTGCTTATATCAGGCCGCAACCGCTATCCGTATAACCTTGGCCATTTTCTTGCCGTGAGCGGGATAACCAATAACCGCTACATCCTTGGAGTAGCAGGCACGGCATGTAAGGCACTTGCCGCCTTGGTTATATGCCTGGCACACCGTGACACCAGCAGGTGCTGAGGTAGCATCAGGTAAAATGGTGGAGCCATGGACGCCAGGTGTGAAGGTGCCATCCACCGCATCGCTACTATAACGGACCATGACATTAGGTAAAGCTTGCATGGCTTTAAGCACTGCCTGGAATTTAGGGAATTTATACATCCGGGTGGGAAGCCAGTGCTTGGTGCCAGGAGTAGCTGTCATAATGGCCAGCATTTTCTCAGCCAATTCCAAGCTATACATATCGCCGGAATCAAACCAGCGGAAATGGCTGTCCTTGGACAGAGCTTTCACCATATCAGCGGTCCAGCCGTCACGCTGCCAGTCCGCCTTATTATCGGCACGGACAGCTTTCACGGGGCCAAAGTGGTACATGCCGGTGGTGGCGTAGCAACCAGAGCAAGCGGGAACCAGTGAACCGTCAGCGGCTTTGGAACCAGGGCAGGTTTCGAGAGCTTGCAGGGACCAGCTTTTGGTACCGAGCTTGGAGGTTTTTGAGAACTTGACCATGTATTTCCTTTCAACTATGGATGGAGTATACCATAACCAGTGAAAATGGCAACCTAATACTTTTTTATTCCACCTGGCTCAAGTGACAATCCGAATCCAGATAATCCGGATCATTCTCCACGTATTCCTGTTGGATGAGCTCCACCCAATCCATTGGTACCTCATGCTTGGCGGTTATCTCAGCAAAGGAAAGCCGGCCGGCTACTAGGTCTTCCTGGATATCCAGGACTAGGTTTGATATTTTGGACATAATTTTCTCCTTTAATTGGTTTGCTTGGCATCCATCATTTCCGAGAGGATATACTTGGCACGGTTCAAATACTGGCGGATGGTGTTATCAGCCTGTCCGTCAGGGAATGAACCAGCCATTTCCTGCAGCTCTTGGCAGTCCGAAAGGATACCCATGACCACCATTTCCAGACCGGAGACCCGAGCGGTCAGGCCTTCCATGTATTCCCTGCGGATGCCCTCGGTGGACATGCCGTAGCATTGCTTTTCAAATTCGGTGATATTAGCCATAATTGCTCCGTTTGTTGACTATGGAAGGAGTATACCACAACCAGTGAAAATGGCAATGGTATACTTTAGTATTCCATCCAGGGGATGGACAATGGCTTGCTTAATCCAGGAGGACCATGTAGGCTTTAGGGTTGAACCGGCGGAACCACTCCACACCGGTGCGGACGGTTTTGTAGTCTCCGAACCGCTCAGCACCCATGGTGATATCATACACCGTAACCTCCAGAGGGGTCAGCCATATGCTCTCACCAGAAAATGGATTGGTCACCTGTACCGGTTCCGTATCCACAACCACGCCACCCTCGAAGGGAAGCTTGTCAGCACTCATTTTAGCCATTATGGTCTCCAATAGAAAATGTCCAACACCAACACCAAAGCTGCAGCCGCATATACGGCTGCCAGCACTTTTACCTTAAGCTGCAACAGCATGAGCAGCCTCCGCACCTTTATACACTACAGCCTTGCTGGGACGCTTGGCGGCTTTGATAGCCTTAGTGCCTACAGGCTTGGCCTGCTTTTCAAGCAACCGCTGCAAGCGAGCCTGAGCACGGACGATAGCCTGCTCACGCTTTTCCTGACGGGCGGTGGCACGAGCTGCACGCTCTGCCGATTTAAGGATTTTAGCTTCCACACGGGCTTCCTTATGGAGCTGGCGGAGCGCCTTGATAATAACAGCCTGATCCTTCAGGCTCATGGCTTTGAATTCATCGGTCAACATAAAATGTCCTTTCGTTTGTTGATGGTTGAATTATGCACGAACCAAGGGGAATGGCAATATTAAACTTTTTTCTTACAGGGGGAAAACTGAGAACCTTTGTCTGAATTGCCATGGATACTGGTTCGCTTATAATTGGTACCAGATTCGAAGCCAAGCGGGATGCACACGGAGCCTGGCCGTTATATTCGGTCACCATCGGATGAATACTTTTGTTTGCGGGGCACCAGAGGAAAAGAAACCAAAGAATGGCTCTGTGACCTTCCGTATTCAATCCTGAGTGATCCTGAAAACAAATGGCATCGTTGCCAGAAACTAAGTCGGACTAATACCAAAGGTCTAACGCTCGGTTGCGCTTCACCATGCGAAATTTGCGAAGTTATCCACAGCTTATCCACAGCCATCACTTTTTGACTGTTTTATCCACAAAGTTATGCACAGCCTTTGGATCGGTTAAAACTTTTTTACTGGTTTATTCCAATGGAATACTATGGTATACGCTTGCCAATTCTACCAATTATGACATAATCTAACCATCAAAACCAACAAGGAATGACGATATGAAACGAAATGATTACATTGCTCTGATTATAGAGCATATTGTGAACCAAGGTTATAAATCTTCGGATGCTTTTGTGAACTATATTACTAATGAGTTGGTCAATATGAGTACCGAAGCATTAGCCGATGAATTGGAAGCTTTGGAAATTAATGCTATTGGTCTCAGTATGTAATCTTTGGTTCTCTATCGTAAAAATGGAGAACTAATTGATTATATTGACATTTTTGTGTTTTTGTGTATAATGATTGTATTGAAAGGTTGACAGAATGAATACTATTCACTACGGTAAGAAGGAAGAGTTACAAGGTAGATTTTTAATACCTTTTTCTTGCTCTGATATTGTCGGAATACGGACTGAGCTTCGGCCACACGAGCGGACAGATGCTGAGAATAAAGTATTAGGTACGGTTTCGGATCGTATTACTTTGGCATTACAAGAGCGTGGGTATGAGGTGGTTAGTATTAGTTTTTGGTCTATGTTGATTTCAGCAGTAAAAAGTGAGGTAAAAAGTGTTTGAGCTTGTAAATATTGACGGATTGTGGAATGTTGTATACAATGGTACGATAGTAGATACTTTTGTTTTCAGGCAAGAGGCTGAGGATCACATTGTAGTGCTTAGGTATGAAATGGATCATGCATGGGATAACTTTGGTATGGAATTTGATGAAATGATTGAAGTTTGAGTTAATTAGTATTCACTACGATAAGGTGAATACTTTAGTAATCCATGAGGTAAATGGAATACTAAAGCATTCGTCTTGACAAAGCGGATGGTTTCAGGTAGAATTATTGCATTGATTGAAAGGTGAATTTATGCGGAACTCTGACATTGTGGACATGGTTGACGATATGCTGAATGATGAAGGTCCGGTGCAAATCGGTAACCTGACATTTGACCGCTCGGAAATCGTGCGCCGGTGTGACCCTACGGCTTATCGTATCATGGTCAATGAATACATTGATTCAATGATTGATGACCTTAGGTACGACCAAGAGCGTCTGGACCCTGAAACCGATATGGCTGAACATCAGGAAATTCAGGAACGCATTGATGAATTGGAAGGTGCATATCTATGAGGTACGTTTGTGGTGGTAAATCGTTTCGGACTTATGAGAAAGCGTTAAGGTACGCTACCCATCAGTTTATGGAAAACGGCATTATTCTTGGAATTGAGGTAAAACATGGTTGATATGATGGATTTAATTGATAAAGTCATTTACCAGATCCAGCGGGATGTGGAAAATGGTGATTTTGATGCGGTGATTGAATTGCTGAGTTTCTTACCTGCTGATAAACTGCAAGGTTATCTGCCTGAAGGTACGGAAGTGTATGATGGCCAACCTGACGAAGCGCAGGAATGGCATGATTTTGATCCTGAATGCTGATGAGGTAAAGTATGATTGAATTGAATTGTTTGTCCGTTGCAGGTGGTTGGCAATCCCACGACCAGGTAACAGGTTTGACCTTTGGACCCGTGTTCAATGAGGTAAACGACCTATGGAATTGGCAGAAAGCCAATCCTGTAGAAGGTAAGGTTGTCGTTAAAAGCCTGATGACAGGCGCAGGTGTGCTGATTGATGAGGACACGCCTTGGTGCTGCAACCCTGCATCGGAGACCTTTTGGAGTATGTAAAATGAAGTTGGTAAGACATTTCAAAGTAATATGTAGCCAGTGCTCGGATGAGCATTCGGTAGAGGATATCCGTGTGCTCAATGTAGAGGAAGATTACATGGGGCGGGATATTTGTTTCTTTGAATGTCCTATCACCGGTCAGGTAACAAAAAGCAATGTTTATGGAGAACAGTAAAATGGACTTTTTAATCCGTGCTGAGAGGTACGCCGAAGCCCGTGGTGATGAATATTGGTTCAAGGATGTGTATACATTTTACCGCCAAGATAATAATATCACCGAATCGGTGTGGAAAACCCTGTCGTACCTGTATGATGATTATACGGCCGACCTGTTGGAGTTCCAATGATGGATTTTAAATTTTCACACTATGTATCTGGTTCAGGTAGAACCTCCATATTTCATGGAATTCCTGTTCAATACAGGGAAGAGGTACTGCGCCGGCTTAAAAATGCAGGTATCAAGGTCAAATTGCGTTATCGTGGGCCTAGAGCACACAATTACAACCGTGGACGATTTACCAATAGTTGTTCCTGCCTGATGCGGGATGCTGTGACCTTTGCGGTGTATCCAAAATGAAGGTCAATCCTGCAACTCTGGACGCTCTTAGGCGAGCGGCAGATATCATGCGCTATCAGAATAAACAGATGGAGGTCAAACGATTGGACGAAGCCCTAAGACAGGAGAAGCTGCGCCTGCAAAGGTTAAGGCCGTCCAATGACCCGACCAAAGGTCAAAATGTTGACCAAAATGCTTGAGAACTTTAGTATTAAGGTTGCCAATTCTACCAATTCATATTAGAATACAACCATTGATTGAAACAGGAGATTGTTATGGGTTGGAATAAAGATGGTTCTACCGTCAAGGCCTTGTACCTTGGTGAGTATGAATGTGTTGGTGTTGTGGAGGAATCCCGTGTATCATACGGTGGTTCGGTTCTATACACTATCCAATTGGATCAACCTTTGGTGTTGCCATTCAATGGTGAACAGCGTAAGGTTGTGATTGTGAATCAAACGCAAGTCATTGCAGATTTTGGAGTGATTGAAAATGCCTAAACGCAAGTATTCCCACCATGACATTGATTTGTCAATTACCCATTTTTTGGTGAAGTTGCCGGTGAATAATCACCAGCAAGCGGCTGAGCTCATCTTTGCTCAATATATTGACCTTTTGACCAAGGCCAGTAGGAAGGTGCAAGATGAGCACATGACCGGTTTGAATTCTTTTTTGAAAGAGGTTGAAAATGCATCCTAAAATGAAACCGATTGATATCAAAGCGGAAACATCAGGTAATGGTTATTGGTCAAATGTCAAGGCCACCGTCCAATGCACCATGTATGATATTCCATATATCAATGAAGATTTGAATTTTGGTGAATTGCGGGTTTTCTTTGACACCAGAACCTGGCGTGTTGAAGATGATGGCCTGATTTACACCGATCCTGCTTTCTTGGAATACATCCGTGAAGCGTTTGCAACAAACGACATTGTTTACTCCGAGCAAGGAATGCAAGGAAGAAATTATGTGTCATTTGATGTTGGATCACAATTCATTCAAATGTATGGAGAGAACATTTATGCAGAATGAACAATATAAAATTTCCTCTGCTGGATGGTTGTGTGTGAAATATGGTCCATACAAATGGACCGCTGTGTGTAAATTGACAAACGAGCAATTAGAGCAATTGCGTGAATTTTTAAAGATGGAGTAAATGATGCAAAGCGCAAACGATTTCCAATGGGACCTGATGCTGGCACAGCTGCGTGGTCTTGAATTCAACAACTATGGACTCAACCAAATCGCTCAGGTCTCATGCGGACAAGTGCTCAGCTCTGTAACGCATGACCTACTGACACAGCGCCTCCACGAAGAGGATTGGCGTGAACGATTCATTGCAAAATGAATACTTTACTCTTACTTTTTATAAATGGAATACTTTTGTCTGAATTGACAAAACCGACCAATCGTGTATAATGAATGTTTTGAAAGGATATTGTGATGCAATTTATCTCTGACCGTAACCCTACTGCTTCTGCTCTCTACCTAGTTGACCGTGGTATGCAGGGTAAGCATTATCGCTGGTATGATGCTGATACTGACCAATGGTCCCAATGTGGTTGGCACATGGAGGACGCATTGGCCAATCGTGACAAACCATCGGCTGTTGAATTCTTTCCGTGGTGTGGTCCATTGACAGGTAAGAAGTTTGATCCTGAACAACCAATCAAGGTTGTGACCGATGAAACCGAAACCAAACCGACCAAACCTGCCAAAGCAGCCAAGGTCAAGGTTCCTGCCAAGAAAATGGCCAAACAACGCACCGCTGTGGTTGTTGCACCAAAAGCACCCAAAGCGCCGAAGTCCACCCATCCTGATGGTACGGTTTGGTTCCGTGCTGATCGTCAAAAGTGGATTGCACAATATGGCGGCAAGCAAGAAGCTGCCCGTCCTACTAAAGAAGCCTGTTTGGCTTTCTTGAAGAAAAAATACAATGTTGATGGTGTCGTGGTTGAATAAGGAGTAAATCATGGGTTTAGATATGTATTTGAAGGCTAGGAAATTCGTCAGTAATTGGGATTTTCGGCCTGAAGATAAACCAATCAACCAAAGCATCCGTGAGGCCATGGGTCTTGGTCACCGTAATGATGAAGATTCGGATGTTTATGTCACCATTGGTGTTGGATATTGGCGCAAAGCAAACCAGATTCATAAATGGTTTGTTGATAACTGCCAAAATGGCCGAGATGAGTGCCAAGAAACATATGTGTCCCGTGAAAAGTTGGAAACATTATTGTCTTTGTGTAAAGAAACCTTGGAGACAAAAGATGCAAGCAAATTGCCACCATCATCTGGTTTCTTTTTTGGTTCAACCAATGTTGATGAATGGTATTGGTCAGACATTGAACACACCATTAAAACACTTGAATCGGCTCTGAATGATAGAGCACTTGATAATTGGGATTTTGAATATCAATCATCGTGGTAAGGAGTAAATTATGAATTTGAAATTAAAAGCTGGTTTGTATACCGTTGGCATGGTTGCTGGTGGTTATATTGGTTTGTCTCTCATTCAAGCAATCTTTCAGGCAATGCCTGAGAGTTGGAGAGAAAATTCTTTTTATGTCATTTGTATTGGTCTGATATTATATGTTGTGTATAGTATAGTATTGTCCAGTTTGGAAATGAATGAGAAAATGAAAAACATTGCTGACAGGATGTAATTGTGAAAGTTGTAATCAATAGATGTTTTGGTGGATTTGGTTTGTCTGATGAAGCCATAGAATTGTATGCTGAGAAAAAAGGTATAAAACTCGGTGAAAAACTGAAATATGGTGGTTATGAAGAACTGTGGGAAGGTGACATACCACGTAATGACCTTGTTTTGGTTTGGGTTGTAGAACATCTTGGCGTAAAAGCCAATGGTTGGGCAGCCGAATTAAATATTGTGGAAATTCCCGAAGATGTGGATTGGTATGTTGAAGAATATGATGGTGTTGAGCATGTTGCTGAACGCCATAGAACTTGGAGTTAATGATGATTAAATTTATTGCCAACTATCTAAAAAACAAAGGTCGTTTCCGTAACATTCGTGATCGTTATGGATTGAATGATTATTTGCATCGTTATTATCTATTGCATAGAAGTGAAGATGAAGTTGGCAATGAAGTCCGTGAATATTCATTCAATGCATTTATTCATAATTTCAAAGCATCGGACGAACCTGTGTTCCATGACCATCCATGGACATGGTGTTCAATCGTATTGAAAGGTGGATATTGGGAACATAGAGTTGGCAAACCCCGTAAATGGCGTGGTGTTGGCAGTATCTGTTTTCGCAAAGCAACCGATTTGCATTGGGTTGAAACCGATCCGAACATTGATACATGGACACTATTCATGCACGGCAAACGCCAGCGAGATTGGGGTTTCATTGTGAATGAAAAATGGATTTATTGGAAAGATTATTTGGCTGAAAGAATTGCAAGGCAACAAGTATGAATGAAATTTTAACAACATTGTATCGTGCCAGTAAACCAAAAGAGGCATTGGCATCACAAGATGAATTTGGTGGTTCTAATTGTTTGTTAGGATCAGATGTGGAAAAATTTGCCGAACTGATTATACGGGAATGTGCAGATGTTGCCTCAATCAATCAACACCAGTATAATGATGTTGGTAGTTATGTTAAAAAACATTTTGGAGTTGAATGATGCGTAAAGAACTTGATGAAAAACTATGCGAAAAATATCCATTGATATTTAAGAATCGCCATGCTGATATGACTACCACGGCAATGTGTTGGGGTTTTGAATGTGGTGATGGTTGGTTCAATATTATTGATGTGTTGTGTAGTATGTTGTATAATGATTATGTAACAGCCAAAGAAAGATATGAAGCCGTCAAACAATACTATGAAACGGACGGAAAATATCCATGGAAAGGCGGCAAAGAAATCACACCTGAAATTTTGGAAGAATTGCGCCTGAAAATGATTGGACAAGAAGAATTGGTTCCCGTTGCAGCGCAAGTGAAAGAAAAGTTTGGCGGCCTGCGATTCTATGTTAATGGTGCAAACGAAGAACATTACAATTATATTTCTTTTGCTGAGAATATGAGTTATCGCACCTGTGAGAAGTGTGGTAATCCAGGCAAATTGTATACCAATGGTTGGCATACTACTCTATGTGAGAAGCACGCCGAAGAACTTGGTTATCTTAATGAAGGAGAAAATGATGAGCAGAATGTCTGAATTACATATTGAAATCAGCGAAATGTTGGAAAATGGTTATGATGCCGAAGATACCGCATCATGCCTTGGTGTACCACTTGAATGGGTTTTGGCTGCACAAAAGGGGCTTGCCAATATGTCGGAAATGCAATACAATGGCGGTGAGCCGCTTTGAGGATATAAAATGGAACTTAAATTTGAACTTGCTGGTTTTCATCTGGACTACCAAAACATCCTAAAGAACAAAGAAACATTGGCCGTGACCAAGTTGCTTGCCACAGAGTTGATGACGAATGGTTATATCGTGGTTGGTGAATTCATTAAGAATCTTACCGATGCCGATCTACAGGCATTGACCGATAATATGGAAGATGATGCACAGAACCAATACCAAGATTTGATTTTGGTTTCTGAAATGTTGGCAACAGGCGAGGGTTGTGGACCATCAGGCAACGATAATGAATTTGAATCTAGGGCTCACCATTTCATTACTCTATTGATTTTGGAATCATTGCACCGTAAGGGCATGGTCAAACTATACCATGAGAACATTTCATTCCATGAGGATATGGGTGATAAACTGTTGGTTGAAAAGATTAACCTATGATTATTCTATTGCAAGCCGTTTTGGCATATGGATTGTGGAAAGTGGCCGATATGTATTTTGAAATGCAAAGAACAACATTGGGATGGATCTGTATTATTATGAGTGCATTAAACTTTGCATCATTCATGGCAGAGATTCTTTGAAAGGAAATAAAATGGACAAAGAAACAGTTGTATATGAATTTTCCTATTTTCTGGATGCATGGTTGTATTGCACACAGAATGGATTAGATTGGAAAACATCCATTCATAAAAAGGACTTCCGTACCTGGATGGTCATGGTATGAATGAACGAATCATAGAACTCGCTGAACAGGCTGGCGGCCATTATAGCCGTGAAGAATTGGAATTTGCCGTTGTGTTTGGTGAATTGGAAGATTTTGAAAAATTCGCTGAATTGATTGTCCGTGAATGTATTGCAATATGTGAATCCGGCACACCAACGCAAACCACAAGCGGCGGGGCTGCGGAACTTATCAAACAACATTTTGGTGTTGTAACAAAACAACACAATACTTGACCAAAAAAACTGAGAACCTTTTACTTACATTGCCATTTCTGTTGGTTGTGATAGAATACTTGTATTGATTGATTGAAAGGCAACAATGTCGCAAGTCACTTTTGTTAATGGTAAGTATCAAGCCGTCATCAATGGCAAGATCGTCAAACGCACCAGCAAGGCGCACATGGATTATGTGTTGCGTAAAGCTGGTCTGTCCGCTTCCGCCGTGGAAGCATCCGCACCCCAAGAATCCCGTTTCACTATCAACGAGCGGTTTGGTTTCGTTACCGATATGGTCACCATGTTGGCCAATGGCGCACAAGCGTCTGTGGTTGTGACTGGTCCTGGCGGTCTGGGTAAGTCCTACACCGTCTCCAAAGCGTTGGAAACCAACGGATTCAAAGATATTTCCACGCTTGAAGCACTAGAGGTCGGCGCTCGTATCAACACCCGCCGCTCGTTCCGTGTTATCAAGGGTTACTCTACACCCAAAGGTCTGTATCGTTTGTTGTATGAGAACAAGGACGGCGTGCTCGTGTTTGATGATTGTGATTCCGTATTGAAAGATCCGGTGTCCCTGAACCTGCTCAAAGGTGCGCTTGATTCATATTCCCGCCGTATCATCAGCTGGCGTGCTGATATCCGTGATGAAGATTTGCCCACATCCTTTGAATTCAAAGGTCGTGTTGTGTTCATTTCCAATCTAGGTTCATCACAAATTGACCAAGCAATTATCACCCGTTCCATGGCCGTGGATTTGTCCATGACCACGCAACAAAAGATTGACCGTATGCGTCACATTTTGGAATCTGGTGAGTTTATGCCTGAAGCTCTCAAAGAGCACAAGGTAGATGCCATTGCTTTGATTGAACGCCTCAAAGATTCGGTCAAAGAGTTGTCGCTTCGCACACTCATTCAGGTAACAAAAATTCGTGCCAATGCAGGTAGCAATTGGGCTAACTTGGCTGAATACACTATTTGTGGTTGATTATGAGTTTATCAGATAAAACACTTCAATTGTTCAAAGATTATGCCACAGGTAAGATTAACAGTCTTGAGGGTTTTAACGTTTGTGCTCAAGAATTTTATGACTACACCATGAGTGATGTTAATTCTTCCAAATTGCGTGAAGAATTAACAATTAGAATTGGTGATTATGAACAAATTCCTGGAAAATTAGGTTATGATGGTTTAGATATAGAAACGGGAAAATATAAAGAAGCAAAACCAAAGTTATACACAAGAGATAAAGCACATTCAGGTAATGGAAACTTTTCTGATCTGACCATGCGTAAATTGGATAAACTTATTTTGGATAATGTTGATGTTGTTGTAAGTTATTTTGCTCATAATAAGTTAGTTTACATTATGGAATTTCCTGTTGCAACAATTTACTCTCGTTTATATTTGCAAGTCTATGATAAATGTGTAGTGAACAAACAAAAAATGTGTCGTAGTGCAAACTTCAATTATGCTGATTATATTGATTCAAACGATTTGGTCATCAAATATATTGATTGGGATTTCATCGATAAATATCCTAAAATAATCAATCGGCCATTTCTAAAAAAATTGAAAGAAAAAAGACAATATGAAAACACAATTGAAAAATTACTTGAATGTTAGATATTCAACACAAAATTTAACAGATGAAGAATTTAATTCTATCGTTGATGACTTAGCAGAACAATTAGAACAAGTTTCATTTGTTCCACAATATACTGATGCACAATTGTATAAAGATTGGATGCAATTGAAAAAATGGACAACTAAAGATGATTATATCAATTCAACAAATAGAATTGGCATGAAACTGTGTGAACATTTTTTTCCAAATTTTTATGATATTGCAGATAATAAAGGCAATTCATTTCATTCCATGTGGAAGAAAGAAAATTTGATTAAAATTCTCCGTTGGAATAGAAAGAGCCATTCTACACCTTATTTGTCTGAACTGAAACGTGGAATTTATTTCTGTTGTGGTATGACCAAAAGTACCATGTATCGTCCACAAATGATGAAAATGATTTGTGACCATTATTCACCAAAGATTGTGTTGGATCCTTGTATGGGTTGGGGTGGCCGTATGCTTGGTGCTGTTGCAAGTGGTGCTCATTACATTGGTTTTGATCCAAATACCTTGACATACGACAATTTGAAAAAACTGGCTAAATTTCTTAATATTGAAGATAAGGTAACTTTGATTTGTGATGATGCAATGAATATGGACAAACACAATTTGCCGTATGTGGATTTAATATTGACAAGTCCTCCATATTTTGATTTGGAAGTTTATACCAATGAATCAACACAATCAATCAGTAATCATTCCAACTATCGTGCATGGTCGGATTTTTTCCTAAAAGGTATCATAAAAAAATCTGCTTGCCTATTGAATGAAGGTGGTGTATCATGTTGGAATGTTGGTAAAGTTGGCAAGAATAATATGTTTGATGATGTGAGAACCTATCAAGAAGAAATTGGTTATAAACAAATAAAAGAATTTTTGGTGGTAAGTAGCAAACGACAAGCACTACAAAAAACAGGTAACAACAAAAGCAACGATAATACCGTTGTGTATAAAATTTGAAACACATTTTTAAAGGAATTATGTTATGATGCCTCTTGGTAAATATTATATTGGTGATTTGTGTTATGTGATGACCGATGAAGAATGGGACCAATTGTGCAGTATCACCATCAAGGATCATAAATGTCTTGAAGGTGAATTCAATCTGCCTGATGGTCGCCGTTTCGCCATGTATAGCACAATGTGGGGTGATGGATGTTATAATGACCAATTTGGAAAAGAATATTGTGTGGATTCTGGATCCATTGGTTGTATTCTTGTGTCGGATATTCGTGCTGAAAAGTATGATGACATTGAACAACTCGGTGCCTTTGTGACATTCAATAATGATTTTGAAACCAGTGGATGCATCAAAGGCCGTGATTCTAATGGAACTATCACCATAGGACATATCAGAATTGAAACTGATCCTGTATATGAAGATAAGGAAGAAGATTACTGATGTTCATGTTTGATGTTGAAACACTTGGCAAAAGATCCAATTCTGTGATCTTGTCCATGGCCTGTATTCATTTTGATCCATTGCAGAAACCATCACCACAACAAATGCGTGAAGGTGCCTTTTTTGCAAAGTTTAAGGTAAAGGAACAGGCACAAAAATTCGGACGTGAAATCAATCAACCTACCGTGGATTGGTGGGTTAAACAATGTGAAAATGCAAAGGTAGCATCATACAAACCATCACACCATGATGTTGACTTTGAAGTTGGTTATGAAGCCATGCGTGAATGGGTGGCCGAAAAGAATGACAATAAGTCTTGGGTTTGGGCAAGAGGCAATCTGGATCAACTTGTGATGGATGATATTGAAGAACAGATTGGCCTTACGCCCATTTTTCCTTATGCGAGGTGGCGTGATGTAAGAACTGCCATTGATTTTTTGTATGAAACCGACAATGGATATACGGATGTGGACTATCCAGGATTCGATTCCAGAAATCACATAACTAAGCATAATCCAATAGATGATTGTTTATTGGATGCAATGATGTTAATGTATGGTGTTAAAAAGGAGATAATATGAGCGATCAAGATCAAAAAGAAAAGCACAGCAAACGCCTCCAACGAGAAATGAATGCCATTAAAAGGCAACAAAGAATTGCCAAGGCATATGGCGCACCAGATCACCCGTATGAAGCACACCGATTAGCCAAACACCACGCCATGGATTGTGGAAATCCTGAATGTGGGTTGTGTGGTAATCCCAGACACATTTACAAACATGGTAAAACCCTACAGGAATATTCCTTTGAACAAACCGACAAGTGGACCGAGGAATAATACCGAAATAATGCTTGCCAACCACACCCGGTTGGTATATAATATGAATTCCTTTTGTTATGGAGAACTTGAATGTCTTTGAATCGTAATCAAACCGCCTTTGTGAAGGCCGCCGAACAACTGTTTGGTGTTGGTTCTGTTTTAACCCGTGATGGTATTGACCATGTATGTGAAGAAAGTAATCTTTCATATCCATATTGGTTGGTAACTAAATCTGAATACCGATATGGCCGTGGTCAATACAAACTGCCAAGCATTGGCACCAAGGCTGAAGTGAAAGAGCCTGAACTTGAAGTTGCTATGGCTGCACAAGTGTTGACATTCAAACAACCTAAGTTGGAAGATACATCTGATGTATCCATTCCAACCAAATATCCTGATTATGTTCCGTTTGGCTTTTTCAAAGACATGAAGAACATCATCACATCTAAACAATTCTATCCCGTATTCGTTACTGGCCTTTCAGGCAACGGCAAGACCTTGATGGTTGAACAAGTGTGTGCCGAACTTGGTCGTGAATGTATCCGTGTGAATATTTCCGTTGAAACTGATGAGACTGACCTGTTGGGTGGTCCTACATTGGTCAATGGTAATGTGGTCAATCGTGATGGTCCTGTGATTACTGCCATGAAGCGTGGCGCCATTCTGTTGATTGATGAAGTTGACCGTGGTTCAAACAAACTGATGTGTTTGCAAGGTATCTTAGAAGGCAAACCACATTACAATAAAAAATCTGGTGAGTTGGTTCATCCTGCTGCCGGTTTCAATGTGATTGCTACTGCAAACACCAAAGGTCGTGGTTCAGAAGAAGGCCGTTACCTGTCACAAATTCTTGATGATGCATTTTTGGAACGATTTCCAATTACTGTTGAACAGGATTATCCTGATGCAAAGACCGAGAAAAAGATTCTTGCGCCTTTGATTCCCGATGAAGATTTTGTAAACAACCTCTGCCAATGGGCTGATGTGGTTCGCCAATCATTTGAACAAGGCGCAACCGATGAGATTATTTCTACTCGCCGTTTGGTGCATATTGCCAAGGCGTATACCATTTTCAAAGACCGTATGAAAGCCATTGAATTGTGTGTTGCTCGTTTTGATGAAGAAACCAAGACCGCATTTCTTGACCTTTATACTAAGGTTGATGAAAAAGCTAAAGCACCTGCTGAAGCAAAACCCGTGGAAGATCCTACCAAGGAAATTCCGTTTTAATTATATAATGAAAGGAACTAATATGAACACCGTTCGTAAAGGTAAAGTGAATCGCCATGAAAAAATCACACAGGTTCTCCTGTCTGGTAAAGTGGTGACTGTTGATGAAATCAATGCTGTGTTTAAAGGCACAGACCAAGAAGCCGTATTGTATCGGCTACCCACCAACATTTACAATATTCGCAAAGATGGCGGTATTGTGAAGGTCTTTAAAGATGGCCGCCGTGTCACTGGTTATCAATTGGTGAATTACACCGAGTTTGATAAGAATGGCCGTTATGTTGGTTCTACCAAACAGGCACAACCTGTTGAAACCAAAGAAGTTGAATCTGTCTAAATGAATGACTATGACTTCCACAATCTGGAGTTTTTGATGAACATTACGGATGCCGATTTTGACGATTGGTTGAATCAGGCATCCGATGATGACATTGATTATGCTCTTGAGTTAATTAAGTTGGCCAAATTGGAACTCATTGATGATGTTGACAATTTTGATGAGGCTATGGCTGTAATTCAAAAAATTAAGGACATGTAATATGGTTACAATTGTAAAACATGAATGGCATTCTGTTGATAGTCAATTTGCTTTTGAACTTGAAAGAGAATTGTTGGAAGAAATTTATCCGGATATGGATGAAGATGAACTTGATGAATTGTGGGCAAAGGTTGAATCAGGTGAAGCCGACCTTGATGAAATTTTAGATGAGGCCGACAATAATAGTATTGATATTGATTGGGATCGTCAATATGATGATTGGTATTCTGACCGTAAAGGTGGTTACGATATTACATATGAATATGGTGACGAAGATAGTTGGGTAGAACAACCCAAAGAACCTGAACCTTCACATAAATGTACCAATTGTAAATGGGAAGGACGTAGTTATCATGCTGAGAAGCAATATCTAAGAGCTGATGGCACAATCATTGAAGATTATTGGACTTCCGATGAAGAATGTTCATCTGTTAAAGATGTTTGTCCTATGTGTGATAGTGAACTTGAACTGACCGAAGTTGGACTTCAGGAAGAAAAAGAACACGCAGAGTGGGAAAAGAAATGGGAGGAAGAAAATGCTGATGAAGATTCTAAGTAAAATTCAAGATTGGTCAAATTATTACAACACACAGATTACCTGGTTTTTCCTTGGTTTCTTTTTGTGTGATATGTTGGTTAAAATTGGCCAGCGTGAATGGTGGAATGTCCTTTGGGATATTGTTATAATTCTTTTAATGTATTCTACTAGAAAGATGAGGGTTTAAAATGGCAACTTGGCGTGTATCTCCACTATGGAAAAAATCCATCATTGAATACAATCACATGACCAAAGACGATAACGAAATTGTTATTGAAACTGGTTGGCGTGGTGGTTCTTTCTATGTTTACACCGATGATGACAATCCTCCCGTATTGGAACCTGGTGTTGACATTTTGAATTGTGATTATGAATCAGAATTGATTGAAACCTTTGATGGTTGTTGGGAAGAACATCACATGGATGATTGTGATGATGATACCCGTGAATGGTTGGAAGAATTTTTGGAAGATAATTCTTACTTTGATTTGGAAGAACATGGTTGGATTTTCTCTGATAGTGAAATGATTATTGACTGTGACATGGAAATTGTCCGTATTGATGATGAAGGTAATGAAGTTGGTGAAAAAATCACAACTGAGAGTGAGGAAGAACCTGAATCAAATACGGATGTGAAACTTACACCTAACGCTGCATGGCCATTTGGAAATTAAGATGAATGAAGAAAAACTAATTCAAATCTCACAAGAGATTGATGAAGCATTATTGGATATTGCTGAAAAGCATGATGCCAATTTTTTGAGTTTTGCTGCATTGGTACTGGCTAGATTGGCAAGGTTGAGCATTGATTTGGAAGAACAAGAAATTTTTGTTCGGTTGATGAAAGAATCTTGTGTTTTGATTGGAAATATTCCAAAAACGGAAACACCAAACATTCATTGATATATGGCTTCATCAAACACATTCAATTGGGAACCAAAATGGGCCGATAAACTAGAAAATTTTGACGTAACTCATACTCCTTTGCAAGGACAAATGGTTATCGCCACTTTTCAGGTTGATGCATTAAAGATGCAAGCACATGTTTTTAGTGAAGATGAAATTAAAAAAGAATTGATAGATAAATTACTATACGAATTGTGGAATAGAAATTGTATTGAATTTACCAAACAAGAGGATCATTTAACAGGCAGACACTTTTTCCGTGCGAGAATATATGCCTTGCCTGATGACCAGGTGAGAATTGTCCGGCAAAATAATGTAGTATGAAAGACTTACTTGACAGCCTTTTGGTAATCGTGTATAATCTAACCATATTAGGTGGTACAGTTTACCTGGTTGCCGAAAAAGATTGGAGTCCTTGGTGGTTCGTTCTATCGGTATTGTTAATGTTAAGTAAAACGAAAGATAAAAAATGAAAATCGCCGTTTGTTCGGACCTACACCTTGAATTTGGTCCCATCAGCCTTGAAAACAAAGACAATGCTGATGTGTTGATCCTGTCCGGTGATATTTGTGTGGCCAGAGATTTGCGTGAAAAAGATGATTTCAATTTTAAAGGTGAACGCAACAAATCTAATCAATATCACACTTTCTTTCAAGAATGTTGTGAAAGATTTACCAATGTGATTTATGTTATGGGTAACCATGAACATTATAATGGTGATTTTGCAAAAACATATAACACATTGAAGGAACGCCTTGGTTATTTGTCCAACCTGCACGTTATGGAAAAAGAATTTTTCGTGATTGGTAGTGTTTGCTTTGCCGCTGGTACTCTTTGGACTGATATGAACAAGGAAGATCCAAACACATTGTATGCAATTAGGCGTTACATGAATGATTTCCGTATCATTGAAGATTCATCCTCACCCGTGCAATACAAAGAACATGAATATGGCAAAACAGAAGATGGCAAAACAGATTGGAATAATGTGATTGGCACAACATTTCACACTCGTCCTGGAATGTTTACACCAGAACAGTCTGTGCGTGAACACAAAGATGTGTTGCAATTCATCCGTGATTCTATTGCTTCACGGCCTGAAATGCCTTGGGTTGTGGTTGGTCACCATGCGCCTAGCAAACAATCTACAAAGCCAAGGTATAAGAATGATACCATGGTGAATGGTGCATACAGTTCCGATTTGTCTGAATTCATTTTGGATCATCCACAAATCAAACTGTGGACACATGGACACACACATGATACCTTTGACTATATGATTGGTAGCACTCGTATTGTTTGTAATCCCCGTGGTTACATTAATTATGAAGGCCGTGCTGATGAATTTGAATTGAAAACTGTGGAGATTTAATCATGTATGATTTGTATGATTTTGGAATGTATGTATTGTTTGAAATTGAATATCAACTAGATATTAGAGAGCAATGTATTACAGCATATGATCGTGAATGGAAGCAAGGTCATATTGACCTTCTGAAAAATATTCTTAAACCTTTGATGTGAGTTAAAATGGAAAAGAAACTATATCTTGTTGAAACTGTCAGTATCTTCCGTCATCGTTATGTGGTTGAGGCTAAAGAAGCCGAACATGCGAATGATGAAGTTGTTTGCAATAATGGTAACTTGGAAGAATTTTCACAGAAACATATTGCTGAAAATATTACCACAACCCGTGAAATTACCGCAGACGAATACATGAAATTGTTTGATGAAGATAATGATTATCTAAAACAATGGACTGATGTTGAGAAAATGCAATTTGTTAATGTGATTGATTATAAAGAATGAAAAAAGTATTGATTACCGGCGGCGCCGGCTTTATTGCACACCATGTGATTGACCATATTCTGTCAACAACCGACTGGAACATTGTTACACTTGATCGCCTTGATTTTAGTGGCAATTTGAATCGTTTGCATGAGGTGATGGAACTGCACGACAAACGCCGTGTTAAGATTGTGTACCATGACTTGAAAGCAGAAGTTAGTCCAATGATTGCGGAAATGCTTGGTGATATCAATATCGTCTTGCATTTGGCCGCTGGTTCTCATGTTGATCGTTCTATTGAATTTCCTATGGAATTTGTTATGGACAATGTGGTTGGAACGGTCAACATCCTTAACTATGCACGAACACTTAAAAACCTAGAGAAGTTTGTTTATTTCTCTACTGATGAAGTGTTTGGTCCTGCGCCAGTTGGTGTTAATTATGGAGAATATGATCGGTACAATTCAACAAATCCATATTCTGCTTCAAAGGCAGGTGGTGAAGAAATGTGTGTTGCATTTGAAAACACATACAAGATGCCGATTGTAATTACACATACAATGAATGTATTTGGTGAACGCCAGCACCCTGAAAAATTTATTCCGTTGTGCATTAAGAAGGCTCGTGATGGTGAAATGGTTCGTATTCATGCTGATCCAACCAAAACTATTCCAGGTAGCCGTCATTACATTCATGCAAAAGATGTGGCAGAAGGTTTAATGTTTATCGTAACACAATTGAAAGATTACACCTATTTTGAACCTAATGGTTTGAAGGTGATTCCTAAATTCAATCTTGTGGGACCGGAAGAAACAGATAACTTGGCATTGGCCAAGATGATTGCTGCTGCACAAGGTAAAGAAATGAATTATGAATTGACTGATTTTCATTCTGCACGACCTGGACATGACCTGCGTTATGCATTGGATGGAAATTTGTTGAAGAAGTTGGGTTGGGAACCCAAGATTAAATTCAGCGAACGAATTAATCAGGTGGTTCAATGGAGTCTTGCAAACGAACGTTGGTTGATGAGCAAATGAAAAAAGTATTAGTAACAGGTTCTTCTGGTTATATTGGTCAACATCTTTGCCTATATCTGGCAAAGATGGGTTATCATGTAACCGGTTTGGATCGTCTAGAGTGTGGCACTGGTTGCCATGAATTCATACATCAAAGCATTTTAGATGCCGTAGATATCAAAGGTGAATATGATGCTGTGGTTCACTTGGCCGCATTGGTTCAGGTTAACATGAGCAGTAAATGTATGATGGAATACTATCGCAACAATGTGATGGGTACCATGAATATATTGGAGCGCATTAATTACAATACATTTATCTTTGCATCAACCTGCCAAGCCAATGAATCACACACATATGGTAAAACCAAATTGATTGGTGAACATTTGGTGAAAGATTATTGTGAAGCTAAATATGTACCACACACTATTTTTAGATTCGGTAATGTTGCAGGAACCGCAGGTTATAAACCTACAAATATGGACGGATTGATGTATAATCTGATTCAGGCGAAAGAAACAGGCACATTCAATCTGTATGGTAATGATTATGATACAAAAGATGGAACTGCTTTGCGAGACTATATCCATGTGATGGAAGTTGCTTATGCAATTGAAAAGGCCATTCAACGACCAAGCCGATTCATGGGTTCGGAATCATATCCGTTCTTTGAATATCTTGGTCATGGAAGATTGTATTCTGTAATGGAATGTATTGAAGCATTTAAGAAAGCAAACAATTGTAATTTTGAAGTGAATGTAAAACCTCGCCGACAAGGTGATCCAGCAACTGTAAATTCATATGCTGTTTCGCCATATATGTTGGAGTTACGCAAAACACTTGAAGAAATGATGAAAGTATGAAAGTCTATATCAACAAATACAAAGATCATTGGATTAGTCCATACACAATGTTGGACTATATTTTCTTTTGGACTGATTGGTCTAAATGCAGCCGTAATCGCAGTTTGCAAAATGCCATTGGTGAAATGAATGGTGATTACAAATACATTGAACATCCAGAATGGGTTGAGAAATGGTCTGACCGTTTGGTGCCTATCAGCAAGGCCATTCAATGGGTGTGGGGTTTGTTTGACCGCAAAATTGATTATGTAAAGATTGACCGTTGGGACACCTGGTCCATGGATTACACTTTGTCTCACATTATTCTTCCTATGTTGAAACAGTTGAAGGCAACCACACACGGTTCACCTTATGTTGATGATGAAGATGTACCAGAAGAATTGAAATCAACATCTGCACCACCAAAAGAAAACCAGTATGATACTGATGACAATCATCATAAGCGTTGGGAATATGTTTTGAGTGAAATGATTTTTGCATTTGAACACAAGGTTGATGATACATGGGAAGATGCATTTCGTTCAGGTGAATCTGATTGGAAAATGGTGCCTGTTGACAAAGATGGTAATGAAGTACCGAAAGGTGAACACAAATATTATCAGATGAGGGAAGGACCAGGCCATACATATCAATGTGATTATGATGGCATCAACGCAATTCGTGAACGTATGAAGAATGGTTTCCGTTTGTTTGGAAAATATTATGAAGGACTGTGGGACTAATGAGTAAATTAAATGAACATGCAAGAATGGAATTCAAAGCCGCTGGTTGGTTAGATGATACTGGTGCATATCTTGATGAAATGCAAGGTGCGATATGTGAACATGTATTGGAACTATTAACAGTATTTTCTAATGAAGGACATTCAGGTACAACCGCACCATATACGGTTGACATATTCAAAAAATTGGCCATGTTTGAACCACTTGTACCATTGACTGGTGAAGATTGGGAATGGGTTGATGTTTCTGATATGGCAGGTTCTGGTAAATGGTATCAAAATAAACGTTGTGGCCATGTGTTCAAAGATGATACTGGTGTATATGATAGTGAAGGAATTATTTTTTATGATTGGTGTAAAAATGAAGAAACCGGCGAAAAATACAAAAGTTATTTCACCAGCCGTGAAAGCCGAGTTCCTGTCACTTTCCCGTATACACCTAAAACTGAATACAAGGAATGGATTGAAGAATGATGAGTTTGATTCATTGGCTGTCAGCAGAACGCCGATTAGAGGCGTGTGAAAGAACAATCATTGCTTTGGGTGGTTCTAGATATAGTGACCATAACGTACCATCACAATTGGCCGCACAAAGAGATATGATTAAATTTGAAGTAGAATATTATAAAGAGCAATCTGTTATATTTTTGGTGGTAATAGCTTCTATTGGCATCATATCATCTATTGTTTATGTTTTTCTTACAAAGATTAGAGTATTATGAGACCCGACAAAAATTACAAAATGAGTAAACCACTCAAACGCCGTTTGGCTTTGGCTAAGTTTCCAAGCAAAGAGATTAAAGATGCATGGAAAAGAGCAATGATTGGTTCTGAATTGGCTGGTAAATCGGCCGAAAGATTTACATTTAAATAAGGAGTTATTATGGCTACATTTGTTGAAGTGAATTCTGTTGATAAAAACTGTCCTGTGATTATCAACCTTGACCAGATTATTGAAATTGCACCATTGATTGATGGTGGTTGTATTCTGTATATGGCTGATTCTGCTGGTGTTAATGCACGCCAAGGAATTCGTGTGAGAGATGATTATAAACTGTTTACACAATTTGCTATGCAGACTGTTACCGCAGAAGATATTGAACGCCGTTTTCCAAAAAATACAAAGAAACAACCAGCACCAGTTGCGGATATTCCTTTAGAAATTCCTAAATTGTAATGAATGAACTATTAAAGCCAACATTTGAGTGGATTAAAAGTGATTACAAAAGCCATCGAATTCGTTTTTGTCTTGAGGTCTTGGCTTGGATTATATCTATTGGTTGCAGTATCACTATGGCCGTCACCGTGCCTAATCCACCCCTTCTTATCTTGTACCCAATCTGGATTACAGGTTGTGCTATATACGCTGGGTGTGCTTATAGTAGGCGTTCCTTTGGTATGTTGGCTAATTACCTCTTGCTTACCACAATCGACACAATCGGATTGATACGAATGATATGGTAATGGTTGCCATGTATTATGCATTGTGATATAATTATACCATGAATATCTTTTATCTTGATCCTGATCCACGCACCTGTGCTGAAATGCATTGTGATAAGCATTGTGTAAAAATGATTATTGAGTATGCACAGCTCATGTCTACGGCTCATCGTGTGATTGACGGCACGGAATATACCGATCTGACTGCCAATGGCCGCCGGATCAAACGGTGGCGCCTTGATGATGACCGTGAATCAATACTGTACAAAGCATCACACATCAACCATCCATCAGCAATCTGGTGCAGAGCCAATTATGATAACTATGTTTGGCTCTATCGTATGTGGTTCTACCTGTGCAAAGAATATACCTATCGTTATGGCAAAGTACATTCATGTTCAAGATTAAGTGAATCACTATATCTTCCACCAAACAATATTGTAGCAGGTGAATTCTTTTCACCTACACCCGCCATGCCCGCTGACTGCAAAGTTATGGCAGAAAATCCTGTACCTGGTCGTAAGTATGATAGCCTCAAGTCCTACCATAAATACTATATACAGGAGAAAGTTCGTTTCGCAAAGTGGAAAAATCGTAATATACCGGAGTGGTTTGCTAATGCCTGTTTATCAGTTTCTTAATAAAAATTCAAACGAAGTTGAAGAGCACACAATGTCATATAAGGTGCTCGACCAATTCAAAGAAGATAATCCCCATTTGGAAAGATATTTCAGTATTGAAGGCCTTGCAGGTCTTGGTGATGGTATTCGCATGAGCACACCTGGTACAGGACAACCAGTTAAAGCATTTGAACAAGGAGTAATTCAGCGCATCAAGGATTCGGTGCCTGGAAATACATTAGCAAAAACACATAAAACAAAAATGCCGAGGGAATGGTAATGACACAAGTGCCGGCTCTATTTTTACCGAAAGGGTCCAATGGTAAAAAAACCACCGTGAAGAAAGCCCCATTGAAATCACAAAAGAAACATAAGCCAATTAAATTGGCAGCATTATTAGGGGGAATTAATGGTTACAAAAAAGACAGCAAGAAATCTAGAAGAAGTTAATAGTGGAGATGAATGGAAAACTAAACATCAGCCAGTTAATAATGCACTCAAGATCAAATTAGACCACCTCAAAACATTTGATCCTCTGACAGATAATCAAAAAAAGTTTTTTGATGCATACAAGAGAGGTGATTATTTCATTGCACTACATGGTGTAGCAGGTACAGGTAAAACATTCTGTGCCATGTATAGAGCATTAGAAGAAGTATTGGACAAAGGTAATCCATTTAAAAAGATTATCGTTGTTCGTTCTGCGGTGCAAAGCCGTGAGATTGGTCACTTGCCTGGTGATGTATCAGAGAAAATGGAAATCTACCAACAACCCTATCGCCAGATATGTGAAACACTATTTGGCCGTAAAGATTCATGGGACCGCTTGGAAGAACAAGGATACATAGAATTTATCAGCACTTCATTCATTCGTGGTATGTCGTTTGATGACGCCATCATCATTGTGGATGAAATGCAGAACATGACCTTTGAAGAAATAGATACAGTTATGACCCGTGTTGGTTATCGTTCTAAAATTGTTTGGTGTGGTGATTATCGTCAGACAGACCTAAACAAAAAGAAGAATGACGTATCTGGTATTTTAAAGTTTTTTGATATTGCTTACCACATGAATTCGTTCACAAGAATTGAATTTACAGTTGATGATATTGTTCGTTCATCGCTTGTTAAAGATTACATTCTTGCAAAATTAAGATATGATGACAACCAATAATTATGTTTACACATTGCCCACCTAAAGAATTACCTAATCTAGAATCCGTAACACAAGCCGATGGCAAACGATACTATGTCACACCAAGTGGCAAAAGATTACCATCGGTTACTACGGTTGTTGGTGCCAAGAAAAAACAGTCCATCATGGAATGGCGTAAACGTGTTGGTGAGGTGGAAGCCAACCGTATTTCTAAATTGGCCACAGGTCGTGGCAATCGTGTTCACTTGTTGGCTGAAAAATATATCAACAATGAGAAGATTATTTGGCAAAAGGAAATGCCTGATGCCGTAGAGATGTTTAGAACATTGATTAAACCAATGCAAAACATCAATAACATACATTACCAAGAACAGGCTTTGTGGTCTGAAGGCCTTGGTATGGCAGGTCGTGTTGACTTGATTGCGGAATGGAATGGTGTTCTGTCGGTCATTGACTTTAAGACTTCCAAGAAACTTAAAACTGCATCTGATGTGCCGGAATACTTTGCACAATGTACCGCATATGCCTGCATGTATGAGGAACTGGTTGGAACACCAATTGACCAGATTGTGGTTCTGATGGCCGTAGAGAACGAACAACCTCTTGTTTTCATTGAAAAAACCCAGGATCACCTAAATAATTTGTTGGATCACATATCTTTTTATAGAAACAACAAATAAAATGACTATAACTTCATCTGGACAACTAAAATTTTCAGATTTACAGACAGAATTCGGCGGCACCAATCCAATTAGTTTAAGTGAGTATTATGCCGGCAACTTGGTTGCTCCTGGAACTATTGGAAATTCAGGTGCAATACCTGCCTCTGGTAATCCACTTAATATTGGAAAGTTTTATGGTTCTGCGGCCGCAGGTGTATTGTGGGGATCAAGATTTATAAAAGTTGGTAGTCTTGCTCAATTTAGTTCTGCGGCTGGTACTGTTCGTTATTTGAATGGTAAATTTTTTATTGTTAGTTCACCAGACAATTGGACCGCATTAACATACAGTACCGATTCTACTGCAACAAGTTGGACAACAACTTCAATTGCAAACGGTACTTATTTTGGACCAAATAATGGACCAATAAACACATATACACCAGTTATATATGACATTGCTTCAAACGGATCAATATATGTTGTTGCTGGAAGTTCATTAGGTCCGGCGGCCACTTCTGCGCCGACTGGAGTTTTAGCAACAAGTACTGATTTGGTTAATTGGACTTTTTATAGTTTTTTAAATGGATTTGCTCCTAAAAGAATCATTTATTCACCAGAAAAAAGTCTTTTTGTTGGTATTGGAACCTCTAAACTCTTTACAAGCACCGATGGAATAACATGGACAGAAAGAGCGTTACCAAGTGCTCCAAGTTGGTACAGTGTTTTTTGGAATGGATTCGTTTTTGTTGCAACAGGTTACGGTTATATAGCATATAGTACAGACGGAATAAACTGGACAGCATCCAGCGGATTAAATGTAAATTACCAATACTATGATATTGCCTGGGGAAATAATATATTTGTAGTTGGTTCCAGTAATAATGGAGCAGTATATACCAGTCCAAATGGAGTTACATGGACACAAAGAGCTGTTCCATTAACGAGCGGATATTCAGGAGCAAACGCAAGCTTTGGAGCAGGATTATTTGTATTTCCTTGCCAAGGTGATCTTATTACAAGTCCTGATGGAATTACATGGACAAAAAGTAAACTACCAGTATATTCATTAGCTTATGGTGCAAGTAAATTTATAGGTTCAGGCGGATCAACCGGATCTGGAGGATTAAAAACAAGCACAGATGGAATAAACTGGACCACACTTTCTTCTGGAACATATGCTGATTTACAATCAGTCGCAAGTGACGGAAACATTACCGTGGCTGTTGGTAACAACACGATTACACCATTTAGCTCAACCAGAAGTTTACCAACAATATTCTCAACAACAGACGGAATCAATTGGAGTTATCAAAATACAAATAACTTAACTACTTACAACACACCCAATTTTAACTCAGTTGTTTGGAATGGAACGAGATTTATTGCATTAGGAAATGCATACAATGGAACAGGCGCACTCATTGCTACAAGTACTAATGGATCTACTTGGGCAACACAAGTTGATACTTTGGGTACAGCAGGATTGGGACCAAGCAAGATGGCGGCCATAGGAAATACCGTTGTTACCAATTCAATGTTAAATAGTTATGATGGTGGATTAACTTGGGTTCAAAAAACAGATACGAGTTCGGACGTTATTGAATCTAGTCCAACACAATTTTTTAAATGTTACAGAAACATCTATACATCAAATTCAGGATCTTATCCAAACAGCCAAAAATATTATGTTAGTTCTGATGGTTTAACATGGACATTAAGAAATTTTTCTAATACTGTTTTTGCCACACAAGATGCAATAAATGGAAATTTTGGAGTTGGTGGTTCTGGCCAAATTTTTTGGATCAGTAATGTTCGTTGGTGTAATGATCGTTGGATTATTGCTGGAAGAGGCATAGTAAAAATTCCATATTCAACTAGCTTTGCGATTATTCAAAGACCTAGATTGATTTATAGTACCGATGGAATAAATTGGGCAGATTGTTTAGGATTTAATTACTCAACTGGTTACAATTATCCAACAGAATTTGTTGATGCGTATTATGCATTTGGAAAATATTTTGCGATTGGTGCTTCAGATATATGGAGCAGTTCTGATGGAGTAACTTTTACAGAACTAAAATCAGCAAACGATAATACTATAAATGAATACTCACCTAAAACTCTAGGTGGTGGTTTTATATCAATGAATAAAATGACAGCTTCAAGTACTAAAATAATAATTGTTGGTAAGAATGGGGGTATTGTAACTTCTCCAAGACCAACTACTGTATCAATATAACGGATTAAAACATGGCAACAACAATACCCGCTAGTGGACCAGTATCATTTGCTACTATTCAATCTGCATATGGCGGATCAAATCCAATCGGTATGAATGAATATTATAGAGGCGGATCATATGTAGATAATACAGGAATATCAAACCCTAATATTCCCACCAGCGGTGCTATTTCAGTTAACAATTTTCGTGGAACAACAGCGTTTGCTGCGCCACAAGCTTCAATAATAGGTAGTCAGTATGCTGCAGCAATTTATGGATCACATTATAATAGTGGTGGCGGAAGTCCAGGAACATTAAACAACGTTTTAGCCAATGGTGGTGGAATAGGCAATAGTGGTGGTCCTTGGTATATTGCACCTATGGGTTCAGGAAATTATTCACCTGCTGGCGGAAGTGCTATTTTAACAGCATGTTCATCTTGTATAAACACATGGTTTCCTTTGATACCAACATTGTATGCTCCATATGGAGGATATTTGTGTCGTAGTGTTTTAGCTGTAGGCACAGGAGACATTTATAATAATGTTCCAGTAATTGGTTCGGTCCCTCCCCTAAACTCTAATAATGTTTTTTGTTGGCGTCATCCTCGCAGTACATGGACTAATTCCATGGTACAAAATTTTTTAGGATTTAATAACACCCAACTTAATAATGTAACTTATGCTACTAGAGTATGGTGGAGACGTATGAACGCAGGTATGGATTCTTTTGTGGCTACTGGTTTTATGATTTTTAACTCAAACACATACAACTCATCTGGCGCACAAGCTTGTTATAATGGATCAAAGAAATTTTATATGACTGGCCAAAATGATGATGGTGGAGAATGGTCCAATCAAGGTTTTGATTTTATTCCTACGGTCAACGGAAGTGGTTATGGAATAACTTTAACAAATGTTGGTGTTACTCGGAATGCTGCATATGATAGTTATGGAAATTTTGTTGCATATACGTTGAGCTGGCAAGGATCTTCCAACTGGAACGGATCTTCATGGAGAGCATCTGAATACATTTATGGAGCAAACGGTGAACAGTATAATGTAAACAATGTTGGTACTGCTACGCCTAATGTAAGAAGTGACTATACATACACTATAGGAACTGATGACCTAGTTATTCCAATGATGTATGATAATAACGGTTTTAGTGGCGCTGCATTTGATGGTAATAGAAACCCATTGACAGTTATGTTTGGTCAAATTCAAGTGGTATAAAATATATCTACGACAGGAAATAAAATGACTAACGAAGAATTAACCGCATATGTTCAAAAAGCATTGGTTGTCGCAGAATCTCATAATAATAATGTGATTATTGGTGTATTAAATCAAGTGTTGGCTTGGTTGAATGGAACACAAAGTAAACCAGATGTAACTTTGTTGGAGGCAACAGGAACCACCTATAACTTTCCAAGATTAGTTCAACTACACGATTGGATTGTTGCTCACGAATTAACATGATTACTCCTGAAACACCAAAAATACGAAAACATAATCCATCAACATATTATAATTACTTAGATACATCACGTTCTTGGTCAAATGTTGTAGAGTTTTCAGAATGGTATTTGGATAACAAAATGCCCATTCGTATTTTGGACAAACAAGAAATATTTGTCACAGACATATCCACATCTTGGATTATGTTCAGAGAAGGTCGTTTTCAAGTTGAGTTATATTTGATGCCAGAAATGGTACCAGATGCTCCAGACCATGCACATCCTTATATGGATGTTGCCACGATAACAATCAGTTATGTCGGCAATGGAGATTCTAATGCGTGGTGGGGATTGCCTAGAGTATTAAAAGCTGGAGAAGTTCACGGCAGTATGGCCAATGGCAGAGGTTCATCTTTTTTAGCAATACAACATTGGAATGTAAATGATGAAAAGATGACTTCAGCCGCCGTAAATTGGCGAGGTAAACTATGTGGACCAGTTCATGCAAATCTCATAAGAGAATATTATCCAAACACTCAAATTGGTGGTGATCTATATTGGAACGTAACAGATGCACCACGATAAAAGATTTCAACATCATTGTGATTTTGATATCTCAAATATACTTTCTGTATTACAACAAGAAAGCGATTGGTTCAAAGATACACATAGACAAGATACTTTCATGTGTTTCAAACAAACACAAAGTATACACCTGATTGACGCACCAGATAATTGCCCATACAAACAACAAGGTAATGTCATTTGGAACGGAGAAGATTTATATTGGTGGCGTTTACGTGGTCCATACTATGATGCTTGTGAACCTATCATCAAATCATTAGAAGAAAAATACAACGGTACAGCAACGAAATCTGTTCTGACAAGATTACCAGCAGGATCTAAAATTGCACGGCATGTTGATGGCAGACCATTATTACATTTAGGTCGCAGGCATCATATACCAATTACTACAAATGATGATGTTCAATTCATAATTGAAGATGAAATCATCAATATGAAAGTTGGTGAGTGTTGGGAAATAGATAACACTCGGTTCCATGAAGTTAAAAATAACGGAACAACGGATCGTATACACTTAATGGTTGATATTGTACCAGGTGATAGAAAAGATAATTGTGAACCTGATTGTAAAATATGTGATCGTGTGAGAGGTAAATCTTATAGTATATTCTACGAGGACAGATATGAATTTTGATGGTGATTTTAATTATCTTGGTGAAATGAACATGCAAGTGTTAAATAACCTTGTGAGTGTTTTACCTAAATTAGATTGGTTTGCAAATCCATTGCGTCAAGTTTCTTTTAATGTTCATCAAAATACAAACACCATATTCATTACCAATACTGCACAAACAAAACCTTGGGATGGAATAGAACCGTTGAATGTCAGAGTATCGGATCAACGATTGTTTGATATAGCTAAACCGATCATTGAAGAACTTGAAACAAGATTTGATAGTAAAGTTGCTCGTTGTATGTTGATACGATTACCGGCCGGTAAAAAAATAATACCACATCCAGATAGTGGACATTATTTAATGTCGGTACATCGTTGTCATATACCAGTGCAAACAAATCCAGGCGTTCTATTTGGTGTAGGACCAACAATCATTAATATGAAATTTGGTCAAGGATATGAGATCAATAACTCTAGATGGCATCGTGTAGAAAACAACGGAGATGAAGATAGAGTGCACCTATTAATTGATTTAATACCCAATGACTATAAATATGTGGAAGAAAGAGGTGTTATACACCCCGAAACTTTTAGGCCACCACCAAAATGAATGAGATAATTTCACAAGATGCTAAACCTGAAGTAACAGTTATAAGATCACATTTGGGCATGTCTGATGTAAACCAACTTGGTTACTTTGGTAATGTTTGGGTTCGTAGTCACCATTTTGCTAAAGCAGGAGATAATAATGATGGTGGGCATGCCCATCACCACGATCATGTGACATTATTAGCCGTTGGTTCAGTAAGAGTAGAAGTTGAAGGTTTTGAACCAAAAGATTTTCATGCACCAACTTTTATTACAATTAAAAAAGAACATCATCATAAATTTACTGCTCTGACTGATGGTGTGGTTTATTATTGTGTGTTTGCACTCAGAGATTTGGATGGAGAGGTGACCGAAATTTATTCTGGTGATAATAGCCCATATATTAGAACAGATGCAGTTGATGGTAAAGGACCTCTTGCAATAGGTTCAATTGTTCAAAGACACAATGTTGATGGCAAAGAATATGTTTTAACTGAAGATGGTTGGAAACAAACATAATTCATTATGAATCTTTATGACATTGAATTTCCTGAATGGAAAGATGTTTCTGAATTTGCTAAGTGGTATACAGACAATCATATGCCTGTAATCATTAGAGGTGCACCAAGAATATACGTGACTGAAAATGCAACATCATATATTGCTTTTCAACACGGCAGGTTTCAAGCGGAGATGTATATTGCACATCCTGATTACGTTATGGACACACCAAAACATTCACATCCAGGTGTTGATTTGATTACTATTCCGATGAATTATTATGGTGAAATGATGTGGGGGAAATTCATCAGTCTAAATTCTGGTGATACACACGATGCGAAATTTCCAATGGATGGTTCGGTATTCTTAACCTGCCAACATTGGATAGATAATAGAAAGATGACCAGTGCAGCCGTTAATTGGACGGGAAAATTGGTTGGTCATATGCAGGAAAAAATGATACGTAAATATTATCCGGATGCAATTATTGAAAACGGATTTGTTGATACTAGGTTGGTTGCCAAATAATCCTGGATGATGTATAATACACACTAAGGAGATTACAAATGCGTAAAGTAATACTTTCAGTAACAATGGCATTAGCTGCAATGTCTGCTAATGCACAATGGCATCATCACCAACATTATTATCATGGTGGCGGCGGTATCGGTTGGGCTTTCCCTGCATTGGTTGGTGGTGTTATTGGATATGAAATTGCAAAGCAACCTGCACCTGTTGTGGTTCAACCACCTGTTGTAGTTCAGCCTCAAGTAGTTACTGATCCTAATCTTGTAATTGTGAACGGTGTTCTATATCGCAAGGTTATGATGCAAGTGAATGGCACTTATCAGGAGGTTCTGGTAAGACCATAATATGGTTGTATGAAGCAACTTGAAACGTGTTCAAGACGCCGGTTCGACTCCGGCCTGGTCCACCAGAAAGCATATTATTACACTGGCAGGCGAAAGTCCTACGCCAAAAGTTAAAACTAGATAGTATGCTTCCTAATGGGCCAGTCATTGGTTTCGATTGGGCAAATAGTATAGAAGTGGACAACTCGACACAGATAGTCGCTAAAAGTAAATCAAGTAAATGCAAATGATGAAAAATTCGCATTGGCTGCCTAAGTAAAGGCACCTAGGGTTTTGGTGATTGTACCTCGTAACAGAATCAATCACCAACATGTTCAACAACTTAGGAGTTTAAATGAAAAAAATCGCATTAGCCGCTTTGGTTGCAGTCACTTTGTCTGCAAGTGCTTTGGAAGTTGGTATCAACGGAGTTGAATCAACCGTAGGCAATAATCGTTATGGCGCTGGCGTAACTGTTGGTCAGAAAATGGGCGATATCGGTGTTACTGCCGGTGTTAGCCGTTTCACCCGTGAATCAAACGATCAAACCCGTTGGTCTCTAGTAGCTGACAAACAAGTGTTTGCTGCAGGTCCTATCGGTGTAGCTGGTCGTGTTGGTGTTGCCTATTTGGACAACAGAACTGGTAATGATGGTTTGGCCGCTACTGTCGGTGTTGGTGCATCTATGCCTATCACCAAACAATTGAGCGTTGGTGTTTCTGTTGACCGCCAATTTGGTCAACATCGTGTTAACCAATTCAATGGTAACATCGTCACCGCTGGTGTAAAAGTAGGATTCTAATCTTACAGAGTTTATAGGTGGTTCTCATAAAAACCACCTCAATCAACAAAGGAAAACAATGCGAAGTAGACCAATACTACTTACTATGTTATTCTCTGCCTTGATCCTGTCCATGAATATGATTAATGTGAATTTATACAGGATTCTTCCTTTTAAAACCACATATTATTCATTGACTAATGATGTTCAAAAACAAGTGACTTGTTTGGCAGACAATATTTACTTTGAGGCCGCACATGAACCACTAGATGGTAAAAAAGCTGTGGCGTTCGTAACAATCAACCGTGTTCAGACGGGCAATTATGCCGACACAATTTGTGATGTAGTTCACCAAAAAACCGGCACAACATGTCAGTTTTCTTGGTATTGTGATAAGTCATTTACCGATAGGCGCTTGACAGTCAGAAGCACCTCGTTGTATAATGAGATTCGTGAGTTAGCGACCAACATTGTTGTAAACTTTGAAAAAATGACCGATGTGACTAATGGAGCAACATACTATCATGCCGATTACGTTAGACCAGGTTGGAAATTGGACAAAGTTGACCAAATTGGCCGACATATTTTTTACAAAAGAAAAGGTGACGAAATTGACCGCAACAGAGAGTTCTACTAAACTGAACAACAATTCAACATTCATTACGATTGTTATTTGTATTATGATTATGTGTATGACCGGTATTATTTCTGTATCATTAAACTATATCAATGATCGGAACAATATGGCTAAAAACATTGAAGCGGCAATCAACAAAGGTGTTGATCCATTGTCCGTCAAGTGTGCATATGAAACCAATCCTACTGCCACTTGCATTTCTTATGCTTTGAATGTGAAGAAATAATGCCTACAAAAAATGAAATCCAAGAATTCAGCGATACGATTCTAAAACTCGCCGAAGAATCTGGGGAAAGTATCATGGACACAATCGTTGGTTATTGTGAGAAATCTGGACTTGAGGTTGACATTGCATCAACACTTATTTCTAGTTCTCTCAAGGCCAAGATTCGTGAAGAAGCTCAAGAATTAAATCTATTGAAGAAAACTGCCAAGTTACCTGTATGACATTTGTGTTTCAAGAGCGTAATGGTTATTCCGCTTTTGCATTATATAATTCGTTGAAGCTTCACTTTAGTTCTCCATCGTATGATTACTTCAAGTATCATGGTAAGACGAACATAAGTGAAAGTTCATTTATGAAAAGAAAGGACAAATATTCTTTCTACAAATTGTCACGCAAATACAATCTTGAACAACTCAAAAACTTTTATATCTCCAACATTCTGCAAACGGATATCAAATGGATCGGCGATATCATGGGACCAGAAGGTGAGGAAAACTATAAGAATTGGCAAAAAAGAAATGAAAGCTTGACATACCGATTTGAACAAGATATAATCTTTCTTTTTGATTCATCTGGTAATTTCCTGCATGTGGACAATGGTTCCCATCCGTACCTATTGACAACCATGTTGCAAGGTGATATAATGATTGAAACGGTGGTCATTCTAAATGACCTGATGAGGTTCTTCCCTATGTGGGAAAAGAAGATAACTGATGATATCATCTGGCCCAACTGGAAATTAAAGATTGAAAAATATACACCGTTTTTATATTATGATAAACCTAAACTAAAAGGTATTTTGAAAGAGAACATACATGAAAGTGTCTAAAATCTATGTTGATATGGACGGCGTTCTGTGTGACTTTGAAAAGCGTTACAAAGAATTGTATGGTGATATCAAAGATAGAGACCGTAGGTCAACATTCAGGCCAAATTTCAGTAACTTCATTGAAACCGGCCAGTTTGCAACACTTGAACCAATGTCTGATTTTTTAACATTAAAAGAATTTTTGGATTCTATTGATGTTACAAAAGAAATTCTATCTTCAACCGCATATGAAGAAACATACGATACCATTTCAAATCAAAAAATGAATTGGTTGAATGAATATGGCGTTACTTGGAAACCAAACTTTGTGCCTGGTAAAAGACACAAATACAAGTATGCCACACCTGATGCATTAATCATTGATGATACACTAAGTGTTATTCAAGATTGGCATAAAGCCGGTGGTTTTGCCATCTGGCACAATAATGCATTGTCTACCATTACTCAGCTGAAAATGTATGTTTAACTTGGATAAATATACATATATGATGAATAATGTGGATAATACGTTAATACTCCGTTTATATTCCGTTTATACGAAAGGAAAATTATGAGCTCATTTGCATCTCTAAAAAAATCTTCAGGCAATCTGGAGAAACTCACTAAAGCCATCGAGCAACTCAACAGCTCCTCAGAAGGTGGTAAATCCGAAGATAAATTCTGGCGTCCAGAAGTAGACAAAGCTGGTAACGGCATGGCGACCATCCGTTTCTTGCCTGCACCTCCGCAAGATGGTGATGACGGCCTACCCTGGGTCAAGGTCTTTTCTCATGGATTTCAAGGTCCTGGTGGTTGGTTGATTGACAATTGTTTGACAACCAAGAACCAACAATGTCCAGTTTGTGAACACAACAACCGTTTGTGGAACTCTGGCATTGAGGCCAACAAAGAAATCGTGCGTAAACAAAAACGCAAACTCAACTACATTGCCAACGTTTATATCGTCAGCGATCCAAAACATCCTGAGAACGAAGGACAAGTTAAATTGTTCAAGTTTGGTAAGAAAATCTTTGACAAGATTAACGAAGCAATGAATCCTGCTTTTGAAGATGAAACCGCAATCAATCCATTTGATTTGTGGAAAGGTGCCAACTTCAAACTGAAGATTCGTAAAGTTGATGGTTACCAAAACTATGACAAGAGTGAATTTGAATCACCATCAGCATTGATGAATGATGATGAAGAACTTGAAAAGATTTGGAAACAGGAACATTCATTGCAAGACTTGGTTTCTGATAAAGAATTCAAGGCATATGATGACCTAAAGGCTCGCTTAGACAAAGTGTTGGGTGCTACTGATGTGCCTAAGACTACTGTTGAACAAGCTAAGGCAAAAGCCTTTTCTGCACCTGCAAAGGTTGACCATGATATCACCGAAACCGATGACGATGACATGGCATATTTCAGCAAACTGGCTGAAGAAGATTAAACTTTAATTTCCTAGTAAAGAAGTTTTACCCCGCCTAGTGCGGGGTTTTTTCTTTATACGATGCGTGTTGAACCCATAATCATTCGTAAGAATGTTGGTTCATCGTTATGTACCGCAATCTCCGACAATTTGGCCAATTCTTGTCTTTGATTGGTTTTATTTTTAACTAAGTTGTTGACCACATTTTGTGTCGCTGTTGTTGATTTGTTTGGTAAATTTGCCGAAATATTTTCGGACATTACTTTATTCAATCTATCATCAACAGTTGGTATACCGTGTGGTTTGACGCCTGTTGCTGCGCCTGTTGGTAAATCCACTCGTCTTGGGTCTGTTGCTGCAGCGTCAGCACGGCTTTGGTCCGTGGCTGGTTCCACACCTTGTGGTAATGACTGTGCTGCCATTTTAACTTTTGGTGTACCATCAGGATTATGTGTTGCACCAAAGTTTTGATCCCAAAATTCAGCCGCAGCAGTTTTTGTTTTTTTAGAATTCTTTATATATTCATCTCTTGGTATCACAGGTCTTAATTGTGTTGCTGTTTGTTCTTTGACTTCTATATTAGCAATTTTTTCATATTGAGTTCTTTCTTCTGGTGTCAACTCTGCCTGTTCAGCCAAAATTCTTTTTGCTTGTTCTTTACCACCAATTGCAATTTCCATTAACTTTTCACGACCACCAAACTTTTCTATATCTTTTGGTGAACCATTTTCCAATACATTCTTTGCTTCCTCTGGTGTAAGCTTTGACATATCGGTAACAGTTTCAACATATTTTTTAAGAAGATATGCAAGACCTAAAATAGAACCGACCATCAAAACAGCTGGGTTTGTTAGAACAGCAAAAATTGGACTTGCCAAAAATCTCAATAAAGAAAAAAAGTTTTTAGCAGCACCAAGTGATTTCAAATCTTTTAACCATTCAAAACCATCCAAAATTTTATGAACAAGGCCCTCAATCATATCTTTTAAACCACCAAACAAACCATTTTCTTTTTCTTTTTTTGTTATAGTGGCTGTTGGTGCACCCGTTAATTTAGAAATGGCAACAACCAATTCTTTGTGGCGTCTTTCAGATTC